TGAGCGGAGGCGTAGCCACCTCCCGAGAGCCCCGCTTGCCTCCAAGTCCCATAATCCCAGCCCTTGTCAGTCCCGACGCTGAAAACGCCGGGCTCGTCTGTCCATTTGCTCATGGCGCGGCCTCCAATGCTTTGACGAGGGCTTCAGCCTCAGTGTCGAAGGCCGGCAGGACGATAGCCGCCAGCCCCTCAGAGCCGTATCGAGCGCCGACCCCCCATTTGTCGCCAACTTGCATAGTGCTAACAACTGAGTCGTCGCCCCGATGTGGCTCCCACGCCTCCCTCACAAGGGCAAGCAGACACCCCAGCGTGGCGGGGTCGGAGAGGTCGGGCAGTGCTGCCTCCCAATCATCCGTCATCTCATCTAGGCGCAAGCCGGTATCCAAAGCCAGCATTCCCGGCATCCACCGCCAGTCCTTGCAGGCGACGGCCTTTTTTGCAAGCTCAATCATCTTCTTTCCTGTTTGCTAGAGTTTGACGTACTGACAAATAAAAATTTTTCCGATTCAGATTTCTCTGCCATTAAAGTTTCGCTTTAGGCTTTCAATGCAATCTTCTGCTTCTGCAAGCAATTCTAAATGTTTTTTATATTCCTCCAACATATTGCTGTGCTCGCCAATGCCGACAGGGTTCTCAAAATAAAGTTTTAAGGTTGCAAGCGCAGCATCTCGCTGCGCGACATAGTGAGACAATAAGGCCCTATAAAAAGGCAACTCTTCGTATTTCATATCTTCTCCATTGTGTGTAAATTTGCAATTATAAGAAGCCCCTTTTCCACCCTAGAGAGCTTCTTGATTCTCCATTCTTCTCTTTGTGCTAAGCTTCTGCTTGGATACTCAGAATAAAAAACTAACTCTACTGGTCTGCGCGTCTTTGTGTACTTTGCTCCCTTGTTTGTATTGTTGTGTTCGTTGAGTCTTCTTGATAGCTCAGTTGTTATTCCAGTATAATAAGTTCCATCGGCACATTGGACGATGTATGTGTACCAAGTCTTCATGCCAAACAATATAGCACTGCGCAGTCCTAGTGTCAAGCAAAAGTTTGCTCATCTCGCAATGATAAACTATTTATTTGAGAAAAATAAAAGGAGTTTGATTAATGCTATTGAAACGAGGGGACCGCAGCGAAGAAGTCAAAGCGGTTCAAGAAAAACTAAAACAATTAAATTTCTATGCTGGTGGTGTTGACGGCATCTTTGGCCAAAACACAGATCGGGCAGTTCGTTCTTTTCAGGCTTCACGAGGTCTTCTTGTGGATGGTGTCGTTGGCCCTCAAACAAACGCCGCTTTGCGAAAGGCTACAGGGCAAAAAACAGCACCTTCTAGCCCTTTGAAAGCTCCAAGAGGCCAGAACTCCGTTCCACCAACTCACGACAGTATTTCGGCCTGTAGTCACGCTGCATGGTCAAGGTATAAAAGTTTTAAAGATTGTTTATTGGGTAGCAACAATACAGGCGAGCATGTTTTCTATGGACCGGGGCGTGGCCTTTTTGAACAAGACAAATGGGTTGTCTCATATGGCCCAGGCAAGCTAGGCAGAAAAACATGGGCAGTTAAAGGCGGTAAGACAGGCCCAAGCTTGCACTGTTCTAGTTTAACAAATTTATTTTTGGGATATCTGCTCAATTATAATGATAAGTGGACACACCAAGGCAATATGCCAGATCAAATGAAAATGTGTTTGCAAGATGATGGGCTGCACCCGCTTCCTCAAAATAAAAAGATTAAGTATCGAGGATACGGCGACAATTGCATGCGCCTTGCAAGCAACGGCGATACCGCAGAAAGATGGGGTATTGGCGGCAAGTTTATGCACAACAGGCTTGATGCCCTTGAAGTCTGGGAGCGCAGAAAAGAACTGGCCACTTTCAATATCTGGGCTCAAAGCACAAAGAAAGGCCGCTCTTCAAAAATGAAGTGGGACCACCATGTAGGCTTATTTATTTATGACCATGCCGAAGACCGAATGTGGCGATTGGCTGCTGATGGCTATAGGGGCAGTGGCGGTGCTTATTCTGCAACGCCCGTTCAATATCGTGAAATAGATGCTGCTTGGTCAAAGCAAGACGCAGAAAACAAATTTTATCAGATTATGCGAATTATCCCTGATGATGAGCATGGCAATTTTGGATTGGGCAGTGAATCTTTGCCAATGGAGGTTGAGGAGTGAAAATTACAAAGACTGAATTAAAATCAATAATTTCAGAAGAGATGTCTTATGAGATCTTAGAACAAAGATTGGATTTATTAAACGAGGATCTTCGTTATATAAATAATAAAAAATTACTAAAGGAAGGTTTTTTAGACGCTGCGCAAGGTGTCTTGGACCTAGTTGGGCTAATACCTGGCGCTGGTGAGATTGCAGATGCTATTAATGGTGTGGTCTCTTTATTGAGGGCTCTTGTGGAGTCAGAAGGTAAATTTGAAAACGTATTAAATGCAATTTTTTCTTTTATATCAATGGTGCCAGCAATAGGAGATGCAGTTGGAAAAGGTGGCAAACTTGGCATTTATTTTATAAAAATTTTAGATAAATTTCCCCAACTTAAAAAAGCGGGAGACTTAATTAATGCTGCAAAGAGCAATAAAAAATTAATGTTTGTTGTCACTAACGCTAAAAAGTTTTTCTCTGATCATGGTGACAAAGTAGTAGGTGTAGTGAAAGCTTTGCAAGAAAAAGATGTTGATTCTATCTATAGAATTTTTAATATTAAAAAAATTAAAAATGAAAGAGTTCAACAAAAGATAGACCTCTTATTTGAACAAGGTCTAGAGGGCATCAGTGAAAGAATGCAGGGATTAGATACCGATTCTTTAACCAGTGCTATTGAAGTTCTTAATGGTTTAAATTTGCAAACAAATGAATCTATAAATAACCATAGTAATTCAATTACTAAATCAAAATTAAGACAAATTATTCGTGAAGAGTTAAATAAGCAACTCCATAAAGAAGGTATTTTTGATACACTTAAAGGCGCTTTTGGGGGCAAGAAAAGCACCACTGGCGACTTGGATTTAGAAGCCAATGGGGACTTGGGTTCAAAGCTGGAAGAGAAAGAGAAAGAATTTAAAGCAGCAGGGACTATAGAAAAAGGAAGCCTACGACAACCGTTTATAGATCTTGTTAATCAAGCCTTAGAAAGTAGTGATCCGGTCGCCAAAGAAAAGGCAAACGAAATAAAGAAAAAATATCGCTCTCTTTTTATAGATCCTGAGCCTTTCGATGGAAACTTGAGTTTATATTCAGGCAAAGATTTGAGTAGACAAGGTTTTAAAGGTAAAGACCTCAGAAATGTGAACTTTTCAAAATCCGATTTGCAAAATGCAAATTTTGAAAATGCTATTTTTTCTATTGACCCTGCTTTGGGTAAAGAAAATTACATTTTTTCTGGGAGTGACATTACTGGGGCCAACTTCAAAGGTATAAGAATATATGTCCAAGGTTTAGATCAAAGTTGGCCAAAAGATGGAAAGCTCCCTTACACAGAGGAAGGTGAAGGATATATAGAGCGCCCAGAAGGAAACCTGCACGGCAGTCGCTACCGTCCGCGTGCTATGAGAGACTCTGACAGGAAAGCGCGGGCAGAGCACATGGAACTTTTCAAAAAGTATTTCAAAATGCTAACTAAAGGCTCGATCATAAAAGGGTATCCAAAATTTTAAATACTCTTAGAAACCAACTAGAAGAAAAATAAAAATGAAGAAGATCAGCAGAAAGAAAATAGAAATAACTAAATTAAAATTAAAACAAATTATTCGTGAAGAGCTAAATAAGTGATATAATGAATCCATGAATTGGAAAATAGTTCTTATCTCTGCTCTCTTGACAATTGTAGGCCAGATCTTGGTCTGGTTTCAATGCAGCCTGCAATATATTTCTGACTGGTGGAAAGATCACCCCACACTCAATATTGTTTTATTTTCCCTTCCCGCAGCCTTTTGCTTTTATTGGGGCTGGACCTATATGGTTCAAGCCACCAATTCTTTATGGGCTGCTAGGCTAATTGGATTTGCAATTAGCTTTACAGTGTTCCCCTTTATGACGTGGTACTTTGTTGGCGAGAGCATGTTCAGGCCAAAGGTTATGATCTGCATTGTTCTTGCCATTATTATGATATTGGTTCAACTATTTTATCCGGAGACAAAATGAAGAAGATCAACAGAAAGAAAATGGAAAAAGATTTGTTATTGTTCGCAGAAAAGTTTGAAGACACAATAGTCGAGTGGCATGAATATGATGCTGCCAGCAAACAAGTTTTTATTTGGGTTGAAGGCAAGTGGGACTTGGACATTAAGTATGAGCTTAAAGATTATTTGCAAGAAAACTTTCACAATAGAATTCTTGTTAGCAGAATGATTTATAGAGATTAAGAGGCGTGGGCTACCCAACCCACCGCGCATGCTGCGCCCACCTGAACAGGGAGACAGGATTTTATACCTGTAAAAGATCAAGTATTCCTGGCTGTCTTATTCCTTGATCCGAGTCGTGTATGCATGTCGCCAGTAGAACTCTGCGTGTTTTCCGCCGCTCCCCTACCATCAGGGTATCTTCATTTATAATAAATATAACACAGTCACAATATTTTGTCAACTGTTTTTATAAAAAAAATAACTAATTATTTGGAATAAGAAAATTACAGTAAGGGAGAAACAAAAGCATGAAGTTCACCTTTGAGCACGCTAAAACTGTTTTATCTGTCTTAGTCATTCCTGTTGCCCTTTGGGCTGTCAAGCTAGAAGTTAATAGCGCCGTAATGGCAGAGAACATGTCAAGAATGGAGGCAGATATAGAAGAGGCAAACGAGATCAGCGCAGTTGTCCAACAAAATAAAGTAACACTTGCCCTACTAAAGGAGAGGCTAGACAATGCCAATGAAACTCTCAAAGACATTAAGGATATTCTCAGGGATCGCGTTCGTCCTGTTGATTAGTTATCTTTCTTGGGCCAGTGGCAAGACAAGCCAAGCTCAGGAATCAAATAAAGGATCTATTTATAAAGACGAACAATCTATAGATGTTAAGCAAATAGAAAAGCTTGACGAAGAACTACTTGATCTCAAACAACAAATAACAGAGATCAAAAGGAAGCAGCAAAATGATAAGGATTATAATCAGAGGAAAAGACGGTAAAGCCAAGCTTTGCCCCGAAGCAACTCAAGATCTCGAATTAAATACAAAAAATAGGGACGCCTCTATAAAAGCAGATCATATACAATATGGCCCTCTTAATGTTGATGAGCCGGGTAGCTACTGGAAGGATATTGCAGACCACTGGGATACTGCCGAGGAGGCTGCAAAAAAATCTCTTTGTGGTAACTGTGTTGCATTTGATATCTCTCCAAGAATGAAAGATTGTATGCCAGGTGAAACGTCTGATGACGACGGTGAGCTAGGCTATTGCTGGATGCATCATTTTAAATGTCACTCTGCAAGATCTTGCCGAACATGGGCAAAAGGTGGCCCAATCAAAAACGACGAAAAGTCAAAAGAATGGCAAGACAAAAACAAAGAACAATTAGACGAAAAGAAAAAGAAACGTAAAAAGAAGAAAAAGAAACGTAAAAAGAAGAAAAAGAAAGCAGGGGATAGATGTGTGAGAATTGCAAAGCGCAAGTATGACGTTTGGCCCTCTGCCTACGCCTCTGGCGCTGTAGTTAAGTGCAGGCAAGGTAAAATATGGAAGGGTGAAAAATGATAAGAATTAGAATTGTTTCATCACTAAAAAGCAAAATAAGAAAAGCTCTTCACGATGAAGGTGGCGCTGCCGGTATGGATGCCTTGATAAAACATACCGGCTCTGACAAGCAAACTATAGATGCCGCTGTTCAGGAGATGCCAGATGTTGCGATACACAAGCACGGGGATTATATCATTGACGACGATGCTTGGGTGGATGTTGATGGCACTCAAAGAATAGATGAAAAAAAGAAGCGTAAAAAAAAACGCAAAAAAAAGAAACGTAAAAAGAAAGCCGGTACTGAATCCTCAAAGGAAAGCTCTTTAAGAGACTGGTTTGGCAGAAGAGGCGGTAAAGGCAAAGCCAAGGGCTGGGTTGATTGCAATACATGCCGCAAAGATAAGAAGACAGGTCGCAAAAAATGCAAGCCTTGCGGTCGCCAAAAAGGCGAAAAAAGATCAAAATATCCAGCTTGCCGACCAACGCCCGGAGCCTGCGAAGAAAGAGGTCGTGGTAAGAGTTGGGGCAAAAAATCCAAAAAGGGGAAAAAATAATGAAACTAACAAAAAGTCTATTGGAGTCTCTAATCAGGGAAGCACTAGAAGAGACAGGATGTAGAGGAAGAGAACTAGAAGAAGGCAACTGTGTAAGCGAAGAAGAACAAACTTTAGAGGAAAAGAAAAAGAAGAAAAAGAAAAAATCCAAAAAAGTTGAAAACCCAAGAAAGTACAAAAAGAGGAATTACGATAGAGATGGTGACGGTGTTCCAAATGGGGCAGACTCTAAACCAGATGATGGTAGTAAATCATGAAAATGCAAAACTTATTTGAAGGCTTCAGAAAATGGTCAAATGAAAAGCCTATTATTTCTGAGGCTCTTCAGTATCACATAGATCACGATGTTGGAATTGATAGAAATGTATTCAGGCCGGGATCTAAAGAGTTTTTATCTTTATTCAAAGAAGTTAGAGATCTCTATAATAAAGGCCAATACAAACTAAACGAAGGTGAAGAATATTATATTCTCGAAACAGACATAGGCGAATACGCTTTATATGAAGGCGAGATGGTCCCTCTTGATATGCCGATGCCGATTGAGGAAGCTAAAAAGAGGCGTAAAAAAAAGAAAAAGAAAAACCCTCCTCTCAACAAACCTTCGCTAAACACAGGCGGCGGCAAAAAGTGGAAAGTCTTTGTTCGAAGTAAATCAGGTGGTGTTAAAAAAGTTACCTTTGGAGACAAGAAAGGCGGATTGAAAGGCAACTGGAATGATCCAAAAGCTCGCGCATCTTTTGCAAAAAGACACAAGTGTGCAGAGAAAAAAGATAAAACCAAAGCAGGCTACTGGTCTTGTAGGGCACACAAATACTTTGGCAAGAATGTCCCAGGCCGTTTCTGGTGAGAATATAGAATGAAGTTAATCTTTGAAAACTGGCGGAGGCACTTAAAAGAAAATTTTTCTCAAGGGGGTGAATACTTCTTGAGGTTCGGAGACCCACGAGAGGTAAAAAACTCTGTTATACACGATCCTAGAATGGAATATGAGCGACTATCTTCTGATGACTGGTCTAGCGGCATGGTGCATCAGAAATATGAAGCTGGTATTTCCGCATACCCAGTCTTGCATTATGGTGAAGACAAAGTAGTTTTTGAAGCTCCTGTGGGGCTTGATGTTTTTGCCGGTCAGGCTAAAGGGTTTCTTTTCGATAGATTGCTTAATCAAGAAATATATGTTTTCAAAGCAGACAAGCTAAGTAAGGCCGGAACTGACGGTGAGCCATTGATCATCGACAACACAATAGAGGATGTTCAAAGAATAAAACATAGAAATATCTATTTGGGACAAGAAATCTGGGATGAAAAAGAGAAAAAGGCCACTCTCATACAATACAAAAATATATTTGATTTCATCAGGCCATATGATATTAAATTCGAATATGAAAATAGTTATGAAAAGTTTTTTGACTACGATAAACACACAACCATCGATAAACTTCTGCCCCCCGAAGAGGTAAAGAAAAAATATCAAGCAGAGTTTGATAGACTAAAACAGATCTTTCCAACAGAGGAACACCGTAAAGTAATAGACGAACAAATAACAGATTACGACGAGGAACTTGAGTATTATAAAGAGCGTTATAAAAAAAAACAAGCAGATAGCATGCCCTTCTCTCAAGAACAAATAGATGAGTCCACATTTATCAGAGAGTTTAGTCAGGACATTGACAGTGAAGAACTTATCTGGCACATGGATCGTGAAGATAGAACCGTTACCATCCTAGAGTCAAGTGGCTGGGAGTTTCAAATGGACAATGAACTTCCAAAGATATTAAAAGAAGGCGATGTGCTTTTTATTCCCAAATACACTTATCACAGGGTAATTAAAGGTAGTGGAAAACTTATCGTGGAGATCAAAGAGTGATAAAGGTATCAGTTAAGAAAAAAATATTAAAAGAATCCCTCTCATTAAATGAGGGTTCCCTCTCAAGCAATCTTGGGTTTCCCAAATCCTTAGAGGAAGCTTTTGAAGATATTTTTGGCAATCGTGTCACAACATATGGCAAGTGGTTTAAAGAGTATCAGGGAAAGTCTAGATATGGCGGCCCTTGGTATTCTGGCATAAGCCACTACCAATCACCATCTGACTTGAGTCTGCTTGATTGTGTAAAAATGTTGGAGGCCATTCGAGTAAATGATGAAGAAAGATTTAATCAACTTATAGAAGTAGACGAATGGAGCGATAGGGGTGACTCTAAATGGGCAAAGATAGGATTAAAAGAAAAAGGCATGCAGAATGCCAAGCCATACTTGGAAAAACAACTACGCGACGGCCTCGTTGATGATGCCACATTTTTTACAAGAGATATTGTCGAAGATCGTGAAAAAATAAAAAAACAAGAATTTAAGCAATATTCAAAAATGTCTTTTAAAGATGCGTCCGCCAAGTATTCACGAATCAAAGCTTTTTCCGAGTCAAAAGAAGTAATGACATTTGATGATGGCCATAGGTGGCTTGACGTTGGTCCTGAGTGTCAGTTTGTTGGAAGGGAAATGAAAAACTGTGGATCGACAGGCGTTATGTCTTTAGACTCTGACAAAACAATGCTGATCTTGGTTGACTCTAAAAACAAGCCAAGAATTGTCGCTACACTATCTCCAAATGAAAAAAGATTATCCGGCGTTGAGGGCTCTGCCGGAAGTCTCCCGAAAGAAGAATACTACGACCATATCGTTAAGCTTGCAGATTTTCTAGATGTAAAATTTGATGTTACAAGATCTAATTCGTTTTTATTAAATTTGAAATATTTGTTCAGAGGGGTCAAGATAAAAATCAAACGACTAAAAACAGATAACGAGTATGAGAGGCTTTATGAGATTATCTTACCAGATAAAAGAAAATTGTACTCTGATACATCCTATTTTTTTCTAGAAGATGAAGCAAGAAAAGCGGGCGAGATCTTAAATCAAAAACATTTCTCAAAGCCTGTTAATTTTTCAACACGGCTTAGGAACAATATAAAAAAAATATTTCACGGCAGAAACCGGCAACTTGTTGGTGATAAGGTCGAATATTACACGATATACACTATAAGTCAATTCGCAGATGAATTAAGATCAACCTCTAAGCAACCAATCAAAGAAGAGATCCGCAAGACAGGCAGCAAGTGGTGTCTTTATTCCAAGAAGAAAACAAAAAAAGGCAAAAAGAAAAAGCTTGGCTGCTATGGGACCAAGGGCGGTGCAAAGAAAAGAGAAAAGCAGGTACAATATTTTAAACACAAGGGGTAAATAAAATGAACAAGTTCTCACCTGGTGATCACGTTAGACTTAGATCGGATGTTTATGATGACGGTATAGTGTTGATGGAGTGTGAGAACGAAACAGGATTTTATTTTGTTGTGTTCTGCAAAGGGTCTGGTTACAACTGCCAGCCTTGGATAAGAAAGCTACACGTTGATAAATTAACGCTTGTGAAAAAAGAAGCACACAAACCAGATCCGCCACCAAAGTTCAAAAAATAAAATACTGTTATGAAACTAACATCAAAATACCTAAAAAAATTAATATTGGAAGCATTTGTTGAAAAGCGTGGTAAATTTCTATGCTGGCATGCTTTTGGATGGGGTGGCCAATCAGCGGGACAGCGTGGCAAAATGGACCCAGAGCTTATGGATAAGTTTGGTGTCAAACTAAGAGCAAGAATGATAAAAGAGAAGGGCTTTACTCCTGGTAATGGAGCAATGTACGGAATGGGCGTCTATACCGTTATGGACCCAAGAGATATTAGTTATAATAAATACGGCCCTCTCGCGCTTCAATTTGAGATTTCCAAATCAGCAGTCGATCAAAGTTTTCTTGTGATTCCATCTAACCATGACGATAACCAGATAGAAGACTATAAATCAAGTGCCACAACGATTGAAGAACAGTTGGAGGCATTCGGCGTCCTCAACGAAGAAACAGCGGGGTTAGTCAAAAAACATTCTGATGAATATTTTGGTAGTGGGCTAGCACTTGAACTATCCAGACTAAAATATGTAAGAGACGCAATAAAAGGTCTCATATTTCATGGCGCTCAAGATGGCCATGTTCTGGTTTGTTATGACCCTAGCCTATTAAAACTAACAGGATACACATCGTCAAGAAACAGCCAACCTAGATATACAACCGAGATTGAATTTAGATTCAATAAAAACCCAAAAGAAATCCACAAGATTGTAAAAAACTATTTTGATTTCCCCAATTCAGAAAGTATTGATCAACAAATTCAAACTTGCCAATACGTTGACAGATTTATGTCTGATAATGAGTACTCAAAAGAAGCAATGCTTGATCATGCTCGAAATGGATTAAGGGTGGAAGAGCTAAGAACATTAAAGACATACATGCCAGAAGATACTGAGTTGTTGCCCGACGATGCTTGGGAAAGGCCGAATGAAGATGACTATAACGAACATGACATACTTTATGATAAGTTGCTGGATGGTACTTTAATACGGGACGAAGAGCGTGACATTGACGAATATGCCGATCTTACATACCTTGGTTCTATGATTGATACAGAAGCCCAGCAGTATAAAGCAAGAGCATGGGCAGATTTTGTCCAGTTTATTGAAGGCGGAGCTTTTGAAGAAATGATCTCCGGTCTAGATGGATCTAAAAAACTATTCGGGATTAAAAAGATTAAACAATGAAACTAACAAGCAATATTTTAAAAAAATTAATACTAGAAGCCCTTAGAGAAAAATACGACTACTCTAGCGAAGAAGATGAAAACATTAAAGCTCTTAAAAAATACAAGGCAGCAGGGTTGTCTGGCGTATCACAAAGAATTGGTAAGTGCCTTATCAAAAACAAAGAATACGCAAAGGGTAAAAGCTCCTTTTCTTACGAGGATCGGCTTTGCTTAGAAGAACAAGGTTTCACTAAGCTTGGGTTGGGCTCGTTTAGGATTGTGTTTTTAGATAATCAAAATAAAGATAGAGTTATAAAGCTTGCTCTCGACCTACCCGAACAAGAAGAGGAAGATGAAGAGGAAGAACAAGAGGAAGAAGAACAAGAACAGCAAGAAGAAGAACAAGAACAGCAAGAAGAAGAACAAGAACAGGAAGAAGATGAAGAAGAGGAAGAAGAAGAGGTAGAAATTTCTAAAGGCATGTCTATGAACTTAAAAGAGGCAAGTTTAAGACTCCAAACCTTATCCCCAATGTTCCCGAAAGTTTACAGCAAACACCCACATGGCATTTGGATCGAGGTAGAAAGAGTAAATATTTTTAAATTTAAACACAAGGACGATTATTTCGGCAATGAAAGTTGGGCTCCGATAAAAAAGTTTTTTCCAAACTTCTCCAAAAATTACCAGAAATTCGATCAGATAAGGACTGAACTCAAAGAATTGGTCCCAGACCTGATAACCGAAGCCGCAGGGCAAAAATACACTCTTGATGACATACACAAACTGCTTCCGTTTACTAAAGAAAAGCCATTAGACAAAGCATTTATGATTCCAGACATCCATTCAACATATCACTCCATTGCGGATAAAGAAAGCGCGTTTGTGGCAACGTGGAGTTTGCTTATTATTGGCAATAAGGGGCTTAGGGGTAAGTCTTCTTATAAATTTCTTTATGACAATATAATTTCCCGTGTAAGAACTATGGTCTCCCAAGTGTTTGATCCCAAAGAAGAACAAGAAGAAGAAGAAGAAAGCTTTATTGATGATGAATGGTTTGAGGATTTTGTGTTCGAAAACTTAGATAAAAATAATGCAGTTATAGAAGAAATTGTAAATAAAGTAGAAAATTATCTACAACCAAGATTGCAAAGCGCGTATAAACTAATTACAAGTGACCGTACTTACCAAGAGCTTTTGAGAGTTCATGACGAACTTGATGAAGATTTTCAATTATGGGATTTGAGGCCAGACAACTTGGGATCAGCAATAAGAAATGGAAAAGAAACTCTTGTGCTCATTGATCCTGGTTTCGATATGGATATCGACCCCAGAAATAGATAAGAGGAAATATTGTCAATGAAGATAACTAAATCTAAACTTGGAAGAAAAAAATGAGTGATAGCGAATCAGGATCAAAATATTTAGAGTTCTTGAATTTGGTTGAAAGCGGTGTCTTCGACCCAACAAGCCTAGAAGAAGCAGCCGAGTTTAAAACATATAATGAATATGCTGAACATCAAGTTAATAAATTTCCAGAAATCTTAATGGCTTTCATGCAATATGACACTGGCGAGGATAGTATGTTTTATCTCCAGTTAGTCTGGATGCATGACTATTTTAAAGGAAAGAAAAAACAAGCGGTTTAATGATTTTAAACCCCTATTGACTATTTATTGTGAACGTTTAAACGATCAAAGGAGAACTTAACAAATGAGTCAACAAAACACAAACAAAATTTTTAATCAATTATTTTTACTTGAAAACCTTACCGCTGACACTACACTTGACGAGTTTAGTACCGGAAAGATTTATTCTCTCAACCCTACTGGCGCGATGGTTATCACACTACCAACCCCAGTAGCAGGCTGGAACGCTAGATTTGTTGTTGAGACAACCTCTCAAACGATTACACTATCGGGGAGCGCCGATGGTAACATCGTTGGTTTAATTTTTGGTACTGATGGTGGTGCCGGAAGCTCCAAAGACCTCGGCACCTTCGGTAATGATGCTGCGACTTCTGTGAAGACAAATTCTACTGAGTCTTTCCTTAGCGATAATCTTGAGATTGTCAGTACTGATTCCACGTTTGTTGTTATGGGTAGAGCTTCTAGCTCTGCTGGTTTTGTATTTGAATGATTTAGCTTTTTAACCTTTCTATTCATTTCTGGTATAATATACCTCACACTAGAAAGGTTAAAAAATGATTATCGGAACACCACACCAACCTTGGGAACTTCTCGACACCACAGCAGAAGACTTCCTCCTACAAATGCTAAAATACGGAAAACCTATTGAAACCTCGCTTGTTGGCTCATTTGATCAATCGGGGCGAGGCTCAAGAAGGGATATTCCGCTCCCATTTCATCGAGATGGCGACTACTCAAAAGAAAAAGCTTCAAAAAACAGCATAGATGTTGTCGGCCTCTTCTGTATTAGGGGCGGAGAAGCCAATACCCTCATTAAATACAACGATAAAATAACATCATACAACCTCAAGAAAGGTCAAGGTATTATTTTTGATAATAAAGAAGTCCTACACGCCAGAGAAGGCGAGGTAGGAGACAGATTATTGCTTAGAGTGTGGGTCGAGAGGCAAAAATGAGCCTAGACCAAGAAAAAGCTAACAAAGTATGGAAGTACCTAGTTTTTTCTTTGTGTATCCTTAGTATTTTAGACTTACAGTTCACAATCTACGAGCTAGAGCTAGGAATAGCCTATGAATACAACATATTCTTAGCTAACGTGCTTCATTTAGGCTATTTGCCTTTTATTCTAACAAAAACCAACATAACTTTAGCTTCTTGTGTTATATTATTAGCAGGAATAGACAAGATCTTTGCTAAAATAGGTGTTTTAGCTTGTAATCTTATTTATTTCTTTATTTTTGTTTATCATATCATCGGAATTGCAATCTACTCATAACAAAGGAAGGAAAAATGATTGTAGACGTTATCGTAGACTTACAGTATGGCGATTGTGGCAAGGGAAAAGTAACTCATCACCTCTGCAAGAAGGGTAAATACACCCATGTTGTTAGATATAACGGTGGATGTAATGCGGGACACACAATTTATCACGAAGGAAGGAAGTTTGTAACCCATCACATCCCTGCTGGCGTCTTTTTTGGCGTTAAATCGGTCATTGGACCTGGTTGTGTTGTTAATGTTGATCGTTTTTTCGAAGAAATGGACATGTTAAGGGATGGAGGCATCCCCTATCTTGAAGATTTAGTTAAAATTGCTAAGAATGCACACATTATTACAGACGAACATGTTAACTCAGACTCATCTGACACTAGTATTGGCACCACAAAGCGTGGTAATGGTCCTGCATATGCCGCTAAGTACGCCAGAACAGGGGTCAGGGCAGAAGATGTAAGAGAATTACAGCCTTATTTGGTTGATTTCTTTGAAGAAATGCATCAAAAGGACACTATTGCCCTGTTTGAAGGCGCTCAGGGCTTTGGTTTGGACGTTGATTGGGGTGATTACCCTTATGTTACCTCCTCTCACTGCACTGTTGCAGGTGCAATGCTCAATGGCATACCTCCAAAAGCCATTAGAAACGTTTGGGGAGTGGCAAAGTGCTATGAAACATACGTTGGAGCAAAGGATTTCGGTGGTGATGACCCTATTTTCGACACAATCTGCGAATTAGGACAAGAATATGGCGCTACAACGGGTAGAAAGCGCCAAGTTAACTGGATGGAGTGGGAATTACTCGAAAAAGCGGTTAAAATCAACGGTGTAACCCATTTGGTGGTCAATAAAATGGATATTTTAAGCGAAATACAGCGTTGGAGCCTGTTTTGCAACAAAATTAAGCATAGTTTCCCCTCAGAGCAGTCATTTAAGACATATTTTGAAGAAAAGTTAGGAGAAACAGGCATTTCCATCTATTTTTCTGGTGATAAGGGTCGTATTTAGGCTATTTATAGTGCAAAAAATGCTTTAAAATAGCCCATTTCAAGGTATATTTTGCCCCATTTTTGGCCCTTTTTGGCCCTTAAATGGGGTATTTTTTTGCTTAAGATCTATAAAAATAGTATGTCTTGGAGGATAAATAAGCAAATGAGTAGCGATTCAAAACCTAAATTTAAGATAATCATTAAAGAACAGCAAGAAAAACAAGAGCTAGAAGAAGGTTTTTTGGATTATGTTAGTGTTATCGGCGGAGATATCAAAAATTCAGTACAAAACTACTTTAAGAGCGTTGGGGACAGAGCAAATACAAGATCAAATAGGAGAGCCGCCAATACATTAATAAAGAAACTACAATCACAATTGGCACCATTGAAGAAAAAGTGTGATAGAAACCCCTCACAGTGTGACGAAAGAACAAAAAAAATTATTCAAAATCTTGAAGGGTTGATTAGCAATCTTCAAGAAAATCCAGATGGTACACTAGAGGCAATTGATGGAGATCGGCTCGATCTAAGTGCTCGACGGGTACTAGCGCCGAGTACCCCAATTACGGGAACAAGATCAGAACCATCAGCACAGCCAGAAGCAGACGGTGGTCCAGCACAGTCAACAGAGCCCCCAGCGCAGCCAGCAGCAAGCGGTAGTCCAACACAACAACAAGATCGGCCAGCACAACAAAAAAAGCCCAAACCAGCACAAAAAGCTAGACAATTAAGAAAAAATCCCAAGCCTGGCAAGGTTCTGTCTCGTGCCTCTGCTCTCTATAGGCTGCAAGCAGCAGGTGTTGAAGATCCAAAAGAAAAAGCAACACAAATTTCTCAAACAATTAAAGACTTCTTAAAAGACAACCCCTCGATAAAAAATAAAGTTAAAGTACTTGCAGAAAACGTAAACTTGACTGTTGGAAAAGAGTCACTTTTGGCGACTTTGAGGAAGAACCACTCTGATGTGGATACTAGAATACTTCAAATAATCGTGTCAGATATAGCCGCACAATTAAAGGCAAGTAGAGTAGAATTAATCTCAACAAAGAAACAACTAAGAAAAAGCAAAGAACAGCAAAGAAGTGATTCTGGTGAAGAGCAAACTAACACCGATAGTGAAGAACTAGATCAAGAAACTGAGATTGAAAATCAAGAAACAGAAAAGAAAACAATCTTTGATGAGTGGTTGCAACAAAATTTTGAAGACACAACTGTAGAAGAGTGGCTTGTTGCAAACAGTAACCAAAAAGACCGACTTATAATCCAATTGCTTAGAAACTATCTCATACACCAATTACATGACAACAAACCAGAGATAAAACAAAATATTTTAAGAGGTTTTATTAATTATCTGAAGAGAAACCTGAAAGATGAGGCCAAAGGTAGAGCTAACAAATTACATGGACTTTTTAATACAACAATTAATCCAGGGGGCGGTTTCAGAAGAAAAGATCTATCCAATTACACAATGACTGAGGGCAAAACTCTTCAAGAATCATTTAACAAAAGAAACCAAAAGATATATAATTCTCTATTAAAGAAGTTTTTAAAAAATTGAAATATCAATTCTTAAATAAAACAGATAAAGATATGTCTAATATTGAGCAGTTTATAGATGAATTTTATCCCTATGCTCAAAAAAGACTCAGCATCGACAAGCCTGTTACAATTATTCTGAAATCTGATAGCGATAATGCTAAAAAGATATTAGGAAAAACAGGCTATTACGATCCAGACAATCTTGAAGTGGTTGTCTATGTTGATAATAGGCACCCAAAAGATATCTTAAGATCAATATCTCACGAACTAATACACCATGCACAAAACTGTCGTGGCGAATTCGATGATTCAGGCCCCCTTTATCAAGGTTATGCTCAAGATGACGATCAAATGAGAAAAATGGAAATGGAAGCCTATTTATTGAGTAACGGCGACGATTTAATGATATTCAGGGACTTTGAAGATAAGATGAAAAAAGAAAAAGGAATGATTAACGAAAGTCTAGAAAAAAAAGATCTTGAAAAAAAGATTGCAGAAATCTTAAAGCAAAAACAAACAAAAAATAAAGAAAAGCCACAACCATTGCAGGAAAAAACTCAAATCTCAGATCAGCAGTGGTATCAGCAAGAACTTTACAAGAAGCTTGCAAAGAAGTGGTCGAAATAGGAGAAAAACAATGGCTAGCCCAAGAAAAAGAAGAGCATTGAAGCTTGCAAGAGCAAAAAGACTAGCAGAGGCAGCAAATCCACAACCAGAGCCTAAAGTTGAAGAAACTTTGCCCGCAACTCCCCCTGCCCCTACGCCAGTTGAGGAGTTTAAGTGCGATAAATGCGATAAAGTTTTGGAGTCCAAAGACCAAGACTGCAAGGCGTGTGCAGAGCCTGGGCCTGAAAAGAAGAAACCTAGAACTAGAAGATCTAGAAAGAAGCCTGAGCAGGTTAGCGAGGCGGCTGTCGATGTCAAAACAGAAGAATGAAACAAGAGAGCTTTTAGAGTCTTTAATAAAAGAAAGATTAAAGATTGTAATAAAAAAGCTCTTGCTAGGTGAAAAGGAGCTTGAAGAAGCTTCTACAGTGGCCGGTGGCAGTGTAGCAGGTGCCCCAGTTAGCAATAATAAAAACAATTCTCTTATTGGAGAATAATATGGAGTCAATAAATGCATATCAATCGAGACGAACTTATCCAAGAAATGATTCTTAGGAAGCAAATTAGATCGATTATAAAAGAATCGTCTAAGCAGTGGATCAAGGACAACCACCCTAATGAATACGGTCAATTTTTGGAAGAACAAAAACTCAGAAAAGCTATTCAATCTATTGCTCCTAGAATCTTAAATGAAGAGATGTCTGACTCTGAGGCTGAGGATATGGCTATCTCTTTCGTTAGAGAGACTTTACTAGCTGTGATCAAAATTGTCAAGCAAGATCAGTCAAAATTTACTAGTTCTGAGGTTCAGGATGGATTTATTAAATTTTGTTTATTGGCGCTTAAAAATGATTTTGAGGAAAACAGAGGAGAAGAGTTTGAAGAATCCTCAAATGTCTCAGAAGAAGATGAAGATCTAGCAATTCTTAAAGAATTAGAAGACAACAACGATGGAATTGTTGATGTCAAGGTTGGACCTAAAGATGACCCAATGTTTATTTCAGATGAACCAGACGAGCCCGAAGAAGAAGATGAGGAAGAAGATCTTTCTCCAAGAGAAACAAAAGAACAAGAGCTTTATTTAACTTTAAGCGATGAAGAAAAAGTAGGCTTTAGATATGCCAGAGATAATACTTGGCCTAAAGTTACTAAGCAGATTAAAAAAATACACAAGCAAGTCCTACCTCATAAAAAAGCAGTTGATTATTATGAAGAATGGTTAACTAAAAACTTTAAGTTACATGGTGAAAATACTAAAGAAGAAATGCCTTTGAAAGGCGAAGAAGAGCAAGAAGAAGAATCTTTAGAGCTATAAAGTAACAAGATTATATCATATTTTTTACCAAAAGTCAAGAGTTAAGTAATGCCTTGGAAAAAGAAGTTAAATAGAACTATTCCAAAAAGATATTTTGGTAAAACTAAAAACTATTCAATCTCAAACAAGTTAAGAAAAGAAGGTAAGATAACTGAGGAGTTTGAAATTATGTTATCTAGTCTTACTCTAGAAGATATAATTGGTCTTAAACTAGAATTATCAACTAAAGTTGCCGGTGGTTTATTATATGGCTTTCCCTTATGGAGTGCCATTCCTAATATTTGTAGAGAAGCAGTATTAAAATATACAATCTCAGCGAGCAGGTCTAATCAAGAGGCTGCTAGGTTTATAGGAGTAGACCTTCACAAGCTAAAGTATTTATATAAAAAATATAACATCAATAAATATTTTAGTGGACTCGGTGAGAAATGAGGTATATACTATAAATCCTGAATAGCACTCATTGTCTATAACGAGGGCGGTATAAAGGGGGTGATCCAATTCCTAAATAGAAGATAGGCTGGTGTTGCCGCACACGAGAAGATAGTATTTAATATCAGGAGCTATCAGCGGCTATTTTGGGGGTGACTTGGTATCGACTGGGTACGGAATTAGTTCTTGCAAGGAAGTTTGAGCAAACTTTAAAAAGTTCAACCATTTTAATTGACGAAAGCCAATTCGAATACGCAATGGCCGCTTGAGGTCTTGCTGGGGTGGCAACAGCCCTATTATCCAAAGTTGCGAAAATAAAGGTTCGTTTACTTTCCTTTTCCAAAAGTAAACAATCGTTTACTTTGCTTGTTGGAGCACTAAACCAACTAACCTTGTGAATGAAAGAACAAAGTGAAGTATTTAGGACGCGGGTTCGAATCCCGCCTCCTCCATTAGTTAAGAAAATCTCGTCTTAAAAGTAATTCGCGGTGGTCCCACACCTCTCTCTCATAGAATCTTCTAAGAGAGTCGTAACTCGGTGAGTACACAATAAAATTAAATCTTGTGTTCATCATGGACACGAGACCTACGACCTCGCCTCTTTGGTTCATAATGGCGCTACCTGAAGATCCGCCTGTAACAGGCAAACTATAAACCGAAAGGTTTGCTTCTGGGTCATAGCCGTTAAAGAAACCATCAGTAATAAAAGGAGCATTCTTATGGAGAATCCCAGCAGGAGCAGCCACATTTAATATTCTATCTCCTGGTCTAGGAGCATGAGCAGCAATCTTTAGTTTCGGCCTCTCCAGATCCTTTGCATAAAGCAAACAGAGATCACCTTTTTTATCCATTCTGATTACTTTAGTTGTAAACTTTTTTCTTTCTTTGGTGATCGCACTTACTTCTAATCCAGCAGTAATGCTTAGTCCTTTTGAAGTAAATTTGTTTGGAAGTTTCTGAGGTTCACAGACATGTGCAGCAGTGGCAACATAAGAACCTTGAATATCTGAATGTTCGATCACAAATCCAGAACCAAATACAAGAGGAATACTTTCAGAATGACAACTTTTTGTTAGTTCGTCGCAGATGTTTGCAATTACTGATGTTTCAAGCATAACAAAAGCATCTCGCGCTCTGTCCAGTGGTGTGTTATACTTGGAATCATCAGCGTCCACATTGGATGCATGGACGCAGGAGGTTGTGAACATTGAGATCAAAAGCACCTTTAAGAAGATTAGATCAAAAGTTCTTTTAAACATGGCGTTTACCCTCCGCATTAATAGATAGAGGTGAAAAATAGAAAAATTAATAATATCTCTAATTTTTCTAAATTCTATTTAGTTGTAGTGCTACTCAACACTAGGAAGGAACCAAAATGGCAAAGAAATTTTATGTGTTTGACACCTCAGTCTGCTTGACTGATTTTAATTCTGTTTACTCTTATGGGAATAACGATATCGTTATTCCTTTTAAAGTTTTAGACGAGATCGATAACCACAAACAAAGACAAGATGGCGTAGGTACTAACGCTCGTGGCTTTATTAGAATGCTCGACCTACTCAGGGAAAAAGGAAGTATTATTAAAGGGGCAAGACTAGACAAAGGAAAGGGGCTGTTGATTGCTCGCGGCTACTCAACTGGAGTCTTGCCTGACGGATTCGATATAAAAATACCCGACAACCAAATTATTGCAACAGCCCTGACTCTCATGGCCGAGAATGAGGATACTAGAAGAAAAGTTGTTCTTGTTTCTCGTGATATCAATATGAGGGTTAAGTGCGATAGTCTAGGAATTCTCACAGAAGATTATTCAAAAGAAAAAGTTGTAAACAAAAGAACTGATATCTATACAGGCATGTCAAAAGTGCTTGTTGACGACCAAGTAATTGATCAGTTCTATGAGGGCGATAAGGACGTGTTTTTAGGGGAAGATGTTGCTCTTTACCCAAACGAGTTCGTTATGATGGTTTCATCTTCAAACGAAAAAAAGACTGCTATCGGCAGATACTTGAACGAAAGTTCTCCTTTGATGTTTGTGCCTGAATCTAACGGATCTTCCAAGAAAAGAGCGGCTTGGGGCATTAAACCAAGAAACAAAGAGCAGGGTTTTGCTCTTAATCTGCTTAGAGACCCAAACATTCATTTGGTATCACTCATTGGAAAGGCGGGTAGCGGAAAAACCTTATGTGCAATTGCAGCAGGTCTAGAGCAGGTATTGGGCAAGAGCAGCACTTATAGTCACCTTATTGTTTCAAGATCCATTCAGCCAATGGGAAAGGATTTAGGATACTTACCAGGTACTCTAGAAGACAAGATGATGCCTTGGATTGCTCCTATTAGAGATAATTTAAAGTATCTTATGGGTAATGACCATGAAGCTTTAGATAATTACTTAGATCATGGTGTTATCGAAATAGAAGCTCTTACATATATAAGAGGGCGTAGTATTAGTAATGCTTTTATTATTATAGACGAAGCTCAAAACTTGACAATGCACGAGCTAAAGACTATAATCACTAGAGCAGGCGAAGGAACAAAGATTGTCCTTACTGGAGATATTGAGCAGATCGATAATGTTTATGTTGATGAAGTTTCAAACGGACTAACATACGCTGTTGAAAAATTTAAAGAGTATGATATATCTGGCCACGTTACTCTTTTAAAGGGAGAGAGAAGTAGGGTGGCCACACTTGCGGCAAAGATATTATGACACAAATGAAATTTAACTGGCTAGATTACCAAACAGAAGATTTTTTTCTCGATGAGGATAGTCTAGTAACTCCTAAAATTCCAATGGATATCGATATGACGGCCTACGTCAGAATAGATATGCATGAAACTGAGGCTTGCGATAGAAAGGCTTTAATAAGAGCCAGAAAGAAATTTATTAATATATCTAATTGCAAACCAAAATTTCAAAGTGTAGAGGTTATAAAGAAGAAAACCATTATTCTCTTTACTTCCAGAAAGATAGAGTATATAATAAAGATCTTAGCTGATTACAACTCTGTAACAGAATACTACAACAACGCACGAGGAGAAGATGCAAAGTATTAGCGAAAAAGAGGCAACAAAGAATCCAACACTTGAAAGCTTGATTGGAAAAGAAACACAAATTAAAGAAATGATTGTTAATTACGTTGGCGAAAAAATGGACAATGAAAGTGTAACAGTTCAGATGATCGTTGATGTTCTTGCAGAACAGTTTCCTGAATTAGTTCTTGCGGTAGCAGAAGAAAATTGGATTCGAGGATACCACCAGGCACTAGAAGATGTTGACGCTGGTCGCCAAGCCGAAGCAGAAGAATGAACTTTACACCATCCAGCGAAGCCAAAAATAAGATTGGCGAGCACACTCTATTTAACAGAATCATAGCATACACAATAGAACCACTACCTGACAATGTGAGCCTTTCAGCCGTCCTAGAAAAGGTAGAAGAACTGGTTCCTAAAATTTTCTTTGATAATGTAGATTCTATTTATATCGGACATTTCAGAGAATTTGAAGAAAATCAAACAAATGCCTTTTACAGTGATGGCGCTCTCTTTATCTCAAACAATCAAACAGATAACGACGACTTGCTTGATGATATTCTTCACGAGACGGCACACGCTGTTGAAAGGGAGTATGAGGCATTTATTTATGATACTGATCTTGAAAAAGAGTTTCTAACAAGAAGAAAAGTGCTTTACAACAGGGTTAAGACCTTAAACGATAGCAAGAGTCTTGATCTAGATTTCAATAAACAAGAATTTATGAGATTAGAATACAATAGAGAGTTCGATGAGTTTTTGTATCAGACATTGGGATATGCTTTTCTTCATAATATTTCATATGATCTTTTTGTTTCACCTTATGGAGCAACTTCATTACAAGAATATTGGGCAAACGGTTTCGAGAACTATTTTGCGGATAATCCAGAAACTGTAAGAAAAATAAGTCCAATTCTTTACGGCAAGATTCAATCAATTGCAGAAGAGGCATAATATGTCACACATTTCATTTAGTGAGTTGAGAAACTGGCTTCACTGCCCTCACTATCACAAAGTAAATCACATAGATGGACTAAGATCTTTTAATGGCAATTTGTTCACAAGCTTTGGCAAGGCTCTTCACGAAGTTGCAGAAAAGCTTGTTTTGAAGGAAATCAAACAAGAGGACTCAGCCGCCTATTTTAAAAATAAATTTTTTGATTTTGTTGATGAACTAGAAGATAAAGACAGCCAAGACGGCGAATTATTTGAACAGATGATTCCGCAGGGTGAACACTTAGCGAACCTTATTTTTCCTGCTCTTGTGGCTGAATTTGGCAAATTTGAGCTTGTAGGCGTCGAAGAATTGATCTATGAGGATATCGAGAAGCCAGAGGATCTAGAGATAGGAGACAGAAAGTTTAAAGGCTTTATTGATCTTATTATAAAGGCTGAAAATGGCAAGCATGTTATATTAGATTGGAAGACTTGTGGTTGGGGCTGGGACCAGAGGAAAAAGACTGATCCCAAATACACCTACCAGCTAGTCTACTATAAAAACTTTTTTGCAAAGAAGCACGGCATTGATCCAAAGGATATTGAAGTTTACTTCGCTCTTTTGAAAAGAACCGCAAAGAAAGATAATGTTGAAATCTTCAGGGTAACAAGCGGTCCAAGAAAAACAAAGAATGCTCTAAAGATGCTTCACAATGCTCTTCACAATATTGAAAAAAAGAACTATGTGAAGAACCTCCTAAACTGCGAAGGCTGCGAATTGTTCAGAACTGAACATTGCAAAAGAAATTAAAAATTTGAAAATCCAAAATAAGTGTGCTATATTTTTCATATTATTTGAAAATCTAAAGGTACACTTATGAGCGAAACCAATTCAAAAAAAATTAAAATACTCACCCTTTCTGATCACCCACTCAGCCCTTCTGGAGTTGGCACACAGACAAAATATATGATCGAAGGTCTTTTAAAGACTGGTGATTATGAAGTTGTGTCTCTAGGTGGCGCTGTAAAGCATCAAAACTACCAGCCAATGAAAACTGAAGAGTGGGGAGATGCCTGGACCATTTATCCTGTTGATGGATATGGAACCCAAGATGTTATCCGTTCTGTGATAAGAAGCGAGAAGCCAGATATACTGTGGATGATGACTGATCCAAGATTTTGGCAGTGGCTGTGGCAAATGGAGGATGAAATCCGACCACTAGTGCCAATTGTCTATTATCATGTTTGGGATAATTATCCGCCACCCAAATACAACAAACCAGCATATGATTGTAATGATACAATTGTAACAATTTCTAGATTAACAAATGAAATTGTAAATGCAGTCACAGATGTTCCCGATGTAGTTCACCATCCTCACGCAGTGAATACGGATATATTTAAAAAGTTGAACCCTGAAGATGTAAAAACTTTTAGAGAGAACAGTTTTGAGGGTGGAGAGAAAAATCCAAACAGAATGGTTTTCTTTTGGAACAACAGGAATGCAAGAAGAAAACAAAGTGGCACTTTAATTTACTGGTTTAAGGAGTTTTTAGATAAGGTTGGTTATGATAATGCTTGTCTGATAATGCACACCGACCCCAAAGATCAACATGGTCAAGACTTGGAACATATCATAACTGAATTGGGCCTCCACAACGGACAAGTTATGATATCTAGAAATAAGATTCCACCAGAAGGTTTAGCCATGCTCTATAACATGGCTGATTGCACAATTAACATTTCAGACGCAGAAGGATTCGGACTAGCCACTCTTGAATCTTTAGCCTGTGAGACCCCTATTATCGTAAATATGACTGGCGGCTTGCAAGAACAAGTGACCAATGGTGAGGACTGGTTTGGAATCGGAATCGAGCCTTGCTCTAAGGCAATTATCGGGTCTCAGGAAATTCCATACATCTATGAAGACCGCTTAAATAAAGAGCAGTTCTTAGAGTCTATTGAGAAATTCTATAATCTTACAAAAGAGCAAAGAGAGGAGCTAGGTCAAAAAGGTAGAGAGCATGTTCTAAAGAACTATGATTTTGTCAACTACCAAGAAGGTTGGGACAAGATTATGAAGGACGTTCACCAGAAACACGGTTCTTGGGATAGTAGAAAGGGCTACGATACCTGGAGGCACGAGGAACTATGAAGCAAAAAATATTAGTTAGGGGACCAGCCCTAAGTCAAAGTGGGTACGGCGAGCATGCAAGATTTGTCTTGAGGGCTCTAAAAACAAGAGAAGATCTATTTGATATTTTTCTACAAAATATCAATTGGGGTAGAACAAGTTGGCTCTGGGAGGACACTGAGGAAAGAAGGTGGATCGATAACCTGCTTAACAAGACTATACATTTTAGACAAAGCGGTGGGCAGTTTGATGTTTCCTTGCAAGTTACCATTCCAAATGAATGGGAGCGCCTAGCGCCCATTAATATTGGCTGTACCGCAGGAATTGAGACAACAAAGATTGCCCCACAATGGGTAGAGAAAAGCTATCTCATGGACAAGATTATAGTTGTCTCAGAACACGCAAAATATGGCTTTGTAGAAACTGTGTACAATGCAACAAATTCTCAAACCGGACAATCTCAATCTGTTTCTGCAAAAGGTCCAATCGAGATTGTAAATTACCCACATAGGCCCGTTGAAGCCTCAGAGATCAATTTAGACTTGAGACATGATTTTAACTTTCTTGCCATCTCTCAATGGAGTCCAAGAAAGAATTTAGAAAATACAATTAAGTGGTTTGTTGAAGAGTTTATTGATCAAGAAGTTGGCTTGGTAGTTAAAACCTCGGTTGCTAACAATTCAAATAATGATTTTCAATTTACAAAAGATAGAATTAAAAGCCTCTTAAGTGACCAAAGATATTCCAATAGGAAGTGTTCCGTTCATGTGGTTCATGGTTACATGAAGGACGCAGAGATGTCTGCACTTTATCAACACCCAAAAATCAAAGCTCTTGTGAATATTGCTCATGGTGAGGGTTATGGTTTGCCCCTATTCGAGGCTGCTGGCTATGGGCTTCCTGTGATAACGATTCCTTGGGGTGGACAAGTTGATTTCCTTTATGTGCCTGAGCGGCAAGGAAAGAAAAAGAAAATGAAGCGCAAGTTTGCTGAAGTTGAATACACGCTTGGCCATATTCAAAAAGAAGCTCACTGGGAAGGCGTTCTTCAAAAGGATTCTATGTGGGCTTATGCTGATCAAGGTTCCTATAAGATGACTTTGAGGGACGTTTTCAAAAAGTATGGGGTGTACAAAAAGAGGGCAGAGGCACTAAAGGAACATATTGAGAATAGTTTTTCCGAAGAGAGAATTTACAAACAATTTAATGACACATTAGCACTTGGACTCTTCAGCACAAATTCGGCATCTGAAAGTCCATCAGAAATCAAGATCTTTACTTAATATGAAAATTATAATTATTTCGGATTTTTTTTGTGATGAGGTTCTTGGCGGTGGAGAGATAAATGATCAAGTTCTATACGATTGTTTGCTAGAATCTGGCCATGAAGTTTTAAAAATAAAATCACAAGAAGTAGATTTAAAATTTATAAATAAAAATTCTAATGCAAAGTTTATAGTATCTAATTTTGCATTGTTGAGAGATGATGTCAAAGTTACCTTAGAGTTTTGTGAGTATATAATCTATGAACATGATCACAAATATTTGACAACAAGAAACCCAGCAATGTTTAAGGGGTATAGGGCTCCTGACACATTTTTGACAAACGTGTCATTTTATAGAAATGCCAAAGCAGTATTTTGTCAGAGTAATCTACACTCAGAAATACTTTTAAAAAACATTCCACTAGAAAATATTAGAAATGTTGGTGGAAATTTATGGTCCAATCAACAACTAGATTATATCGCTAGTTTGACTTCAATCAAAAAAAGAGATAGATTTTCTATTATGGATTCTTCGATTGAGCATAAAAATACAAAAGGAGCTATCTCTTACTGCGAGAAGATTGGAAAGGAATACGAGTTAATAAAAGGTTCTTATTTTGATTTCTTAAAGGCGATATCTTTAAATGATAAATTGGCGTTTTTTCCAAAAACACCAGAAACTTTATCTAGATTGGTTGTTGAAGCAAGAATGTTAGAAATAGAGGTTCATACAAACTCTCTAGTTGGTGCCGTATCTGAAGGATGGTTTCACCTTAAGGGACCGGCATTGATAGACTTTTTAAGGAAAAAGAGACAAGACGTAGTAGACTCAATTAAGGAAACATTTACAGTTGATAAGATATATTATAATATTTTACCAAATTTAAAACCAAAAGTTTCTTTGATAACATCCTTATATGACGGTGATTTGTTTATTAGCGATTTTTTGAAAGATATAACAGATCAAACTATATTTGAGGATTGTGAATTAATAATAGTAGATGCAAATTCCCCTGGAAACGAAAGAGCAGAGATAGAGAAATATCAGAATAGATTTCCTAATATCAAATATCATCGAACTAAAGATAGAATTAGTATATACTCTGCTTGGAATGTTGGTATAAGCCTTTCTGATGGAAAATATTTATCAAATACAAACCTTGACGATAGGAGATCTAAACAGCAACTTGAAATACTAGTTGACTTGCTAGAGGAAAATTCCGATCTTGATTTATCATATTCTGAGTGTCTTATGACAAGAAAGCCAAATGAAACTTTTGCTTATAATTCATCACTAGGCGAGGTATATCCGGTTTCTTCTTTTTCTAGACAAGCTATGATAAAATGTTTACCTGGGTGCATGCCGGTGTGGAGAAGGGAAGTCCATGATGCAGTTGGTGTTTTTGATGAAGACTATAAGTATGCAGGGGATTGGGAGATGTGGCTTAGGATGGTCAGGAGGGGGTCAAAATTCATCAAGAAAGATTGCCCTCTGGGGCTCTATTATATGAACCCAGAAGGACTATCAACTTCTCATAAAAATGAGGTAGAAAGATATAGAGAAGAACAAAAGATTTTCTGGGAATATACTGATGTCTTCGGAGAAAAAATGACTAGTTTATATGCACAACATTTTGGGAGAAAAGTATGAGACCATTCAAACCTTCTAGTCTTATAGAGCTAAATAATAAACAATATTATTACCTAAATGATGATAATCCATCTTTAGGATACACAACATCTGATGTTTCTTTCGTTGCACAACCGCTCTACAACAAGAGTACAAATAAGAAATTTAATGTTGTTGCTGTACCGCTTATGATGACTGACGAGTGGTCAATCATGGAAGAAAACCCAGACATTATTCAAGAATTGAGAAGTGTTGAAAAAGAATACGATTATATGTTTATTGGTCAATGTCATTATATGGGTAGGCAAGTATTTAGAACTCTAAAATTAGATAATTATTACTTTAGAGAGAACTCCAAAGGAATTTTTCACTTAAGAGCAGAAGATAAAAAAGTTGAATTAATAAAGTTTTTAAAAGAGATCGCAAAATCAAAATTTATTTTCTGCCCCCGTGGTGTAGGCTCCAGCTCATTCAGGCTTTATCAAACTATGATGGTTGGGTCAGTCCCTATTGAGACTGGCATGAATGATTATCCCTTTGATGAAGAAGTAGATTGGGATACATTTTGTATTAGGGGCGATTTAAGTAATTTATATTCTTTAATTGAAAAAAGTAAGAATATTAATTTTGAATACTTTAGAAATAATGGTATGGAATTTTGGGATAAGTATTGTCGTCATGATGAAATGAAGAAGAGGCTAGAGGAAAAATATGGCTAGGGCGTGCTTGTTTAATGTATATCTTGGCAAATTACCTCATTGGATTGAATTTTTTATAAAGAGTGCAAACCACAATCAAGATTACCATTTCTACATTTTCAATGATAATGTGAATAGCGACTATAACGTGGGAAATGTTTTTTTAAAGAAGATTAACAAAGATCAAGTTGAAAAAGCAATAAGCAGGAAGTTTAATAAGCAGTATAGTTTGCCAAACACAAGAAAACTGTGTGACTGGAAAACCGCATACGGGGTGATATTTTCTGAAATCTCTACAAAATATGAGTTTTGGGGACATTGTGATTTGGACATAGTATGGGGTGATATTTCTAATTTTATTGGAGATGATGATTACGACAAATATGACATAATTTCAGGAGACCAAAAAAGATTATGTGGTCCTTTCAATTTATATAAGACATCTTGTAATATTGATGTGTGTAAGCATCATCCAAACTGGGAGCACATACTATTTCGCCTTCCGCATGTTGCCTATGACGAAATTGGTCTAGATCTGTCGATAAAAGCCAATTATGATAGGAGTAAAATACTGTATGGAATGGGAAGAAACAATTTACCCATGCAGAACTATGGCTCACCAAGTGAGCAACCTCCTTTGAGAGTTCCTGCTAGGTGGAGACAAGGAGAGTTGAGAATTCTGGAAGATGGCAGGGAAACAATGTTTATACACATGGGCTTTAAAAAGTTAATGAAACCAACAAAGTTTAAAGAAAGCGAGGAGTTTTTTGTATATAAAGAGGGTATAAAAATATGTCTAATGTGAGAAAAATAACTAGAAGAGGTCCACTTAATAAATCACCTGGTAGTTTTTATGGCGGAGTGCCAACTGGCCAGAGGGTCGAGGCGTTTGAAGTGCTAAAGAGAGTCGTCGAGGATTACAAGCCAGAGGCTATTATTGAAATAGGCTTTTGGCAAGGTGGTATGAGCCTATTTTTATCTGATTTAGATGTTTGTTCTGTATGGTCTTTTGATATTAAAAATTCGAATTATCCTGTTTCAAACAGCAACTTGAATATGATAGTAAAAAATTGTCACTCACAAGAAACTAAGATTTATTTAGAACAAATAACAAAAAACAAAAAAACATTGTGGATGATAGACGGGGGCGATAAAGCAAAAGAATTTAATTTCTTATCGGATATAATCAAGACTGGGGAATTAGCCATGACTCATGACTTCGCACCGGACAAAGAAGGTTTTAATTATTTAGTTGATAATAATATTTGGTATTGGTGGGAATCTAGTCTAGATCAGTTAGATCTATCTAGTTTTGAAAATCATGATGATTTTGAATATATTTGGAAAACTTCTGTTTGGGGGGCGTTTGTAAAACAATGATCGATCTTAATATCTTTACAAACTGCACCGAACAGAACTCAGACTCTGCGGCTTTGATAGAAAGAACTTTCAATTCATGGAAAAGAGTTTTTTCTGCAAATACAATTAGCGCCCTTAAAGTGTTTATAGACCCAAAACCTAAATCTAAAAACTTTCATTCTTACTCAAGCAAGATACAAACTTTCTTTGAAAAAGAAGGCATGCAATGTTCTGTTTTTGAGACAAATGGATTGGCAGATGGGTATTTAAAATCTACTAAGCTTTGTGACTCGGACTATATTTTCCAACTAGAACATGATTGGGAATTTCTTCCATCAATAGTACATGATATTCCACTTTTAATTGAGTGCATGAAAAAGCAACAAATGGAGCATCTTAGGTTTAATAAAAGAGAGAATATAAATTTAAACGAATCGTTAACTGAAATTCAAGTCGGAGATATTGCTTTTTGTAAAACAAACAAGAGGTCTAACAATCCTCACATCATTGATAGGAAAAGCTATCTACAAAGGTGGAATAAGCGTATTGATGTTTCCAATAGACCTAAAAGAGCCGATGGTATAGAAAACATGCTTGTTGGTGTTGAGGGCTATATTTATGGCCCATTTAGATACCCTAAGCAAATTAATCATATCGACGGCAGGGGTCAAAAAATATGAATTTATTATTAGCGTTCCCTAGGACAGGCTCAACTTGGACTAGATATATAGTTGAATTTTTTAGTGAAGGAGTTTGTGACGGATATTATGATAACAAGTCAGTTCTAAGTACCATAAAAGATAACAATATTGATACTTTATATGAAATTAAAAATCAAAATGTTTTTATGACTATGATACACCACCACCATGAAATTAGAAACAGCCCAACAAAGTTAATCGTGACTCAAAGAAACCCAGTAGAATTACTACCTAGCTTTTACTATAGCAGGAATCATAAAAATAAAAAAATACCAATTAAAAATTTTATGAAAACTTTAACTTTTTCTAAACTAAAGAACATTTGTCGTTCTTACAAAGAAAATTTAAATTTTTATAAAAGATTTAAAGGTGAAAAAATTATTTTAAATTATGAATTTTTGATGACAGAACCAGAGAAAGAGATAATAAAAATTACAAAATTTTTAAATTGCTACAGTGAAGAGAAAATGAAAAGTTTTATGCATCAATATGAAAAGCATAAAATAGCGTGTTTGAATTATAAATCCCTGCCAAAACACATGGCGGTCAACACCTCTGGGGAATTGAATAAAATTGAAGAGCTTTTACAGAAAAGCACAATAGATGATATAATAAATTTTTACAAGGACATTAAATGAGTAGCTATATAAACTATGTTTTAAATAACTTTCCTCAAGATACTTGTGTGCTAGAAATAGGCGCAGGATTTAGGAGCACAAAGTCTTTCTCTCAGTATTTCAATAAGATGTATAGCATTGAACATGATCATAGTTTTATAGGGCACTATGATAGTGAATATTTACACGTTGAAATAAATAACGAAACTGGATGGTATGATGTTGATCAATTTCGTAAAAATTTACCAAAAGATTATGATTTAATAATTCTAGACGGCCCACAAGGCGGATTCATACCATCCAAACCAAGCAATAAAGAATTTAGGTATGGGTTTTGTAATCTTTTTCAAGATATCAAGAAAAATGTTATAATAATAGTTGATGATACAGATAGACCTTGGAGAGAAGTAGAGGTTGTAGAATTTTTGAAGAGTAAGGGATATAGAGTAGACGTTAAAGATGGCTTCACGGTTTGCCACCCCCAAAAAGAATTAAAATGAAAATAATAACAATTTTTAATTATCCTGATGTCAAAAGATACAATGATATGTGCATAATTTGGGCAACACAAATTAGAAAATATTGCCCAAAGATAACTGTACAGGTTTTAAGTGAAAACACTGTTCCAACAGTAGTTCAGGATTTTTTATTAAAAAACAATATACAAATTATAAATAAACATCGAAAAGATAATATATTTAGTTTTAATTCTGATATATCAAAAAAGGCACAACACAACATTTTTTTTAAAATGTACAATTTGTGTAATGAGGTTGAGCCGTATATATTTATAGATGCAGATGCATTTCTACTTTCTGATATTGAAGATTTGTTGATAGCATCAAGAGATAAACCTTTCATAGCCGTTAATCATGAAAAAATCCCTAAACACTGTGCTCACTTACCATACAACTTCTTAAACACCGGCATGATGGTGGTTTCTGATCCATCTTTTTTAAATTTTAATAAAAAGATAGAAATCCTAAAGAGAGATCGAACTTTCAGATACCCAGGCACAGACCAGTCTCTAGTGAATTCATATGTTAAGGAGCTGGGTTATGATTATGAGCATCCGTTGGTTGGCTTTGGCTGGAATCATTGCGCTGGCTATACAAAGTTTATTGAAGGCGACATAGCTGTGTCTGCCGGACTCGGATCTGAATATAGAATTAATCTCAATCATTATTGGCATGAATTTAAACCTTGGAATGTTAATTGTCCAATCTTTAAAAAACATTTAAGGAAATAAAGTGAAAAAAGCTTTAGTAACTGGTGGCGCTGGATTTATTGGCTCAAATCTAGTTGATAGATTGATAAATATGAATTTCGAAGTCTTGGTTGTTGATAATGAATCTTCTGATTCGCACGAGTCGTTCTATTGGAACGAAAAAGCTTCGAACTATAAACTAGATATCAGAGAGTACTCCAAAATTAGGCCGCTTTTTGATGGAGTTGATTTTGTTTTTCATTTAGCGGCAGAGTCTAGAATACAGTCTGCCATCGATAATCCTGTTGATGCTGTTTCTACTAATGTGCTTGGTACTTGCAATATTTTACAAGCAGCAAGAGAAGCAAATGTAGAAAGAGTGATATACTCTTCCACCTCTTCTGCCTACGGGCTAAAAAATACCCCCCCAATGCTTGAAGATATGCCTTCTGATTGTCTGAATCCATACTCGGTGTCTAAGGTTTGTGGAGAAGAACTATGTAAGGTTTATACTAATCTATTCGGACTAAAAACAATAATATTTAGATATTTTAATGTTTACGGAGAAAGACAACCTACAAAAGGTAAATATGCCACAGTTGTTGGCCTTTTTCTCAAGCAGAGAAGAGATGGACAACCAATGACAATAGTTGGAGACGGCCTCCAGACAAGAGACTTTACTTATGTTGGGGATATTGTGGACGCAAATATTAAAGCAATTTGTGCTACTAGTGGATTTGGAGAAAAATACAATATAGGTTGTGGATCTGAATATAGCATATTAGAACTTGCAGAAATGATAGGCGGAGATTATGTTTTCACTGAGTCTAGGATAGGTGAGACTAGAAATACTAGAGCGGATATAACTAAGGCTGAAAAAAAATTAAATTGGAAGCCAAAAACTAAATTAAAAGACTGGATTGACAGAACGAAAACTTAAATACTATTGTGATATAATTGCAGAAAGGAGCTTTAATATGAAGAAAATATTAGTACTAGGGGCCGGTGGCTTCATTGGTGGAGCAATGGTAAAAAGGTTGAAAAAAGATGGGCATTGGGTTCGAGGTGTAGATTTAAAGTATCATGAATTTTTTGATATTACTAAAATTGCAGATGATTTTGTAATTGGAGACTTGAGAGACCCTAGGTTCGTTGCTTCGATTATGATAGCACCAAATCAAACTAACAAAAATGATTATCAAAATTCTTTTGATGAGGTTTATCAATTTGCTGCCGATATGGGAGGAGCAGGTTTTGTTTTCACTGGAGAAAACGATGCAGATATAATGCACAATTCTGCAATTATCAATTTAAATGTTGCAGAACAGTGCGTTAAAAATTCTGTTAAAAAAGTGTTTTATTCATCATCTGCCTGCATGTATCCAGAACACAACCAAGAAGATCCAGACAATCCAAATTGTAAGGAGGATTCAGCATACCCAGCAAATCCAGATTCAGAGTATGGGTGGGAAAAGTTGTTTAGTGAGAGATTATGGTTGGCTTTTTCTAGAAATTATAATTTAAACGTCTCGGTAGCTAGATATCATAATATTTTTGGTCCAGAAGGAACTTGGCAAGGTGGAAGGGAAAAAGCACCAGCGGCTTTTTGTAGGAAAGTCGCCCTAGCATCTAGCGGAGATTCAATTGAAGTTTGGGGACCGGGAACACAAACTAGGTCTTTTCTTTATATTGACGAATGTATAGAAGCAACTTTGAGATTGATGAATTCAGAATTTAATGGACCTGTAAATATTGGAAGCGAAGAGATGCTTTCTATTAATGACTTTGCCGAGATGGCAATTACTATTTCTAGAAAAGATTTATCAATAAATAATATACAAGGAGAAGAATTCTTTAAAAAATATGGTTACAAGTGTCCCATTGGGGTCAATGGCAGGAATTCTGACAATGCTCTTTACGAGTGTGAGATTGGTTGGCGAGTATCTCAACCACTTTTGGAAGGTATGAAAAAAACTTATCAGTGGATCAAGTCCGAGGTTGATAGAACTAGGGTTGTAAATGATGATTGAATATAGACCGTGGGGCAACTACGTCGTATTACATGATGGAGAAGATTGCAAAGTAAAAAGAATTATCGTAGGACCAGGGCACAGACTGTCCCTACAATCACACGAGTACAGACAAGAGCATTGGATTATTGTTGAAGGCAAAGGTGTGATGGAAGTCGGCAAAAGCAAACGAAATATCGAAGCAGGCACCGACATCTTTATTCCAAAGCGAACAAAACACAGAATTAAAAACATAGGCGAAACAGACCTTGTTTTTATCGAAGTTCAGACAGGCACCTATTTTGGTGAAGACGACATTATTAGATACGAAGACGATTACGGTAGACTGGAGGAAAAATGACACTATCAAATCAAGCACTAGGCGCTATTATGATGGCGCTGCAAAAAGCACTAATGGAACAATCAGACATTACAAAAACTTTAAAAGGCTTCGAGTTCGTCCAAGACGACTCAGGTGAATTAATCGTAACCAACCCACCAATTGTTCAGTTGGGCAAAAAAGAACCACACAATCTAGACTGATGCCAATTTACACTTACCACTGCACAAGTTGCGAAAAGCAGTTTGACAAGTTTCATTCTATGTTGGACACACCAACAACTTGCGATTTGTGCGGAGAACAAGACTGCTTAACAAAACAAATTCCAGAACTAAGCAGCATCAAAAAACAAGAAAGTGGGCCTAGAGTGGGAGATATCGTGAAAAAACACATTGAAGAAGCCAAGCGTGATCTCAAAGAGGATCGACAACTGGCGATACAGGAGATCGAATAATGGCTTGGTTGCTTGCGTTTTTTATAATTTTGAGCATTGCCTCGATTGCATTCAATGGGGTGCTCTTGTGGTATAACCGAGAAGCAGTTAAAAAAATAGTTTTTGTCTCGGACAACTTGGGCGACATGATGGGCTACTTTAAAGAGTTTCAGGTTCATCTTGAAAGCCTTTATGAAATGGAAGTGTTTTATGGTGACGAAACAATTAAAGGTCTTATTGATCACACAAAGTTCATGGTTGATCAAATAGGAGACTTTGAAGAAATATATTCTCTAACAAGAGAAGAGGAAGAACAGGATGACGGAGAACTCGGACCCGAAGCCGAAGAAGAAGCGTAGAAAAAGAAAAAAGAATTTATATTTCACCTCTGTTCACGAAGAGGCTATCATTGAATATTCCAAGACAACCGACAAAAAGCGTCGTGGCGAGCTTTATGTTGAATTTATTCAACCAGCATTCAATGAAATGGTTGACAAGATAGTCTATACCTATAAGTTTACTTCTCTACCCAACATAGATTACCTGAAAGACGACTGCAAGATCTGGCTTACGATGATCTTGGATAAGTACGACAAGGACAAAGGCTACAAAGCTTTTTCTTATTTTAGCATTGTCACAAAAAACTGGTTTATTCAAAAGGTCAAAAAAACAAAAGTCAATTGTCAAAGGGAAATCTCTTATGAAGATGCCTTTAAGGATGAGGACTCTCAAGCAGTAACCCACCATGAATATGAAAAGATAAGAGAAGAAGAGGAATTCTGGATGAGCTTTGCAGAAGAAATGCAAAGTTGGGATGAAGAACTTTTAAAAGAGAATGAACAAAAAGTCTTAAAAGCAGTCAAAATACTCTTTGAAAGTTGCGATGATATAGAAATTTTTAATAAAAAAGCTATTTACCTATACTTGAGAGAGCTAACTGGTCTCAATACAAAACAAGTTGTAAGTAACCTAAACAAGCTTAGGGAAAAGTACAGGACTTTTAAAAAGAAATGGCACGACGGAAAGATCTAGATTCCTATATTCAAGAAACAACAGACAACATCAGAAAAGATAGAGCTATGACCAATTTTTTGTTGACCGAGCTTATCCAAGAGATGAAAGCCGGAACACAACAAGAATATGGCCTTATTGCAGCAAAGTACGTTGAAACACTTCAGAGATCCAACGAACAACTTGTAAAGCTCGCAGCACTGATTCAGAAAGATTCAAAGGGAGACCAAGGTCTCTCTCAAGAAGATAAACAAGATCTTTTTGATATGATTAATGCTGATGTAGGTGTAGATAGTGGCAGTTAAAAAGAACTCAGTAAACTTAACAGGAAAGCCTGGCGACTATACATATGGAATATTAAATTCCATTGAGAGGCCAATTATTGGAAAGGCTGTACCTTCGCACGGTTCTGATCCTTGGAGTATGCTTAGTGTTGTTGCTTCTGAGTTTTATAAAGTTGATGCCCTGAAGAACACTGGTCCCTATAGAGGAATAGTGTTAAGAGTAGAATCTGGACCAGAAAAGAAAGCAAAAACGGCGGAACAAGGCGGAGCTTTGTTTGACGATCCTGATGATGCAACACACTATATCTATAACAACGAAACAGTTGGCGGAGATCCACCCGAACTAGTAAGAATAAAAGTTAGAGTACCGGAACTCCACGCACACATTAAAGCTCCTGAAAACTGGGGGGACGTAGATGGAGACCATCAACTTGTTATAGATCTACACCCCACATACGTTGCACAGACGGATCTGGTTCCACAACCAGCTATAGGAGATATAGTTTGGGTTGATTATACAAATAAAAATGATTTTACAGACCCCATCTATATAAGGCCAGTTACAGAAAAGCAGCACTTTATTGAGCTAATAGAGGGAATAGTAAGTAAATATGCTTTTTTAAATTGCAACAAGACCACGGCGGCAATAAACATGCCAGGGATAAAAATATCAGATACAGTACCTTCTGTTAATTATGCAGCCAACCAAAACTATCCAAAAGGAACTAGAACAGTTCCACCGGGAGAAATAACAGAAATTCTGGAAGCAGGAGAAAGCGAGGGCATTCAAGCACCAGAATCAGAAATCTCTCCAATCTTAGCTAAGATTGCAAAAGATGCTGGCATAGTAATTAAAGCTTGGGTTGGGAGGGCGGCTGGCAACGGGTATCGTAATGTTATAGTTATGATGCCCAAGACAACAAATTTGGACAATCCTTTCGAATTGATATATCATTTTCATGGACACGCTAGTTGGTTTTCTGGGGGCACACCAAAGCACATATTAGAAAACATGAAGACGCTATCCGAGCAAAAAAGAAATTTTGTCCTAGTATACCCTCAGATGCCTTGGGGTGGGAATCAAAAATCTCCAAATTCTTTTTTATATAGCTCAAAAGTAAATGGAATAAATGATCGTGAACCGGGAGTGTTTCTGGGGCCGCCAGCGGGGACTTCAAAGGGCGGGTCTTTTCAAGCTTTAAATGATCAAGTGTTAACTGTAATTAAAGAAGTTTTAAAGGGTGCGTCTCAAAGCGACGAAAGCACAATGCAAATTGGATTTCTAACTGTTACTTGCCATAGTCGAGGTGGTATTGCGCTGGCCATGATAGCCGCTACGGGCGGCTTTATGGAGGTAAAGCCAGATAAGATTACCTTGGGCGACGCAGACTATGGATATGGAGGCCCACCAGGAGAATATCGTAGAACCGAAAAAACACACTTTAACACGTTTACTAATAAAGACAGAAATCGTTACTATAATTCTGAGTTTCCACAAGAACTGCTTGATCCAGATACTCAACCGTATGGGGAATTAACGCCAAGCATAAGGCCAACCGATGTAGTTTGGGAGTACTATGTAAAGGGAGCCAAAAAATTAGTAGAATATAACTTATTAGTCATTTCTCCTGAAAGGAGAGGAGATAGCCACACAGAAAGCTTGGCAACCTTTCCAAGGGCGGCTGCGCAAGAGTTAATAAGTCGGAGAATAGGCAAAGCAGTACCATCATCAAATCAAAAAAGGTTTGTGGAGGAATATGAAGATGGGACAACGGCTTCCATTAATTATGTTCCTTTGAATAAATCTCATAGTAAGATAGGCAGCGAAGATACCATAATATATGCTGGCAGCAGAGAGGATTTGCCAGTAGATAATGACTCTGGCAAAGAAATAAACCCAGAGGACGAAATTCCTATTGGAGGTGGAGTTGGAGTTGGATATGGGGATGGAGGTGATGAAGGCTTCCTTGATGGAGAAAATGCAAGCTTTGAAGAAGCCCCACCCCCAGAAGACGAAACTGAAGGATAATTTTTTTAATAACGAGGTTTTATAGTGGGAGAAACAAAAACAAATCCAGAAAGACCAAAAGTATCTGGAACTAGAACAGAAGCAAGGCCCCCAAACGAAAAAGAAGGCGGTGGCCCCCTAGGCGACCTTAAGAATCTTGCGGAAGAAACAGCGGAAGAAGCAGTTGCTCAACTGGGCGCACCAAGCAAAGTAAAGTCACAATACTCCGATCTTGTAGAGGAGCCAGAGAAGTATAAAGAAAGCAGAGTTAGGTTAAAAAATTTTACAGGAATACCGGGTGCGCCTAGCTATGGAGGGTTTCCAAATAACCCATATAGTTATGTCAACCCCGACACCCAGATAAAACTTTTAGTCCCAGTTCCATCTGTGGACCCCAATAAACAACAATACCTTCATGTCTTGGCAGCAAAAAGATTAAAACTGCTAAATGAAAAATGGCAGAAAGACCACCCAACTAAAGAAGAACTCAAGCTTTGTAGTGGTTTTAGGCCAAATAGATTTCCTAAAGGTTCTCAAATAAAAAACCCTAAATCTTATCATCTTTTTTGTAAAGGAAAAGGTTATTGGTTGCCGAATATGTCGCCGTGGGGACCAGGCGCCGCTAGTCCTAGTGCAATGGGCTTGACCGGCTCTCTTGATCAAAGCAAGAGGTGTAATAAGTGGATTGCTTACTATTCACCTCACGAAACGGGTCTAGCAATGGATTTTGGAAACCACGGTTTAACGGCTTCATCGCAAGTAAAAGGGCAGAAAGAAACCCCACTATTTAAATGGCTCCAGCAAAATGCTCACTTATTTGGCATAACACCGCTCTTGCATGAAGCTTGGCACTGGGAGGTCAATGTACCAGTTGAGGCTTGGCGTACTGGAGAAGAATTTGTAGAAGGAGATGATTACGCTGTTAGGGTTAAGGGAGACGGAAAGCGAGGGGACATAATACAGTCGGCAGGCGGAACGGGTGTCGGAAACCCAAGCCAAACTCCTCCATGCCCACCAACAAGTCTTTTGGGAGGAGAAGAAGAAAAAAAACGAGTATTGCCAGATTTAAGAACATTCTCAGTACAAGAACCAAAATATGGAGCCGATCCAGGAGTTAAGTTTAAAGGACTGAGGGAGAGATCATTAGACAGTATTGTGAATATTGTTATACATGACACAGCGGGCTTTTGGAATACAGTTGAGGCACCGCCCGGAGTTGGGAAAAACGGCAAATCAAAAGAAAGATTGTGCATAGCAGTATTAGCAGAAAAAGGAGCAAGCGTTCACTTTACCATAGGAAGAGGTGGCGGAGTAAGGCAGCATGCCGATCTTAAAGAAAGGTGTGGTCATATAAGCGGTAGAATAAATCCAATATCTATTGGATTAGAATTTATCAACCCAATAAGCCTAACAAAAGACAAGGCCAAGAAGTTTGCCAAACAGACATTGGGAAAAAATGCTTTAGAGATGCACCCTATAATAGAAAAAGGAAATATATGGCCAGGAGGTGGAGCGAAGCCTTATTTTATCGCAAATACTTTCTATGCTTGCAAAGCACTATATGAACTAATAGATAAAATAATAAAATCGGAACATTGTAAAAACCTTCGTCATGAATACCCATGTACAGAAGGAGGAGCGCTCTACCATAAAGACGACCGCCATAGGCAACCAGGTATCTTTGCCCATAGAAGAGAACAGACAAACAGAACAGATGGAATGTTTGGCGAATATTATTGTGCGCGGAAGAAGTTGCATCCTGATGAGAGCTACGCGGAGTGCTGGTATCAAACGATGTCTGTGTTTATCGAGAAATCAAAGGGCAGCGATCCTAAAGCAGGTTATCCAGACCCAAAAACATACAAAAAAGACGGGGCAAAAAAGTTTGTTGAAGACGAACTAAATAGAGTTGCAAAGCTTTTGGTTGGAGAGGATAAGCCAGAGGCAGAAACACCGCCAGCAGAACCGCCACCAGAAACACCAGCAGAACCGCCTGCGGAGTGAACAACATAGTTTTAGAGATTTAGGAAATAAAAATGACGGTTATAAGAAGGACAAAAATTCTAGATGGATTGAGCAAAACAAAAAAGAAAAATCAATCCGCCGTTGCAGGTACTAGTAGAGACTGTATGACTCTGGGCAAGTGCGATACTGGCGACAGCCCTAAGTTAGATAATATTATTGATGATAGCGGAACACAGACATGCGAAATAATTTATTCTAATGCGCATAATGCTTCCATAGTGTTAGGCAGGGATAGACCAGGCCACGTCAATTCAGGATATGGCGGCAGGGGCGACTCTCATTGTGCATCCATTGATATAGTTGCTGGCAGGATGGCAAGCAAGGCAAAAACTGGAGTAGAAAGCAGCAGCGGCCTATACGAACAACTATATGTAAACCCAGACTTCAAGACTGATGCGGCTAGAATTTATATTAGTCAAAAAACAGATGTTGATAGAAACTTTAGACTACCACAAGGATCAATGCCTTATGCAACAACAAGATCGGCAATAGCCATGAAAGCAGATGGAATTAGAATAATTGCCAGAGAAGGAATAAAATTAGTTTCAGGAGCAGAGGAAATAAACTCTCAGGGATCTAAAATATCTACTGCTGTTTACGGTATAGATTTAATTGCAAACAATGATGATTCTGATTTGCAACCTATACCTAAAGGAGATAACCTACAAGAAGCACTAGAAACACTAGCCTCAAATTTAGATGACCTTGCAGGTATAGTTAATTCTTTCCTGATATCTCAGATGTACTACAACACAACAGTCCAACTTCACACACACAATTCTCCCTTTTTTGGAATTCCTGTTACTTTGTCTCCCAGCCTGCAAATCAGCAATCCACAAACCAACATTGATCTTGTAACAAAGTGTACTGCTGGTCTTTATTTTCATAAAGTTAACATGGCTTTGTGGAGATTGTCAAACTTGTCCCCAATGGGCGATAACTATATAAACAGTCTTTATAATAATACTAATTAGGAAAATATAAAATGAGCAACTTTGACCTACTAGAAAATGGTGTAGATAGACCCACAGAGAGACCCTCAGAAAGGTACGATAGACCACCGAGTGCAGAATCCTATAGAAATACTGAAGCAACCCATTTTGTTCACTTTGTTTGGGATGAAAATTGGGATGAAGAAAATTGGCAATCTTCTTCACATTTAGTGAGAAGAGATTTATCGGGCACCGATTGGGATATAGTTACAAAAGATTGCGCTATTTTATATAGTGATCTTCCAAACTTGGAAAGCTCTACAGTTGTTGCTAGACTATCCCACAAATCTTTAGTTAATGTTATTAGAGAAAGGGTTGGTCCGAGCGGACTATATCATTATGTTAGAGTGACGAATACAAACCCATCTGTAGATGGCCTTGAGGGATATATAAACTATGAGCATTTAACAAAGTTGCCGGGAATTGCCCCTTCTCTACCAGTTACATTTCGATGCATAAAACAACACGATAAAAATAGAGATTTTTGCTCGATAACCTCTACAAATTGGCATTCAACAACAGAGCCATATTTAGATACTTTTGATTGTAACTACAAAATAAATGTTGTAACTGGCTATTCCGACACTGGAGACGGCTCTCTAAAACAAAGAATGCAAGAGCAGATACCTAGAGGAGTTCAAGAGTTATTAGTTTATTATGATAAAGAAAGATCACCAGAGCAACTACAAAGACTATTGGGCGCATTTAGATTTGCGGAAGCTACTAGTTGGAACTTAGATCTACAAGATCAAGGTTCAAGATTGAAAGTTCTTGTAACTGTACCTGCAAGATATTTTGATGCAATACCAGACGCCTCATCAAAACTATCGTCAGTTGGAGATGGGGTTGTGAGATCTGCAACTCTGGAGTCCTCCAACATAGATAGAAGAATAGAAAGACTAGCTAAGAAAATGAGATCTTGGCATAGATCTTCAAGTTGGGAAAAGTCCAAAAGCCTGTACAGTGGCCCAGAGCCCTTCTATAAAGAATACAGTTTTTCTGAAGAAGCATCTAGGCTAGAAGCGTTTTTATCTGGCTTGAGAAGGCTATTAGCTCTAAACAGAAAAAGTATAAGAGCCAGATCAAACGATACAATAGAAATTGGTATGGATGCAGAGTATAAGCTATCTTATGTGTTGGTCAACGATGATAGTGGCACTCATAGAATGAAAATTGGCATTAACAAGCTAAAACAAATGGAGCCATTCAACCACCAAAGAACAATGGCTTATATTTTTTATCTTTATGAAATTTCTAATGAATTTAAAAGATCTAACGGTATTAAAGGAGGTTGGCCAGTATTTCTAAAGAAGTACACCTTCCCACCACCCAACCAACAACCAGCCTCTAAGAAGAAAAAATGTAAACCAACAATTAAAGATCCTTTCAAGTGTATGCCAAAAGAGTTTCAGGACTTTGCAAAAGGGCACCTTAATAATGTTAAGTGTGAAGATCTACCAGCAGAGATGAGAACCACCCCAATGAACTTGGGCTCCTCTGAAATAAATATGTTTTATGAAGCTCTAGAGAGTGGAGAGTGGAGCAATTACGAAGATAGGTTTGCCAAAGTTAGAACGCAAGCAGAAAATATAATTTCTAAAAAATCAATAAAAGAATTTAAAGAACAAATAAGAAGAGAAAACCAACAATTTGATGGAAGTTATGATTTTGTTGGTGATCCCTTTGTTGAAAGCCTAGACAAGCGCCTGCAAAAATATGGATCAGAAGAGTACGCTGAGGAATTTGAAAATAAATTATTTGACAAGTTTATGAAAGATGTTGTCGTTAAGGTGGATATAAAAGGCGCCATCTCAACTCTCCATCAATGTCTTTGTGATGAATTGCAAAGACAAGTTGATATTCTAATAAATAATTTACAAGACAGAGATCACCCAGCCGTTAGAGCAGCAGAGCTTACTGCAAGTGCTGCTGGGTGTGGCAATCCCTGTCAAGTCTTGCCGATTCTTTGCAGTTGTCTGCCAATACCTTGGCCCTTGAAGTTTGATTTACCGGCAAAATTCTCCATACCAGATATCATGAGATATCTGACCGCTGCAATTATTGATGCAATTATATCAGCAGCGTTTAAGTTTTTGCTTGATTTGATAAAAGCAATTATCTCTGAAACTATTAAATGTGATAGATCTTCTGATGTTTCAAGAGACTTCAAAAAGCAATTTGAATTAAATTATCCTTTTGCTGAAACAAACTTTTCAAAAGAAGAAATAGAAGACACGCTATCAAAAAATGAAATGCCCAGCGAGCTTGTGGATATAGATAAAATAAATTCTCTTATAACTGAGACTGTTTTATTGTTGACGCCTCGTGAATTTTGTAACTTGATCTCTGGAGAACCTTCTTTGTCTGCAATCGAAGCAGTATCATTTTTAATAAATGAGAGATACCCAGACTTTAAAGAAAATTTCTCAACTCATGAAAAAATAAAAACTCTATATTCTTCTATAGGGGACATGATAGACCCAGATATTTGTAGAAACTTAGATCAAATACTGGATTCTGTTCCAATAGAGCCGGGAAACTATATTTGTGATGAAACTAATTTAAGAAGCGATATTGCCTCTGGCAAAGCTACTCGTGAACAAATTGGAGAAATCATGATAGAGGCTTCAAAATGCTCTAGCGAGAAATTGGAAACAATAACTAATCTAACTAGAGATTTGGTAGCTGGCAATAGCATTATGGGTGCCTTAATGCCAGAGCTTATAAAGACACCAGCAAACCCAGGAGGAATAATACCAAGAGATCCTCCCCCTGTTTTATACATGACCAATCTTGCTAATGACTCAATTTTTAAAGGAGTTGAGAGAAGATTTTACACAGAAATGAATAGTCATGTCCCCACTCTTATCACCACAAAGCAGATTCCTAGGGGGACCGGTGAGGGGTTTGTGAAATTTTTTGAAGACAACGGTTTCGCAGGGGAAGGTGACGCAGATCTGCAAAAGAGTCTTGGAAAAACAATTGCAGACGGGCTTGGAGAGATATTGACATACGAAGCGGTACGCCGGGAGGATTATGTTGATACATTAAATTTAGCTTCTCTAGACATTCCAAGTAGATCAATATATCCAAGTGTAACCTCTGAGCAAAACTTCTCTCTTGGAGATAATCTATATGAATTGTTTCCAATACCCGGATTTAGCAACGGCTCTATAAATCAAGACCTCAGTCCACCAATAAGACAAGAAAGCTTGAGAGTGGAATACAATATCTGTGGAGAGACCGTTTCATCAGTTAACTTTAGCAGTATAAGAGATGCCTATTCCGTTAGGATACAAGATACGCAGGATGCTACAAGAGGGCCATTGGACCTGATGACTTTCGATGGCAAGAAAAAGATAAAAGATAATATCTTAGCACTTTACGAAGATTTTATAACTAGTGGAGAATACTCTCCCTCAAGAGAGTTACTATCGGTTATTTTATCTAATAAGTGGGCTTCTTTATCTGGGGCACCGGATAGCCTAAAAGACAAGCTCAAAGATCCAACATATGGTCTGAATAAGTTTCATGCAAATACCTTGTTTCAATTCGAAACAAATAAAATTTTATCTAGATTGGCAAAGATTTTCTCCAAATCTAGATTACTAGACTCTAGAAGAGTTGACTTTTTGCCGTTGCTGGGTAATGCAACAACTTTTGATGAAGCATTTGAAAACCTTAGATCAATAAGATTTAGCCCTGATCTAGATTGTGAAATAAAAGAACCTGGGCTTTTAAATCTTGATGACGTTATGTCTAAAGTCTTTAACTATTACAATAACGATCTACAGCAAGACCCTTCCATAAGATATGTCAACTCTTCAAACTACGGAGTGATCATGCTAATAGTCAGGGTTATCTGCATACATGAAATATTAAATTCTGTATTTACTTTTGCACAATTTAGAGCCGAGAACATTTTAGAATCTGAATTGATGGTTCATTATTTACTTTCTAAATTTAGAAAAGAAATAGCAACTCAAACTTTTGTAAATCATCCAAATTTTTATGAAGAATTGAGATCTACTATTGGTGTTCTAATTGCACAAAGAAAATTTGTCGAGAAAGAAGACTTTGCTGATCCCTTTACCAATGAGCCTGTCGATGTAAGACTAGACCCTAGGTATGTTATGGAGCTAGTCCAATCAACTCAGCACGACCCAACAGGACTAATAGAAACTATTGACCTAGAGGAGCTTGATGGCGGTGAATTAGATTACAATCCTAATGGCTTAGATAGTGTTTTAAATTGCTATATTGCTGGGGTTGATCAACGGGAAGAGTCCGTTAATGAGTGCGTTCCACAAACAGAATCCGACGCTCTTAATGAAACATCAGACGGGACGCCAGTAAATTCAGGTAACGAGGAAATCTTAAACGATACAAGTGTCGCACAGCAAGACATGAGAGGCGGTAAAACTCCCGTAGGGTTTATGGAGTTCTTTGTAAAAGAACAACTTAAAGCAATTTCTGGTGAGTTGGAAGTTTTATTGGGGACCGAAATAAATGATATTGATCAATATATGATTAATGGAATATCACGAACGACAGACGTGCAGTCTTTTTATGCTGGCGATGGCTTCGATCCAAGACCACAAAACAGGCTATTTTTACAAAGTTCTAGAAGGGAAGGATCAATTAGTTTAGCCGCTGTTGCAGAATCAGAGCTTAGAGAAATATACGAGGTGTATAAGCTTTATCTGGAAACAGGCTCTTATGATACTAATTTTTTCTCTAGATTGTCAAGAATGCATCGTCGAGGTGAAATTTCTGATCAGGTATACGAAAGATATATGTCACCTAGAAACATCACTGTAGAAAATAGAAATAGAAATATCATTAGGGACTTTGCGACCGGCGCGGCTGTCGGTGCTAGAGCGGGCGCGGTGACGGTGGGCGGAGCATTGGTCGGAGCATTCGTTGGGGGGTTTGTAGGTGCTTCAAGAGGAGAGCGGAGGAGAGATAGGGATAGAAGACAAGAATATTTCCAAGACAGGGACGAAGTGTTCGCCCTTTTGATGGAAGACTTGCAATCTTTATTTGTGCCCACTAGTCAACAAAGGATATTGAATAATAAATTTGATTATTTACAAAATGGTGGCTTTATAACCGAAAGGTATGTAAGGGTGCGAGATTTAAGCGAACAAGAGTGGAATGAGTTAATAGATAATCCAAACACCCCAGAGACAAAAGAAATAAAACAACTTTTGAAAGAAAAAATACTTGGTAGGCATGGAACTCTAAAAGGGGTTGTTTCTTTGCAGGACTGGTATCGATTCAATTCGGACCTTGCAGACTTTCTTGTCAATCAGACAATAAGCCCTTATGACAATATTCGGACAATAAACCCTCGCGTCGCCGCAGTAATCCTTAGAAAAGTCAACACTTGGTATAAAAGCGTAAAGTTTGGCAAAAGAATGTGTTATGTCTACCCTCTTCTTGAAGGTCTGAGTGGGGATGGCGATCAAGTCCAGTATCTACCGCAATTAAAAGAAGCAATAAATACCCTGCAAAGAGATATGCTTAAGCCAGAATTTTTTGACCAAGCAAGAAGAGAAAAAACTTTTATTTCCTTTGAGAGTGTTCAGACAGATTTTAGCGTGACAAACATCACAGAAACAGGAGACAGTATAGGTAAAGAACTCTCTGTTGCTAGGGATTATATAATTTTTACAGTACCAGTTGTTAGTGCCGAGATGGAATTAACACTAGACTCCTTTAGAGGTTCTGGATTTGATTCTTCTGATTATGATTCATTTAACATTTATGATCCATTTAACAATATGGACCATAATCCATATGTAAAAATGTATGAAGATCTATTTGAAATCAACTTGACAAATCAAATACTCAACAAAGATGAATACAAAGCAATATTTGACTATATATTCCCTCTAGATAGATTTGTTTCTTTATTAACTATTTATACTGCTGAGTATGTTGCTGGTTTGCCAGGCAGAAAAGAACTATTTGATGGAACTAAAGAGTTACTATACAACATGTACGAGGCTTTAAGAAAGTCTCTAAGTGAGGAATGGTGGCACAAAGAAGAGCGTAGATTTAAAAAATGGGAGAAACCACTAGATTTATCGGTCCCCGGTATTCTATTCATGACTCCTTGGAAAATTCTACAAGCACTCTTAACTCTTGTTCCTCCGTTAGATTGGTTCTTGGGCAAACTGAAAGACAGAATCCCAGCACTACCGCCTTACAGAAGGGGCAAAGAGGAGCCGTGCCCAGAAGATAGGGCAGAAAGATGAGGGAAACTAAATGCCAGGTATATCTCCAAAACTACCATTAGTCAAAGATCCAGTTGATGGCTTTCTTCTTACCAAAAGTTATCGTGAGGCAATAAAACAAAATTTTAAAATGCTAATGTTGACTTCTCCCGGCGAAAGAATGATGGAACCAGATTTTGGAGTTGGGCTGAGAAGGTTCTTATTTGAACCTTTCGATAGTTTTGTTTTCGACGACATAGAAGAAAAGATTTATGAACAAGTTCAAGAGTATATGCCATTTATAGAAATTGTAAATATTGTTTTTAACGATCCACAAACAGAAGAATATGAGAATCTTTTGGGGATTCAAATAGATTATTTCATAACTCCAATCGGAGAAATGGCTACATTAGACTTTTTCCCTAGTTAGTGAGGTTTTGACATGTCAGATAAACTAGTACCTATAGATTACACAAGTAGAGATTTCGCTTCAATAAAAGGGGATCTAGAAGAGTATGCTAGGAGATATTACCCCGACACCTTCAGAGATTTCAGCGAAGCCAGCTTTGGCTCTTTAATGCTGGACACCGTAGCTTATGTCGGAGACATCTTATCTTTTTATTTGGATTTTCAAGTTAATGAATCCTTCTTACACACTTCAATACAATATGATAACATTGAAAGAATAGGCAGGCAACTTGGCTACAAATACAGGATGGCGCCTACGTCACATGGTATTTTAGCCCTATACATAACAGTACCAGCAAATACGAACGGACTTGGACCAGATACTGATTATTTACCAATATTGAGATCGGGTGCTACTTTTTCTTCAACTAACGGCTTGTCTTATACGCTCATAAGCGAAGTTAATTTTGCAGATAGTAATAACGAAGTTGTTGTTGCCAATGTAGACCGAGAGACAGGCATACCTACTTCATACGCAGTTAGGGCTTATGGACAGATAATTTCCGGTATTAATAATAGCGTTTCTATTGAAACAGGAGGGTTTTCAAGATTTAAAAGAATACAAATCCCATCCAGAAACATATCAGAAATATTATCTGTCGTAGACTCCGAGGGCCATACATACTATGAGGTAGAGTATTTATCACAAAATACAGTATTCATAGAGACCCTTAATAGAGGCAGCGACAGAGAAACTGCAAAAACAATTTTAAAGCCAGTTATAGTCCCCAGAAGGTTTACCGTGGAGAGCACGCCTACTGGGGTTTACTTGCAATTTGGATACGGATCAGAAGAAAACTTAAGTAGCAACCTTATCACAGATCCAAGTGACGTTCTTATGGATGTTCATGGAAAGAACTATACAGCAGATAGCTCCTTTGATCCAACGAGATTAACACAAACAGACAAATTTGGAATAGTACCAGTCAACACAACATTGGTTGTGACATTTAGATCTAACCCGTCTGTTATTGTAAATTCTGGGACAAATACGATCAATACTCCAACCTCATTTAATTTCGTCTTCCCTGCCTTGCAAGAGGGCAAATCACTTAGTGATGCCGAAATCAATTCAGTTATTGATTCTCTAGAATGTACTAACCAAGAGCCCGTTGTTGGTGGAACTTCGACACCTTCGTCTACAGAGTTGAAACATAGAATCTTTGCACATCATGCTGCGCAAAACAGAGCCGTTACAAGGAACGACTATAAAAGCATGATCTATAGCATGCCAAGCGGTCTTGGATCGATCAAGAGAGTTAATATCGTACAAGACACAGATAGCTTTAAAAGGAACTTAAATATTTATGTTTTATCGGAAGATTCGGTCGGCAACTTTATAAGATCAAATACGACCATAAAGGCTAACTTAAAAAATTGGATCAATAGATATAAAATGATTAATGATACGGTTGATATTCTTGATGCGTACATTGTCAATATAGGGATAGAATATACAGCCGTCGCAATGAGAGGTGCAAATAGATTTGATTTAGTTGAAACTGCAAACGCAATACTTAGAGAAAGAATTGCTAGAAGAAAGATGGATATTGGAGAAAGGTTTTATATTTCCGATGTATATGATATTCTTAAATTTGTCCCCGGCTTGTCTGATGTTGTGGATGTTACAATAACAAGAAATGTTGGAGGAAGATATTCTGATACAACTTTCTTTTTAGATGAGTTTATAGACCCAGACGGAAAATACATTGATATTCCAGAGAACGTAATTTTAGAAATTAAATTTCCAAACGCAGATATAAAAGGAACTATAAGATAATGGCAATCAAGAGATACCTCGCATCTAAAGACAACACTATAACAAATGCATTTAAATCCAGCCTCATACTTAGAGGAACGGGTTCAAATATGGGCCTTTCTGATGTTTCAGAGGTATTCTCTATTTACGGTCAGCAAAGCACTTCATCAATTGAAAAGTCTAGAATCTTAACAGAATGGGATATTAGCACTATCCAGTCAGATAGAGATGCGGGAGATATCCCGGCTAGTGGAAGTGTGAATTTCTTTCTAAATTTATATAACGCAAAACACTCTTTTACTTTGCCGAGAGAATTCACTTTGGTGGTTCACCCAATCTCAAGATCTTGGGATGAGGGAAGAGGTCTTGATATGGATGAGTATTCCGATCTGGGCTATTCAAACTGGATTGTCGCCTCTAGCTCTTCTTCTGGTCTAGTAAACTGGACTACTGAAGGCGGAGATTTTCACACTTTGCCTTATACGCCCGGTGCAACCTTGCCTTCATTTTCACAACATTTTGAAAAAGGCACAGAAGATTTGAGCATAGACGTAACTTCTCTAGTGGAAGAGTGGCTGGATGGCACAACCGATGAAGCTAGGAAGAACTATGGAGTTGGCGTTTTCCTAACAAGCAGTCAAGAGAATGGGTCCGAGAAACAAAGTTTTTATACTAAGAAATTTTTTGCTAGGGGAACTGAGTTTTTTTATAAGAGGCCGATCATTGAAGCGAGATGGGATGATTCTAAGAAAGATAATGCAGGCAATTTCTTTTTAAGCAGTTCTCTAGCCGACGCTAGTGATAATTTAAATACTTTATTTTTATATAATTTTGTAAGAGGTCAATTAAAAGACATCCCAAGTGTCGGTTCTGGAGATATCTTTTTAAGTGTCTATTCAACTCTGGGTGGAGATAAAATAACTCTACCAGTTGGATCGGGTGTTGTTTCCAATAACGATGTTAATGTCACAGGAAGCAGAGTCGAGGCTGGAATATATTCCGCTAAGTTTGCCTATACTGGATCTGCAACAACAATCTACCCAGTATGGCATGACGGAACAACAGAGTTTTTCACAGGATCAGCGATATCAGTAAATAGCTTGTCTTCACTTAGCTACAATCCTAATCCCAAGTATGTTTCAAATATAACTAATTTAAAGGCAATCTATGATACAGACGAGAATGCTCGTTTTAGATTGTACATCAGACAAAAAGATTGGAGTCCAACTATTTATACAAAGGCAACAGAGAATATTGAGACCGAAATAGTTGAAGACGCTTATTATAAAATATTTAGAATAATTGATGAGTTAGATGTGATACCATATGGCACAGGAAGTTTAAATCACACAAGATTGTCATATGACGTGTCAGGAAGTTATTTCGATCTAGATATGAGTCTCTTGGAGCCTGAGTATGCATATGGAATTAAGTTTGTTTACTTTGTAAATGGTGCGTATCACGAGCAAAAAGAGCTATTCAAATTTAGAGTAGAATAACATGTCAATTAAAGATCTTTTTCAACCCAAAAGAGCCCTTAAAGTTTTATCCCAAAAAAGTGTGGAAGAAGTGGCATCTGATGTCGAATCAGTCGAGTATCTAAGATTAGCCATTCAAGATAAGAAAAGATTCTTTCCACAAGTCGATTTTTCAAGACCAGGTACTTTTTCAAAGTTTGGGTCAGCGGAAGAATATTTCGAATCTTCTATCTTCAGAATATACGCGCAATATCCATATGACGGCTCCTTAAAAGAAAAGTTACAATGGGAACTAAGCTCTTCGTATTTGGATCTTCATATATTTGAAAACGAGTACCCTAGGACTAATGGCTACGCTATTTTCTCACCAAGCGGGTGGGGTACTCTTCAAACAACTGTAGGTGATTATGGAGAGTCAAATAGTGATGAGTATATCACCTTAAAGGGTGGCCCCAACAAAGATCCCAACACGTCAGAAACAAAAAAGATTTTTCCATCAGACGGTGGCATTGCAAACATTTATGACACCTCCAATAATAGAGAATCTAACTTAAAATTTGATCTTAGAAATAACGGCGTTACCATTGAATTCTGGTTTAAGCAGGACTCTTTTAATGTTGCAGATACTAAAAAGCAAGTAATTTTTGATCTATGGAACGGGCAGCCTTCTTCAAGTGCTGATTACGGAAGGCTAACGCTAGAAATATCAGGCACAGCCGCCTCTGAGTCTCCTTTTTATGTCACGGCCCAATCGGGTACAGCGGGCTGTTTTAATGAACAAATTGGCTCTTCTATCGCAGGGACTGGCTCTTTAGAGACTTGGAAGCATTACGCCTTCAATTTTACAAAAAAGATTACAAGCCCCTTTTCTTCCAATGTTCAAGTGAAGTTTTATGTAAACGGGGATCTCAATTCAACTCAATTATTGGGAACCAAAGGGATTAACGAAGTAACTGGGGATTTAATAGCAAATATTGGAGCCTTGAGGACTTCTCCATCTGGAAACATATTCCACAACCAAGAAATGGAAGGATGGGGCAAACTATCTGGCTCCATAGATGAATTTAGATTTTGGAAAACAAGTAGAAGTTCAAAGCAGATCGGCAGATATTGGTTCTCCCAAGTTGGCGGAGGGACAAATACAGACCTTGCAAATACAGATCTGGGCGTTTACTATAAATTTAATGAAGGCATAACAGAGAAATCTTCTATTGATTCTGTTGTTTTGGACTATTCTGGTCGCATAACTAATGGAACGTGGACTGGGTATACTACTAGTTCTAGAAACACTGGGTCTGCGATGGTGCTGTCTAATGCAGCCGAAAGAGAATTTAAAGACCCTATCATTAGAACAAATCACCCAACTTTAAGTGACTTTATCACTTCCAAGAAATTAGATGGTAAGGCATTCGATAGCTATAATTCTTCACAACTTTATAAATCTTTGCCTGCTTGGGTGCTAGAGGAGGACGAAGAGCACTCTGCTAATATTAAAAAATTAACACAAATAATGTCAAATTATTTTGACACTTTGCATTTGCAGATGGACTTGTTTCCTCACATACAAGATGTAACTTATCCCTCTGGATCGCTTACTGGTATTAGTCGCCCCCTTCCTTTCTCAAAAGATCTTTTAACGAGCAGGGGACTTATCACGCCGGACATCTTTGCAGATGCAACGGTTTTAGAGTATATTGGTGATAGAGATGAAGATAGGGAATATGAAAACGACCTTGAGACAATAAAGAATACAATTTATAAAAATATTTATAATAACTTATCTTTTATTTTTAAGTCCAAAGGAACAGAAAAGTCTTTTAGAAATCTCATTAGATGCTTTGGTGTAGATGATGAACTAGTGAAAGTAAATATGTATGCCAATGAATATACATATACTTTCGAAAATAACTATAAACATATATCAAGGCGAACAAACTACGCCGATTTTAATCACCCAACAAGATTCAACGCAACAGTTCACCAATATCCAGACTCAAACAACGTCAATACTGTATCTTACATAAGCGGGTCTAAAAGTGATTACTTAGAGCAGGGACTAGCGATTACTTTTGAGACCGAGGTTCTTTTCCCTAAAACATTTGACAAATCCTCAGTACACTTTTTTGATCCTCCTGGGTTGGTATCGAGTTTGTTTGGTGCTCACACGGCAGACACTAGCTTATCAGATACGGACACTACGACCGCCACTCCAGATGTTGCCAATTTTCAAGTATTTTCTGTCAGAAGAGATGAAACTTCTAAAGATGTTACGTTTAAACTAACAGGCTCTGCTGGCGGATATTTCCCAGAGTTAACAAGTAGTATCTTTGCAGACACTTATGATAACGAAAGATGGCTCTTGGCTGTTAGAGTTGCGCCAACAAAGTTTCCGAATGTAGGTCAACTAGACGGCGATGACGATACATATACAATAAATTTTTATGGTGTCAACACTACATTCGGAGACGTTAGTGGCGAGTTTGAATTAACGGGAACAATACCTAGCAGCCAAGGACTAGAGATTGTATCAAATCCAAAAAGATTTTTTATAGGTGCCCATAGAGAAAATCTGACAGGATCGGTTCTAAACAAAACTGATGTAAAAATAAGCAATTGCAAGGTCTGGTATGATTATATATCTAACGAAGATCTAAAAGCACACTCTCTAGATCCAGCGAGCTTTGGTACATCAAACCCTTCCCGTAGGGCTTTCCTGCATGAAGACAACATTGGAAAGAAGTCTATTTCGCAGGCAGAGACTTTAGCATTACACTGGACATTTGAAACAGTAACCGGCTCAGATAGCGCAGGAAAGTTTTTAGTACCAGACTTATCTTCAGGCTCAGTGCTCGATGAAAATAGACATGGCTGGATTAGCAAAATTACAAATAGACAGCACTCTGGGCAGGGTTATGGATTCCAATCAAACTTTACAAGCTCTATTGATAAAGATTTTATATTCTCATACAAACAGCAATTGCCTGAGATTCTTTCTAGTGAGGACACAGTAAACATTGTTAATCAAGATGACCTTGTTTTTACTAGAGAAAACAGACCTCAAAGCTTTTTCTTTGCAATCGAAAAAAGCATGTATCAGGAAATTTCCTATGAGATCCTAAAGATGTTTTCGACAATGAAAGATTTTAATAATCTTATAGGAGAGCCTGTTCACCGATATCGACAAAGCTATAAAAGTCTTGAAAAACTAAGACAACTATACTTTGAAAGAGTCAGAAACACACCAGATTTTGAAAGATTTGTTGATTTTTACAAATGGTTTGATGATTCATTATCTGACTTGATAAGACAACTAGTGCCAGCTTCTGCAATGATGTCAGAAGAAATAATGACTGTAGTTGAAAGTCATATTTTAGAAAGAAACAAATATTGGCATAAATTCCCAACTTTAGAATCGCAACAAATAGAACCTGAAGCTGGGGCACGAGGAATAAACGAGCTTTCTTATAACTGGAAAATTGGCCATGCACCAGTGTCTAGTAGAGAAAGTGATAATTGTTTTTGGTGGAACCAGAAAGCAGAAAGAGAAGGGGTCGTATCAAGTGGCGATGCGGGGGCCGATTCTAGTAGAGGGTCTATTTTATCTGCTAGTTTGCAAGTATTCAACAGAAAATTGTCCACCCCACACAAATTAGTTGTCGGAGAATCTTCTGTTATAAAGTCTGGCGTGTCAATTCACCACAACAACAAGGCCGATTTTTTCAAATCTGAAATCTCCACGCTTGGAACGCCAAAGACAATAACTGCATCTTTTGATAATTATTTTAAAGATTGCAACGATGACAGACCAGAGACAGAAAAAACAAAAATATCTCTAAGTGTTGAGGATTTAAGTGTTTTAGACGGAGAGGCTAAAGGAGAAATGGTGTTGCCCTTCTCCGTATTCAGCTCTTCTGCAAACCCTCTTTTTGCAATTTCAACAGACAAAGAGATAACAAATCTTCATAAAGATTATTCCAATAAATCATATGAAACCCCACTTCAAGGTCCGTTCACTCAAGAACATGTCGGTGGCCTACAGCATAGAAACATAGGTGCAATTGATTTTCTAGCCAATACAGATAACAATACAATCAATAGCAGACCTGAAGGTTTTAGAATTAGAATAAATGGAAGCACTGTATATGTTGATGGTGCTAGCAAGGGCACTGACGGGGTTACAAACCTAAACCTGCCAAGAGCAATTTTCTTTAGGGATGAGACCTCCAAAAGACCAGTAAACATAAAAAACATAAAGTCATCTACTTCAAATGGCATCTTAGGCAACTACACCGAAGATCACGAGATAGTGCAAACATCAAATAGGAGAATAAACAATTCTTGGTTTACCTATAGTGGCAGCGCAGAAAATCTTGAGACACCAAGTGTCTTGGCTGATTTGGATTCTTTTGTAATAGGGACTGGTTCTTTCTCATCTCTAGAAGCCACAGAATATACCAAGCCACAAAGAGGCAAGAATAAACATGTTATCGTTGAAAGATTCTCAGCCCCCGGCGGTCCAGAAACAGCGGGTGATGCCAATGGCGGTATTGGACTAGATGCCTTATCTGCGGAATATTCAATCTATAACATGATGAATTACCGCAACAACATTGTTAGAACATCACTAAACGATAGATCGATTGAGCATGCAGGTCAATTTGGAACAAGGCAAGGCACATCAATTAGTGAATTGGATTACGATAACACTGCTGCTTTCCACAAAGTAAATCGTAACACCCTTAGAAGAATAGAGTTGAGTGGTTCTAACGACACTATTGTCACAGGAACAGTGAGAGACAATCTTTTCATTCAGCACCCTATTCCTCAAGGAGATTTAGGGTATGCTTGGATTACTGCCTCTGCAATTAGCGCACCACTAGGTTACGCTAGGGATTCAAGACAATACCCAACAGCAGCAGATACAATTACATTTCTGAGTGCTAGCTCTTTTGGCCTCTATGACGACGGAGGAGACATATATTTTGGAATCGATGAGGTAGAGGCAGGGCTCAGCGGATATCCAATGTTTTATAATTTTGATTTTGTTGGATTAAACATAGGACTGAGCGAGCCTATAGTTTCATCAACCAACACTATTGGATTAGATTCTAGTGAAGATGTTGCAGAATATATAAACAGAACAGTTGCAATTAGTTTGGGACCATATGACGACTATCGAGCCCGCGTATTAAACTCTATTAACCTTAACAGAAACGGCCCTTATGGATATCCAACCTTCAAACAAATTAGAACTGGTGAGCATAAAGTAGCCAGAGACCAGAGGAAAAATAACAGACTAGACCATATTACACCAGCTAGGAGAACTAGGGTATTAGGTAGAGAAATCGCAATACCACCTGTTAAATCAACGGTTATAGAACCCCCTCTTTCTTCAAGATTCAAGCCAATGTCTCATACATTACGAATGGAAACTAGAATTGAAGAAGGCGAGAGCGAAGAAAAAGAATTTATTCTTAAGCATACATATGCAAATAACTTGACTTATTTTGCAAACAAGTTCCTTGATGATAGGTTAACTAAATTTGATGGCTCACCGCTACAAAATAATATCAGGCAGATCTATAACGAAATTACAGATCTTTATATCCGAGCAGATATGGACGACATGAGAAATCCAGTAAGCGATTTCATTTCTCTAAGATATAAAGAGACAATTTATCCGAGAGAAGAAAATACTTTCTTGAATAGAACAAGAAGCAGGGTAAACTACGACGTAGCAGAAATATTAAAATGGAGAAGCTCGCGGATTGATCGAGCCTCTGGTTCCTTAACAAATTCGCTTGGAGAGCCGCAAACTGCTAGTTTATGGCCTCTAGATGGCCGCTTTGATGGAACTGGCTTTACGTCTGCAACAACTCTTAGGGTCGATCAAGTCGTGGCTGGCGCAGCGTCACCTGGGCTAGACAACTCTGGCGAACTGTTAAACACCTATACACAGTTCCATAACGGGACACCTGCAAACGTTAAGCCCAGTCCTCTATATGCTCGCAGGGATTTATATTATTCTGGTAGTGGAGAGGTTTTTGCTTGCGGCGATGCTAACTGGCAAGCAGCAGAACAATCCGGTAAGTATCCTTTTTATGATACATATGATGATTTCTCTGAGGAAATTAAAAGATATGGAAAAGATTATTCCATCGTACCAGAGTTTAGAATATCAGATCACATGGAATATTTTCTCAATGAAACTGAGCTTCCTGATGATCCTAGGGGTTTTAGGACAATAATAGACGACCTCTTTAAGACGGAGGGCGCAAGCATAACTTCTAGTGCAGACCCCTCTTTTATTGAAGGAAAAGGTTTTTATCAAGTCTATTCTACTTCTGACTTTTTAAAATACTTTGATATTCTTGAGGCAGACCATAGTGCAAACGAACAAATAGGTGGCGCAAATTCAATTAGGCTGACATGCAAGGCCATTAAGAAGTTTAGGCCAAGAGAAGGCTTCTACCCCGCACAAAGAACTATGCAATTGGCAACTTTGTTTAGCAAGTCTTTTGGAAAATATACAAACCTTGAAGGTTCTGACGCAAACTTTAGAACAATGATGCAGCCTTTCTTTGCCCCTGGTATTATGTACAACTCAATAAAGTCTGGTGTTGCTGTTGATTATCCCGTTTATTTGCAGCCTTATGATAAGTTTGTAATTGATGATTCCCTGTCTGTGGGTACTGCTGCTTGGACTCAACTTGCCCTATATTCCGCTGGCGGATATATCAGTACTGGATATCCGCCCTTTTACGGCAGAGCTGCAAATTTGGGAAGATACGGAAGCTTAAATGGCAGTAACAAAAAAGAATATGTTTTAAGCTCAAGCTTCCAGGCTAGAGTGCCATTTGAGGCAATCTTAGACCCATCAATAATTTCTAATGCCCCAATTCATGATAATGAGCCTCACATTAGTGCGTCTTTAAATTCAACTGCTAGTTTTTATGGTGGGCCAACTATTAATCTTTATTCGCTCGCGGCCCACAACTTTACGGCAGAAGTGGCTAGTTTCTATTTGAAGGGTGGAGGGTTCACCTCAATAACATCTAAATCGTCAAGAACACCTAGCTTTTTAACAGTTGAGAAAGTGGGAAATGAGTATAAAGAATACTCTATGGATGTTATCTTAACAGCACAATTAGGGCAACAGACTAGTGTTGAAGTTGGTAGCCTTTTTGGAGGAACAACAGAATATGACATTATAACAAAAACTATAGAGATGTATGATAACCCAACGGCTTTTGGTCCAATCTGCAATTCAAACTCAAACTCAGGCTCTTTGGAATACGAAGTTGGTGTGCTGGTTGGTACTCCTCTTCATAGTATTACTGCATCATATGTTGATGTTACGCCATTTACTCCACCATATTATAATGGTTTTTCAAGAGTAAGGCTAACATACAAGCCAACATTTGACAGAACAACCTTAAGGGGCTTATTGACAAACATAACAGCCTCTTTTTATAGAGGTTCGATTATGAACTCTGGTTCTTCCGCAGTTTGTGCAACAGACGCAATGCAAATAACAGCATCAGTAAATGTATTTGACCCAGCTAAGTGCATGCTTACAGATAAATTAGTAGAGTTTGATGAATTAGGAAATATTATTTCAATAAAAGAAGATCCCGATGCTGGGGATAGGTGGGTAATCTCTACAAAGTTCGAGACACCAGTATTAGATTTTTCAAACGCGGAAAGAGACATTCCCTCTGATGGTAGCGAAGATCGGGGTGTTGTTCCAAAAGGCATGTGGCACCAATACGGAGAGATACCAACAGGGGAAGAACAAGGCATCTTTTTGCAAATTAAAAACATACCAGAAAGCGAGAAGGACAACATAAATCTTACTGGTTCACTTGCAGATCTTGTTGGTTTCGACAACCAACAAAGAACAAAAAAGATTGGACAATTGCCAGATTCAAAAGAAGTTTATGAAGCAATTGTTGCGATACCTTTCCTTGAGGGTGAGAATGGAGAGCAGAGATTTTTACCCATTCCAAGGCAAGAAGTGGACGCTTCGCTGCTAAACTTAACTAACGTACTTAATGTGCAAGCAAGGCCAGTTCTGAATAGTCCAATCACACCAGAACTCCCATCTGCAAATTCTGTTACAAATATGGTGAGAAAAATGCAAAAATATGTGTTCCCACCAAGATTTGATTTCTTGACTTACTCTGACATAGATCCTTTTGCTATGTATATTTTTGAATTTAAACATGTATTCTCAAAACAGGACTTGGCAGACATGTGGCAGAACCTAAGCCCAGCGTCTGCCACAAGTTTTCAGGTTGCAGAGTCCGCGATTCAGCATGATATTCTTGCTAGGGAACTGATTAGCTCGGATGATATAAATGGCATGACGGCTAGCGGTAAATTGAGATGGATGGTGTTTAAGGTAAAACAGAAGGGCTCAAAGAACTATTATGAAAAAACACTAGCAAACTCAGATGATGACAGGTTCAATGTTGCGCTACCTGGTAGAGATGATGTTGTTCCTGAATATAGTTACAACTGGCCTTATGATTATTTTTCACTAGTGGAGCTAATTAAGCTAGAAGCAGAAGTCGAGTATACCAAGAAGGAGTAGTAGCATTGACTTTCTTTAATAGAAAAGAAGAAGTAATAGACATAGAACTAACACAGTTTGGCAAACACAAGCTATCTAAAGGCATGTTCAAGCCCGCTTATTATGCTTTTTTTGATGATGATGTAATTTATGATTATAAGTTTGCTGGTATTACCACAGAGACTCAAAATCAAATAACCGACAGAATCAAAGAAACTCCAAGACTTAGAACTCAGTATGCATATAGTGGAATAGAATCTGAGATAACAAAAAATATAGCCGACATAAGAAGAGAAAATACAGTTGGAGATAGATTAGAGTTCTTGATGATCCAGCCAACAGCAGAAAAGCATTTCAACAGTGCATCACCAATTGGCAATTCACAACTAGGAACTCAGAAATCTCCAACATGGCAATTAAATTTTCTAAAAGGCACAATAAGTGGATCTGTGTCAATACAAACCAATGCAGAGCAACCGTCTTTGAGAATACCTCAAGTAGATGTAGAGGTAAAATATGTAACCAATGTGCTTAGAGTTGATCAAGTGCCCGAAGAAAATGAAGCTTGGAATGATTCTGCTACCGATACAACATTAAATATTGAATTTGAAGATGGAACAGATATACATGTAAAAGAAGATTATGTGGTCCTGCAAGTTGAAGAGCTTAACAGTTTAAACTTAAATAAAGAATTTGATATAGAGGTCTTTAAAGTAGAGAAAGAAGTTGTAAATGGCGAAACAACTGATAGAGAAATGCTGATCCCGCTCAAGTTTCAACCTGATTTCCAAAAAAATTATAGAATTACTGATAACAATGTTTATGTTCCAACAAGAACTAGAAGACAAGAGATATATGCTCCTGAAAGAGATAACGTTGAATATTTTCTAGACATAGATATAGATTCGCAAATTGATTCTCAATTGATGTGTGAATTGAAACCAGCAGACAGGACAAAGGGTCTATATTCTAAAAGATTCTACGAGTGTGAAGATGTGGTGCAGGAAGTTGACAATATTTATGAACCAGAGTCTCCTTATGAAGACCCGTGTGAGGACTAATGGCTAATTTAAGATTTGATACAAGAAGTATATTGGGGACTTTAGTTCCTAATGCCTATATTGATAAGATTACTCTAGAATCTAGTGGCGATGTTAATGTAGAGAAAAATCCTCATATTGATGAAGTTGCATCTTTTGGGCAGCGAAATATTAGAACAACAACTGACGAGCTAGGCCAACAGTTTATATTGACTGATGAAGAAGAAACAGAGCAATTTGACGAGAACCAAGTCCTTGGCGGCGCAGGGTCTTTTTTAACAGTCAAAGTTGACGTGCTTTTAAAAGATATTATAGAAGACAACGCCATCTCTTCTTGGCTGGAACAGCGCGATGTTCTTGCGCAGACCCCAAACCTACTTTCACTTCTTAATGTTGCTGCAATTGTTAGTACAGATAAAGATATAACAAATGTAATTTTAAGATCTAATAATTCGATTGCAGATATGGTCTTTGGCGGGGCAAGCTTAAAATCCAACATAATAAGCTATATATCCCCAAGAATTGGCATAAAATCAGATCAAATATTAAACAACCCAGCATATCAAAGAATCCTAGACACTAGGGCAGAAGGCAACAGGCCGCGCTGCGAAGAGAACATAAGAGCAGAGTCGATTAGATTCAGAATATCTAATAGTAATATTGGCACTCGTGGAAGGTCAGAAATACAAGAAACATCAGACGGAGTTAGAATTAGAAATTTTAATATAAGATTTCAATTTACAGATATAAAAAATATAAATCCAAATGATTTAGATATTTTTGTTTTTGCATACATTGATATAAATAATTTTTCAGAACAATTACTTGGATTAGATACGCAATATAACTATAATAGATCTGCTTTACAATTTGCCACTGGCAATGCCGCACATAGATCTATTATATCCAATGGGTCAATTGTCAGAAATGCTACTGCATTTAGAAAGTCAGATGGATCTTTTTGGATAGGGCCAGTTCACCAAATGCCCAACGGTGCATGGATGGCGGGGGCTTCTCATGGGGGAGGAGGTCCAGAAATATTTTTAGAAAAAGTAGTACTGCCTAACATATCCATCCAAGACTTTAGAAATATTGAGAACATAGAAAAAAATATTCAAAATCTATCCCTTTTTGAATCCACCGCATATCCAGCCTTTGGCAAGATATTCAAAGAAAGAGTAAAGAAAAATCTAACAATCTCAGATGTATCATCTTATTTCTCAGATCTTTACCTATCCAGAAGCAAAGACGATAGCGCAACTTTATTCTTTTCTTTTAATTTTGATAAGTTTGCAAAAGAAAACACAACCTATCCAAACTTACTATCCTCTATGCCAAGCTTATTGGCCGAAAATTTTGAGATTTTAAATTTAAAAATAATAAGAAGAAGAGTTCAGAAGCCAAGCAACTTTAAAAATAGTGAAATAGGATTCGAAGTTGACAGCAGAGAAATACATATATTCGATAAAGAACAAGTAGAGTCCACAGTAATACAGGCCAAGCAAGTTGGATCTTCAATACCCTCTTTAGAGGGCGCTATTTTTGGAAATTCAATTAGAGAGCTAAGAGCCACTCAAGAAATTGGAGTAAGATGCTTCTCGGTGAAAGACAGGTCCATAGGATCTTCTACTGATGGTTTTTATCAATATGGCGTCGAAATACAAGTAAGAGATTCTTTGGCAGACTTTTTAAATTCCAAACTCGCACAACTTGTTCAAGAAAGAAAAAACCTTTATAATTATTTTGTGGATGCATCGCGCCCATTTGGATCTCATAGAGATCCAGAAGAGTTACCAAGAGACCCACACGTTAATGTTCTTAGGCGATCCATTTCAAGCGAACCAGAAGAAGAAGAAAGAGGAAACTATAATCTATACACGAACCGCTTTACCCAAGGGTTTATTGAAAAAATTGAATCAGATTACGCAACAAGAGAAAACCAGAAGCCTTGGATAAGAGCAACTTCTTTGATGACAGAAATACTCTTAATCTTATCTGGTGAATCTATAGGCACAGGGACTGATTTTAATTATTTATTTGCAAGAGATATATGGACCCTATGTTCCCCGCAAACTGGTACGCCTGACGGAATTCAAACAGTTATTGGTCTTTTAGATCGGATAATCAGCAGAATGAGCAATATGTTGGGAGCCAGCCACTCAACAGTAACTGAGGACTCTACTGGTGCGACTAGAAGAAATAGTTTAGATGGCGGGGGATCTAGCTCTTCTTCTTCCGAGGCAAAGAAGAATATTCATACAATAAAATATTATTTTAATAATGCAATTTTTGATTCAAATATAATGAAGCAAACTGGTTTTCACTTCTTGCCTAGGGTCGGACAAAATGCAAGTGATTTTATTAGCGAAGGTTTTGCGGGAACAACAACTCTAACCTCTGGGCAGTTTAGAGGTAGACATGTAACAGAGGTTTTGAAATATTTTAATGATCTGAACCCGCAACTTTCCACAGAAGAGGTGACTGATTTTGAACTTATTCAAATGCTAGTAAATATTAATCCATCTAGCTTTAGTTACTTATCTACATCTACAGTCATGACAAACGGACAATCTTTCTTCTTGGACGGAGAAAGCTCAGACGATAATATTGCTATTTTGGCTAGCAATATTATGAACCTTAAGTCGCCCCCAAACGAACCAAAAAGGATGCTCTCTCCAGTCGGCAGAAGCGCGAACGAATGGAATGAAATAACGACCTTAAAAGATAGAATTATTAGAGACAATTTGATAGATGTGTTAGCCGATAAAAATTGCACAATAGAGACCCCAGCATCACCAGCACTGTTGGTAGAAGATTTAACAATGTCTCGTTTTCAAACGAGATTGCAGAGAGATAGCGAATCTGACTTATCCGGGCAGAACGTTAATTTTAGAGATTACTTAGGAGAGTCATCTCAAGCCCCAAATCAATTAAGAGAAAATCTAGATAGAATAATAGATATCCACACCAGAAGAGATGGCGATGTATTCAACCCAGGTGTTATATTTCTAAAATTAATGGTAAACTTTATTGTTGATAACGAATCTTTATTTAGAGATCTGCCAGGAGGTTCTCTAGGGGACTTATCAGAACTGACGAAGATAGATAATTTTAATTTAAGAAGCGAACAGAATGTTCTTAAAAACTATAGATTACCGATACTAGGTGGCTTGCGAAGGGACTACGCAGGCTTTGTACCTAGCTTGCCGTTACAAATAAAGTCACTATTTCTAAACTCCAGTTTGTCTGGTAGAGGATTAGTAAAACAACTTGTTCATTCAAATCAAACAGACAATTTTTTTACAGATAAAAACTTTTTAAAAGACCCCGTTAAAATGATATCATTTTATTTAAAATATATGAGCATAATGGAAATTGAAGTCTTGACTGGGTTTGAGCAAACAATACAACAAATTGAGATACCTTCTATTCTTGGAATAAGGGCCAACATACAAACGGATGAGGAAAGCACTGCTTCTAGAACTGACTTTCATATGAAAAGCCCAGTATGGAGGCTCCTTACGAAAGAGCTATTTTCAACATTTGTAAATGAAGGCATAGAAATGTTTTGCAGAGCCAGACCATATGTTGACTCTCAACTAATGATAAAACCACTAAAAGGACTTCAACTACCTGTTTATGATCAGCATTTTATTATCAAGCCGTCATCTAACTTGGTTGGGAATATTAATGTTGCAGATTCAATTGTAAACGAAACTACTTCTCAAGCTCAAGAGAGAGTCGCTAGAAGGGTAGAAAATGAATTAAGAAATATACAGAATGATCTAATTATTCTAGAAAGAAATATTGTTGGAATGAGAACGGAATTTCTTACTACAAATGGTGTTGTTGCAGGAAACACATCTCAAGTTAGACAGTCTGGGACGCAAGATGCTATAGAAAGCAATACACCAAATAACAATCAAGCTAGTAGCAATGTTACGGCACCTAGAGGCCCAAGCGGAGACTCAGGCTACTAAAAGGGAACAAAATGTCCACACAAGATTGCCCACCAGTAATACCCCCAAGCAATATAGGCGGCGTTGAAACACGGCAAATTGCCACTGAAAGCCCTGCGTCTCTTGCGAGACCTAGAACAATAGGCAAAAATAAAACTGTTATTGATAGTGAAAATTTTCAAGTTTTTCCAGAAAGAATGTATAGACAAGGGCCAACACCATTTACAGAAGAGAGGCGTGCAGGTGAAATAAGCCAAGAGTGGATTGATTATGGGAAATCTGGGTATGATGGCACTAAGATAGAAGATAGATTTAGATTTGAGTCTAGGTGCTTTTGGACAACATTTGAATTTGGGTCATCAAGAACTAGCGAATCCTTGAGATATCCCTTGAGATATATAGACAATAATATTTTTAACGCTACTAGTGCTGGAACTAAAAATAGATTCGCGTTTAACCTCCAAACAGATGAGGTCGAGACCGGTATTACTGGTCCGGAGAAGTGGTATCCTAGCGGTGATTATATTCCTGATATTTTAAAAGATTTCTGCACAAAGCAGCAGTTCAAGATTATTAGGAGACTTGAGAATTTTAGAAATGTTACCACGCAATTTAAAACTTATGTTGAAGGAGGAGAAATCGAAGGGTTCTATTTTGAGCCCCTCTTTGATAAAACTAAAACCTTCTTTGATCATTGTCACATAACAAATGTACCATTTTTCCCAAAAGAATTGGAAAAGGTAAACAATATAAACAACCCAGCGATAGTCTCAATAGATTCGGAATATAATTTCAGAATATCAAAATATGAGCAATCAATAAGCAGTATAACGAATGGTGTTAGCAACAACGATGTTCTTCTTCCAAATATGTATGTTTTTTTATTCGACAAAAAAAGAGAAAATTTGGGCCTAGATACATCTATATTTAAGAGTCATTTAACTCTGGGTGGTCTTTTACCAAACGAAACCATAGATTCTCACGAAGGTCAATATTTTGATAATTGGGGCAGAGCCTTTTCTGCTGGTAGTGATGATTTTAGACCTATAGCTCAATTACTTTCCAAATATAGACTACTTTTCTTATCTCCAAATGATATAGAACTATTTAACAACTACAATGATAAGAGATTCTTGTTCCCAATGTATGTTGATTTGCAGTTCTCGACAGATAGAGAAACTTTCATAGCAGACGCTATAAGAGAATCACAACTTACGATTGCCCTTATGAAAGCCGCCAGTTTGAGCGTTGATTCTTCTCTTTGGGGGGCCTTCCCCTGGACCAAGCACAAAGCAAGAAATAAAAGATTCACAACAGCTACTGAAATATTGTCAACTGTTGGAGCGCCAAGAAAACAAGTTAGAATAATAAGAAACAGACAAAAGAAAATATTAGATATTGCTGCTTGGTGGGAAAGATTTAAAGATCTAGAGTGGTATCAATTAGACAACGAAACAGATGAAAGATCTGTAATTATGAGCACCTCACTACCAGAAGTCTTTATTTCTGAAAATAGTCAATATAACTTTGCAAGAGCAATAATGTCCTTGGTTTTTTCAGGCAAACTAAGGCAGATATTAAAAGATAGAATAAGAACATTTGAAGAAATAATGACTGGCAAGCCAGCATATTCTGAGACTTTATTTTATAAAATATCAAAATACCAAGAAGACGCTAACGGATCAATTAGAGGCAGGCCGATTCAAGAAATATTTGTTCCAAATTCAAGTGAGTTAAATATTTTTAGATATATTGATACACAAGTTGCTTTTGGAAAACAATATAGATACGTTGTTTATGCTTATGATCTTGTGTTAGGTACTGAATACCAATATAAAGTGCCCGATGGTCAAGATGATTTCATGGATGGTTTCGCCTCGGCTAGAGTAGAAGTCTTTATGAAGCCTTCGATACAACTAGTCGAAAATCCCTTAGTCAGTACAAGAACCAGCGTTACAGATAGGCCGCCAATGCCACCAGATGTCGATATCATACCTTATAAAAATGTAAACAATGAAATATTATTCAATTTTAATAGTGTGATTGGAGAGATGACAGCAATGCCCATAGCATTTACGCCCGAAGATGTTCAAGCTATTGCAAAAATAAGACAAAATAGAGGATTGAGTGCAAACTCCCCAATTGAATTTAAGACAGACGATCTATTAGATTATATAGAAATATACAGAACTACGTTTAGGCCAACGAGATATTCTGATTTTGCTAACTTTTTTCACAACTCTGTTGAATCGGACCTAAATGCATCGGCCAGAGATGACTTTAACCAAGATTCATCAACATTTAAACTATCAGCTACTTCAATTGTTGATGAGTTGAGGCCAAATGTAAAATACTATTATACATTCAGGGCGGTCGATATAAGAGGAAATAAGTCAAACCCAACTCCTGTCTACTTAGTAGAGATGGTGAGTAGAGATGGCGTTGCTTATCCTAGAGTAAAGATTGTGGACATGAAGCCAGTAATGCCAGAAAAATCCACAAAACAGATGAAAAAATATATTAAAATAGCTCCGTCCGTAATTCAGACAGAACCGAATTTTTCAAACATGGAAGAATCCTCAACAGCCGCCGATTTGAATTTATCTCTGGGGAACGTGGAAGATTCTTTATTTGCCAAGCATCCACAAAAAAATAAAATAAAAGTTAGATTAACCTCAAAAGAGACAGGAAAGAAAATAGATGTTAATTTAAACTTTACTCACAAACATAATAGATAAAGAGAAAACAACTAAAAACAACTATTTAATAGGTAGTAAGGAGACTAAAACATGGGTTTTTTAGATAATTCTGGTGATATAATACTAGATGCCGTTCTAACCGATACTGGTAGAATGAGGCTGGCCAAAGGCGATGGAACTTTTAGAATTGCAAAATTTGCTTTAGGTGATGATGAAATTAATTATGAATCTTATAATAAAAACCATCCAAGCGGCTCAGCATATTTTGATCTTGAAGTCCTTCAGACACCTGTTTTTGAAGCTTTCACAAACAACACAAGCAATTTAAAAAGCAAACTAATTTCAATTGCAAGAACAAATCTTCTTTATCTTCCGGTTCTTAAAATGGATAATCAAACTCAAAACACTAAACCGGAATCTATCAATAGCTTTAATCTCCACTTAGTTGCTGTTGACGAAGAAACAGAAGATGCCCTCGGCCTAACTAAAATAGGCTTGTTGGCTGGCGTTACCTTGGCGTCTAGTGATAATTTTATCAGGGTGGATCAAGGACTAGATACAGATGAAATTTCATATAGTTTTACAATAGATGCGGATTTATATGAATCACAATATATACTAGAAATAGACAATAGATTGGGCCAGATCGTAACCAAACAGGGAGGAATAACTCGCGTTTCGTTTATTGATGATGATAACATAGCGAGCTACTATTTCTCACAGGGAACAGATACTGCTTTAATTAGCTCAATAGGCCAATCTAGCGAGCAAGACTCGCAAGTCATAGATGGGCCAAGAGGATCGCGCATTGAATTTAAAATTAAATCCTCAATAGAACTAACAACTAGTAACTTTTTATTTACACAACTAGGCGGAAGAGTAGATGTTACTGGTGCTTCCCCCGGCACGGGTTTAACTAATGCTTATTATATTGACAGCACTGTTAGAGTAACTGGTGCAACCACAGGCTATAGAATTGATATACCAATCAGATTTATCAAAAAAGCATGATAAAATAGAGGAATAAAATGGCTACCACTTTTAAAACATTGACAAATAATGATGTAACTAGCACAAGGACTTTGCTACACGAGGCTATTCCAATTACTGGCACAATAGTCTCTGGTACATATGATGAGTCGGCTACCGCTACTTCAAACATTAAAAATTATTCTCATGGACTATTCCAGTCTGTATATGATTATCCATATTTAAGTTCTTCTGCAAATCAGATTTTTGATCTTACTGTTGGTTATTCAAGTGATTCTGGGCTGTCTGGCTCTAGTGCTGGGCACACGCAGAATGCAAAGAAAATTAATCTATATAATCAAATGGCTCAAGTTCTAGTTGGATTTGATGAAAACGGCAATATTCAGAATTTTGATAGAGATGGAGATCTAACGGCGGGAAACAAGATAACAGAAGCCGTTTTTATTAACTTTGCAAGGCTGCTGACAAAAGACGAAATCAAAAAAGAATCTTTTACTTTAAAAGTTTTAACGGGAAGCACAACAACTGCTCCAACCGACTTGTTGACAATAAGTGACTATGGAGCAGCAACAGCATATAAAATTAACTCACCTGCTGGTGAATATGGCGTTTTGTATACTTCATCTGCCACACCAAATTCTAATTCTGGTGTTGGACTGATCTATTATCAAGCTGGTGTTGCTGTATTGACTGCCTCGATATTTTCTGACGATCCTAGCAGCCCAACAACCTTCTGTGACTTCGGCTCACCAGCAGATTTTAAAACCTCTGCTGAGGGTGGGATCGAAGCAGCACTTACTGGGTCGAGCATAACCGGATCGGCAGACGGATTAAGAAACAGGTTGAATAATTTACAATTCAACAACACAACAGAACTAAACAGTACAATCTATTTCTGCCGAGCAAATCATAATGATTTTAATTATAGCTCAAACCCAACTTATTTAAACGGCAGTAAATTAAGAGTTAAAAACAACTCTATGGATTCGCCAGTTAGCTATATAACAACAGTTGGGCTTTATTCAGCAGACAACGAGCTTTTAGCAGTTGCAAAGCTATCAGAGCCTATTAAAAAAACCCCAGAAACAGAATTAACTTTAAGAGTTAGGCTAGATTATTGATCTACCCTCTAGGCTTAGTTTATGTCTTATTACAAATTCAAGAAAAATGACATATTCTATAATAGAATAAAAGCTCATCCATCCGTTGACTTTACAATTCATAGTGGAAATATTTATTATAATAATAGAAATATGGAGTCTGGCTCTAATGCAGACCCCGTCCTCCATGTCCCCAACGGACATATCTCTTTATATGAAATAAATGTTGATAGACCCTCTGGTGGTTTGATCTACCCTTTCGTATCTAAGGGAGGTTCTTTAACTTCATTTAGAACAGTCAACACTTCTAATTTTAATAGTGATTTTTCATACGGTGACATAATAAGTTCATCTTATCCATTAAGTGCCACGATATCAAGGGACTATATACCTCAAGCCTCGTCTGATAAAAAGCTAACGGCATTAAGAAACTCAATTAATTACTATAGAAACCTAAGTAGTCATTTCCAATTTTCTGGTACTGTTGCTCCTAATCACACCAGAGATCTAGCAGATACAAATGTCAATTTAATAAGTATTCCAAGTATATTTTACGGAGCAAAGATAGACCCAGGATCTATCGATCTTAAATTTTATGTTACTGGCACCCTTGTTGGCCATGCTAAAGATGAAAGAAGAAACGGAGAGCTAATACAAGTAGGTCCACAGGGTAGCACCAACTCAGGGAGTGTTGTTGGTTTTGCCCTATACAACGAAGGTTTTATGTTGCTGACCGCATCACACGCCCTTAGTAGTCACACAGAGGCGTATCCACCTGTAGGTATCGCTTCGAATCCTAGTTGGGTTAATTTTGCGACCACTGGCAGTATTAGCTCCCCAGCGTCATCAAGTTTTGATATTGGATTTAATGGAACCACATTCATACCAACCGTTACAATGCTTGCACACGCAAAAAAAGCAGACCTTAATTACTCAAGTAATATTACTTTTCTAGATCATGATAGTTTCTCAACAGAAAGTGAATATTCAGAAGGTTCTTTATATAGAGAACCGGAATATAATATTAAAAATACAGTGAAAAGCCCTTATAATGATCCAACTGCTAGTTTTGAAAGACAAGTTTATATTTCTAGAATTGGAATATATGATGAAGATAAAAATTTAATTGCAATAGCAAAACTAGCAACACCAGTAAGAAAAAGAGAAGCGGATTCATTAACCTTTAAACTAAAACTTGATATATGATTTTAGGATTAGATATTTCCTCATCAATTACCGGCGTGTCTATTGTTGACAACACTGGTGCAATAATCTACTGTGACCATATCGATACAAGAAATAAAAATAAGTTTCCAACCCTCTTGGACAAAGGACGATATTTAAAAGAGCAATTACAAAAAATAAAAGAACTTTATAATATAGAAGAAATTTATATTGAAGAAAGCCTCCAAACATTTAGATCTGGCTTCTCTTCAGCAAAAACACTATCGACACTTGCAAAAATAAATGGTATTGTATCCTACTTGTGCCTTGAGGTCTTTGACCTTCATCCAACGCACATAGGCGCAACATCAGCTAGAAAGCTTTGTGGAATCAAAGTTCCACGAGGCACTAAAGCAAAACAGTTCGTTATGGACTTCCTGCTTGACAGTGATCCCACGTTCGTGGTAGAGTCTACGAGAAACGGAAACCCCAAACCCGGTTTCTATGACAGAGCAGATTCACTGATCATCGCAAGAGCAGGACTAGAACTTTGCAAACAGAAAAAATCAAAATCCTAAAAAACACACTCGGCGGATACACAAGGCAAGGCAAGGAGCTTATGTTTCATTGCCCCAAGTGTGATCACCACAAAAACAAGCTTTCGGTCAATCTCGATAAAAACTGCTTTAAGTGTTGGGTCTGCGATTATTCAGGACGAAAGATAAGCAGGCTGATTCGAAATCATGGCTCATTCTTTGACTACAAAGAGTGGAGAAAGTACGACGACCAGATCGAGCTTTCAGATTTTGATAAATTGCTTGAGATCTTTGAAGAGGAAGGCGAGCCAACTCTTGATTTGCCAAAAGAGTTTACTTCTCTAGTGGGTGACAATATTTTATTTAGTTCCCTCAACGCTAGAAAATATCTCAAAGATCGTGGAGTATCCAAGATGGATATCCAGAAGTATATGATGGGGCACTGCCCAAGCGGTAAATATCAAGATTACGTTGTTATCCCGTCGTTCAATATGCAAGGTGATGTTAATTTTTATGTTACCAGAAACTATAAAGGCGGGTGGCCTAACTATCTCAATCCAAGAGTTCCAAAGAACAGGATCATCTTCAACGAGTTGTTTATTGATTTCCATCAAGAAATCACAGTTGTAGAGGGTGTTTTTGATGCAATTAAGGCTGGCAGCAATAGCGTGCCGCTGTTGGGGTCGTCTTTCTCTGAGGAATCGAAATTATTCCAAAAAATCGTTCTCTACGATACACCTGTCTATTTGGCACTAGATCGAGATGCGGAGGCAAAATCAATCAAGATTATTAAGAAACTTTTAAACTATGGCATCGAAGTGTACAAGGTTGATACTTCGGGCTTTAGAGATGTTGGCGAGATGACAAAAGAACAGTTTAAGACAAGAAAAGAAAATGCAATGCTTATGGACCAAGAAAACACTTTGCTTTATGAGGTGCTATCGGTATGAGAATCCTACATTGTGGTGATATCCACATTAGAAATCTTAAAAGACATGATGAATACAGACAAGTATTCAGTCAGTTTTATGAAAAGGTAAAAGAATTAAACGTTGACGCCATCTATGTTGCTGGCGACCTCGCACATACAAAGACACAACTCAGCCCAGAATACTTTGAGTTGGCTTCTGAGTTCTTGAGCTTTCTTGCAGACATCGCGCCAACGATTGTTATCCCAGGCAACCACGATGGCAACCTGAGATCAACAAAGCGTCAAGATGCCATTACGCCAATTGTTGATGCTCTTGATCACCCAAATCTGGTTCTCTTAAAGAATTCGCAAGAGATAAAAGTAAAAAAAGGTCTTGTTTTTAACCACCTTTCTGTGTTCGATCAAGATAATTGGATTGAGCCAACTGATCCCGATGCTATTAATATCGCTCTCTATCATGGCTCAATCAGCGGTTGTATGACTGATAGCGGTTGGGTTATGAAGGAGGGCGAGAATAATATTACTATTTTTGAAGAGTTTGATATGGCAATGCTCGGTGATATTCACTTGTCCAATCAATCTCTTGATAAAGAAGGGCGATATAGATATTGTGGTAGTCTTATCCAACAATCGTTTGGCGAGACCAACGATAAAGGTTTTCTTGTTTGGGATATCCAGGGCAAGGACGAGTTTACTGTTGAGCACCACATGCTGGAAAACCCCAGCCCATTTATTACAATTGAATTAAATGAAGAAGGCAAGATTCCAGATGAAATAAACATCCCAGACAATGCCAGATTAAGACTAGTGTCGGACATTAATCTGCCCCTTGTAACAAGGAACAGAGCAATCGATGTTGCCAAAGCTAGGTTTAACCCTGCTTCTGCCTTCTATTATAACCGTGGTAAAAAGCAAAGAAAAGAATTAGAGCAAGTCAAAACAATAAGCCAAGAAGATACACGGGACTTGGCGGTTCAAGAAAAGTTGATCAAAGAGTTTTTGCAGGACTACAAGGCTAGCGATGAGACTTTAAATAAAATCTTTGCATTGAACAAAAAGTACAACTCCGCTGTAGAAGAGAATGAAGACGTTTCTAGAAATATTAATTGGAAGCTTAAGTCTGTTTCGTGGGACAACTTATTCAATTATGGAGAGGAGAACTATATTGATTTCGAAAAGCTAAACGGCATTGTTGGTATTTTCGGCAAGAACTACTCAGGAAAGTCTAGTATTATTGACTCTATTCTGTTTTCTCTATTCAACTCTACGTCCAAGAATGAAAGAAAAAATTTGAATATTATCAACCAGAACAGAGAGTGGGCTCAAGGTAAAATCGACATTGAAGTTGATAACAAGACCTACTCTATCTTAAGGCAGTGCGAGAAGTACACAAAGAAACTCAAGGGCAAAATAACAAAGGAAGCCAAAACAGATGTGGAGTTTACTGTAACAGATAACGCCACTGGAGATGTTGAAGAGCTTAATGGAACATCGAGAAACGATTCTGATAAAAACATCAGAAGAGTATTCGGAACTCTCGATGATTTTCTTATTACTTCAATGAGTTCCCAGGGTGGAGCACTTTCGTTCATCAACGAAGGGTCAACAAAAAGAAAGGAGCTGCTTGCAAAGTTTTTGGACTTGGAAATCTTTGATAAAAAGTTTAAGATGGCAAAAGAAGACGCATCAGACTTGCGAGGTGCCTTAAAAAGAGTGGAAGGGCAAGAATATGCCAATGATATAAAAGAAGCAAAAGAAAATCTGTCAATCAACGAAAACAAGATCCTAGCTCAAAAAAATAAGTGCAAAAGCTTAGAAGATAACCTAGCAGCAATGCAATCCGAACTTCAAGAAGTAGAGGCACAGATTAGTTCAATACCTGCTGAGATTGTTAATGTTGCAGAGTTAAAAAATAAATTATCAAACAATCAGAAAAAGTTGGAAAAGACGCAAAGAGAAACAGAAGCCAACAACCTTCAGATCAAAGAGTACTCTGCGAAACTTAAGAAGGCTCGTAATTTTCTAAAGGATTTTGATATCGATTCCTACAAGAAAAAGCAGCAACAAGTCGAAGAGGTAAATAAAAAGCTTAAAAAACTATCGGAAGATGAGAGGAGCCTTCTTTCCGAGATAAGAACAAAACAGAGAAAGATTCAACTTTTGAGCGAGGTTCCATGCGGAGATGAGTTTAGAAATTGTAAATTTATTAAAGATGCATATCGAGCAAAAGACGCGATCATTAGTGACAACAAGTCCCTAGCCAAGTTAAACGTTGATAAAGGAGCTTATTTGACCGAGATCGAGAGTTTGAACCCTGACCAAGTTGATGACTATTTGCACAAGCATGAAATGCTGGTGCGAAAGTGTGAGGGCTGGGAAAACAGTATTTCAATGTTGGAGCTGGGAATAGAAAAAAACAAAGCAATCTGTGAGTCCCTTTCTAAAGAGATCGGAGAACTGCAAACAAAAATCGCAGAGTACGAAAAAAATAAAGAAGCTATTGAGAACATGCAAAGCCTGCTTGAGCAAAAGAGTGGAATCACATCCTCAGTAAAACTTCAGCAAGTTAACTTGGAACATTGCAAATCTAAGGTTCTTGATCTTTACAAGGAGAATGGATCATTAGAACAAAAAATTCAAAGTCTAGAAGAAGAAAAATTGCAACTAGAAGCTCTTCGTGATGAGTATTCGAGCTACGAGTTGTTTATGCGATGTATGCACTCAAACGGCATTTCTTATGACATCATTAAAAGAAAGTTGCCCGTCATCAATGATGAGATTGCAAAGGTATTAACAAACGTTGTTGATTTTGAAGTTTTCTTTGAGGAAGACGGCAAAAAACTAAACATCTTGATCAAACACCCAAAGTACGATGCAAGACCACTTGAGATGGGCTCAGGAGCAGAAAAAACAATTGCAGCAATGGCAATTAGATTAGCCTTGCTTTCTGTGTCAACTTTGCCTCAGCCGGACCTATTTATTCTAGATGAACCTGGAACTGCTCTTGATGAGACAAATATGGAAGGCTTCATCAGAATATTAGATATGGTGAAAGGTTATTTCAAAACAGTTCTTCTTATTTCCCACCTTGAGTCCTTAAAGGATTGTGTTGACAAGCAGATCACCATCGAGAGAAAAGATGGATATGCCTACGTCAACTACACAGCCTGACAACCTCATCTACTTCTCTGAAGGTCGCAGAGAAGTTATTATCTATCTTATTACAATCCATAAAAAACTAAGCCCACCTCAGATCTCTAACCTATGGGAACGCCATAGGTTTCTTTGTATTATCGAGAATAAAATAAGAACAGACAGTATAAACAAGAGAACTTTAAAAAAGATACAAAAAGAGATAGAATATGCTTATGAAAAATTTGATGATTTGTTTGAAATGATCAAACCTAAACTACTTATATAGAAATCGGAGGGTAAATATTGTGAAAATTAAAAAAGGCAGATTGCGACAAATAGTTAAAGAAGAATTAGATAAGTTTGTTGCAAAAGTAAACACTCGTACCCTGAACGAAAGCAAATCAACCCCAGATAAAATTATAGCTCTTTTGGAAGAACTAGAAAAAGATGGCAATAAAAACTAATAATGATGGCGTTATTGTACATATTACCAATGTATTTAGAGAACGCGGCACTTCCTTTGGGTTGTCGTCGTTACTCAACAGTCCATTGGCTTTGCGAAGGTTGTTGGAGGAAGTTTTGGGAGTAAATTGGAACGTAACTTGTCTTGAGGGGTCTGGCTACTCGAACGTATCCGATACCTATAGCATTAAAGAGGCTGATGTAGTCTTGCTTGTGGATACTTCTGCGAATCCAAAACACATAACTCTACCAAACCCCTCAACTGAAAATGGAAGAATAATTGTTGTTAAAGACTCTGGCGGTCTTACTTGGAAAAATGCGATAACAATCTCAGGCAGCCTGCAAAATAGTGCAACAGAGATCCAAATCACTTCTGAGTTTGGAGGGGTTGCATTAATTTCTGGGTGTACGGATAACGCTAATTTTCACAAATGGTATCTGATTGGATCAATATGAGGTAGTTATATGACTCAATATACTTCGCATGTATCGCAAAGTGCAACAACAATTTATGTAAAATCTGCTAGTGGTTTTGATGACGACACTACCTTTGGATCTTCACCTGCAAATAATCATGAAGTTACAGGAACTGTAAGATTTGCAAATAGGGTGTTTATAGAGAATCAAAATCTATATGTTACGGCAGACGCTGAAATAAATCAAGACCTGACTGTAGATAGTACAATTTACGGATCTAGAGTTTCGATTGGACCTAACAATTCGACACCACTAGTAAATTTAGAAATACACCATACCGGAACAAAAGATCCAACGAATCTTTTTGCTGGCAACGGTGGTGGTGAATTTGTTTATTTTGGCACAGGGTCATTGACATTTGGAAAAATCTATTACCTAAACTCGGACGGAGGCTGGGATGCTGTAAATGCCAATGGCACAGGGTCATTGGGCTCTTCAAGTGCTGGCAACCAATCTATTCTCGGTATAGCTCATGGGTCCAACCCTGCAACCAGTGGATTAATGATAAGAGGCTGGTGGAACCTTAATGGTGCTTCTCCGTATTTTACGGGTTCTTGGGTTACGGGATCGGCTGTATATATTTATTCAGGATCAGCAGCAGATGCTGGAAGATTAACTGCAACTGCGCCAACAGGTGCCGGGGCTTATGTGAGGATTGTTGGCTACTGCACAGATACCCCAAATGTAATCTACTTCGATCCAGATAAGACATGGGTTGAAATTTCGTAATAGGTGACAAAATGATGAAACAAATCGCAGACAGATATTTAGATAAGTTTATGAGCCGCAAGCTGCTTGTTTGGCTTACAACGACAGGATTCCTTATTTCTGGCCATGTTACAAACGAACAGTGGATGGCAATTGCCCTAGCTTATGTAGGCGTTCAGGGCTTCGCAGATATTGCGGTAAGGTGGAAGGCAGGAAAGTGATTACTTGGTTGGGCACAAAACTTTTTCTCAAGAAAGCCTGGGCTTGGCTAAAAACTTACTGGTATATTCCACTCTTAGCCTCTTGGTTGATTATCGCTTGGCTTGTTTTTAGGAAGGACAATGCAGAAGATATTCTAGATGTTTTTTACGAAGCCGAGCAAAGCTATAAAAAGCAGATAGAAGCCATCGAGAAAGCCCACGCAGAAGAAATAAAAAAAAGAGACAAGGCCCTTTCCAAGTATCAAAGAACAATCGAGCAACTAGAAAAAGAATTGGAAAGGCGTAGAATGCACTTAAAAGATGCAGAGCGCGAACGAATCAGAGAACTCTCAGAAGAATTTAAAAATAAACCTGATGAATACACAAAAAGAATTGCAGAGGAGTTTGGATTTGAATTTGTGGAATAGTCTTAAAGTTTTAATTTGTGTGTCTTTGGTCTTGCTCATTATAGCCTTCCCAATGGAGCTTTTAGCTCAAGACTTGGAAAAGCCGAGACCGCTGATAACAAATTTAAAAAAAGATGAGCCTGCTCCTTTTGATGGTGTTCTACTTGACTCTTGGGCCATGTCAGAAATCATGGCAGAGATGGAATACGATCAAAAAAGATTTGAATTAGAATTAGACTTTATTAAAAAGAAAAAAGATGCAGAATGTTCCCTAGAATATGAAACACTCAAAGCAAGCTTTGATAGTTTAAAATTTAAGCACAAGGAAGTGCTCGAAATCAAAGATACCGAAATAGAAAACTTAAGAGAGATAACAACTGAAAAAAAAGATTATTCTACATTATGGTATGTGGGAGGTTTTATCTCTGGTGTCGCACTATCCGTTGGGGCAGCATATTTGGCATCGGGAGCGTTTGGTAAATGAGCGCAATAAATGGAGTTGATATGGCAAATATTGGAAAAATAATGGGCATTGCTGTTTCCACTGGCACTGGCACTAGTACAGCGACCCAGACAAATCGTGGTGTAGCATTACCATCCACTAGGATTGTTACGCAGTTTAATATTCCGACCGCTGGCGCTTTTAGACCAGGCACATCAGATGGAACATAAGAGGAAAAAATGACATATCCATTACCTATTTTAACTTGGGAAAGAAGCGATATAAGCTCGTTTTCAAGTCCAACTGTTTTTGATATCTTGACATCCCTTAATAGTATTTTTGTAAGTTCTAGTTATTGGGAAGTAAAATCAACAGATATATCTATTACTGGGTCTTCCGATTATTATCTTGAGGTTGGGCCTATTACTAGCGCATCTTCTTCCTATGTTAACCAAAGAATTATTTTTGCTGGTGGTGCCAACCCAAATTCCATGTCAGTGGGATATACAGCGAATGCCAGCAGGCTCATGATTAACTACTGCCCAGACATAACAGGCCGAACAGAATCAGCAGCAAATTGGAAAACGGCAGATCCATTCTCTGGTTCTAGTATACCTGGTAAGGGCTTTGTCAAGCTAGGAGATACGTTTTCTACTATTACTCGTCTCTATGGCTTGATATGTCAAGAGGGGGTTATTTTAAATCTTAGAAAGGGGCTAGGGACTAACACTGCCTATCCATTCATGGCCGGTGCCCTTGTTGACCCCGGCCATGGAAACGGAGGGGACGCAAACAATCGACGTTGGATTTTGGCCTCTCAAGGAAGTTATGGAACATGGAATTCATCAACGCATGCTGCCATACCACAGACATCCGCCAATTTTTTTCTAAAAAACACAAGCACCACAAATGACTATCCTCACGCTTTTGTATGGAAAGAGTCTGACGACACTTGGGACTATAGTGTGGTGTGTGATACTGCGCACGATATCGAAGCAACATTGAGCAACAATAGAGATATTGTTGATGACCAAGGATACATTGTACCACCACCAATGAGGGTTGTGGGGGGTAACGGCTCCCCAAATCGGGCTTACGGCTTTTTAAGGCAGATTTATTTTTGTATTATTGGACAAGACGCAGTAGTAAAGCAAGGCTTAACGAGCAATGATTTATATTTTGTGTGGAGCCCGGTGAGTTCTAGTGACGGTGATGCCTTCATGGTAACTAATTTTTAAAAGGAGAAGACAATGACATACCCACTACCTACTTTAACTTGGGAGATGAGTGAACAAGAAACTTTTTCAAGTCCAACTATCTTTGATATCTTAACATCTCTTAATAATATTTTTACAAGCGCATCATACTGGGAGGTTAAAAATTCAAGCCTCGCATCGACCGGCTCTTCTGATCATTATCTTGAGGTTGGACCTATTACTAGTGCCTCTGCATCTTACGCAGATCAAAGAATTATTTTTGCTGGCGGCGCCAACCCAAATACCATGGCATCATATTACACACAGGTTTCCGACCGTTTAATGATTAATTTTTGCCCGGATATAACAAACAGAACACAGACAGCAGCAGATTGGAAAACAGCCGATCCATTTGATGGAGCAGACATACCAGGAACAGGCTTTGTTCAGCTTGGAACCTCATATAGCAGTATGAGTAGGATTCATGCGATCACTTGCCAAGAGGGGGTTATTTTGAATTTGCGAAGAGGAATTGGTAATAACACTGCCTATCCATTCATGGCCGGGGCTCTTGTTGACCCCGGCCACAGCAACGGAGGGGACGCAAATAATCGACGTTGGATCTTGGCCTCTCAAGGGGGGGGCACGACGTATTCTCCATTTGGAACATGGAATTCATCAACGCATGCTGCCATACCACAGACATCCGCCAATTTTTTTCTAAAAAACACAAGCACCACAAGTAACTATCCTCACGCTTTTGTCTTAAAAACCTCCACTAATAGTTGGGACAGCAATGTAGTATGCGATACTGCGCACGATATTGAGGCAACCTTAAGTTCATTTAGAGACATCCTTGATGATCAGGGATACTTGGTACTTCCCTCAACTAGAGTAGTTAGCGGCAATCCAAAGTCTTCGCCAAGCTTAATGTACGGTTTCTTAAGGCAGATTTATTTTTGCATCAATGCTAGGGATAGAGAGTCTGGGCAAAGTTCGGATGGAGAAAACATATTTTTTGTATGGGGGCCAGTTCAGGATGAAGCGTCTAGTCCTGCTGATTCTTTTATGGTAACAAACTTTTCATGACACAGCAAAAACAATATGAAAGACTACAATCAAATAGCAAAATTTGAACAAGCCATCCAACAAAAGTATGGCGAAGAAGCAGTCCAAAATCCAAAAGCAAATTGGTCCGAGGACAAAGAAGAAGAATACTTAAACCAAATCAAAAAGCTTCACAATAAACAAAACAAAAACAAAGAGGACAAAGACAAAGTAGAACACAATGGCTTTTTAATATCAAAAAAACTACTTAATAAAGACTCTGAGCGTCTTTGCCCAACGTGTAATACTTACTCATTTAGCATAAAAGACGATGTTTATATGAGCAAGTTTGAATGCTGTTTTGATTGCTATATCCAATGGGTCGAAGGCAGAGAAGAAAGATGGCTCTCAGGTTGGAGACCAGAAAAACAAAGTGCTTAAAAATGGGAGAATGTAATGAAATTATTACTTGAACGTTGGCGAAAATATTTGAATGAGCAGGATGAGCACGCGCTCTTAAATGAAGCTACAGATTTAGTAAAAAATGGCGAGAACATTATAATGTTTTCAGATTATGCTAAGAAGCACATTGAGAGTGGCCACAAGAAACCCGGACTTGGTTCTATCTTTGCCGATTTTGACCTCTCTTTGGTTAGCAAAACTTTAGGCACGATCCCCCTAGAAGGGAATGGTGGAGTCTATTCAGTGGAAGTTCCGGGCGTTGGATATGATTTGGTGTTGCCAATGGACGAAGCCTTGCAATTACCGGACGCACAGAAAACAGTCGTTACAAAAGAAGAACGCCAAGGCCCAGTTGAGGTTATTGGCATCAAAACCTCTAAGCCGCTTTCAGGGTTTTTGCAAAATAAGCTTTCAGTTGTTGTTAGACAAACAAAAAATATGCAATATGTACCCGATGATGTAAAAGAGCAAGTTGCTGATGCTGTCGCGCAAGGACGCGTCTATTCTGTTTTGAGCGCTTGGCCCGGACGAGGCGACGTGCCCCCTTCAAGCAAATGGGGAGAGGACTGGGCGGTAATTATACCTTCTTGAAAGAGAACTTAAATTTAGGAGATTAATATGAAAATTACTAAATCAAAACTAAAACAACTTATAAGAGAAGAAATTTCAAAAGTTATTCCAGAAGTTTACTATCTGGAACCAAAGGGCAAGCCCAGAGCAGCGTATCAAGATTATGAAAATGAAGATTTTCAATATGAAAATGCCGCCAACATGCAAAATAGTGTTAGCAATATACTAGAGCTTCACAAAGAACTATGGGACGACTTCTACGACATTGAAGAAGAAAGGACGGATAAAGTTGATTATGACCCTGACCCCGGTGGAGCAGGGACAGCAGATAAATACTTGGAACGGATATATAGAGAAATGGGTGAACCATTTGCGTTTTTGGTTAGTAAATACTTGGAGAAAAACAAAATCCCAGCGGAGCAATTATCTAGTGACGTATTAAATCCAGATGAGGATAGTCGAGACTACGAATATTATACTGATTTGCCAAAATAAATAAAACTATACGGAGCGCTTTCAATGAAAATTACTAAATCTAGATTGCAGCAGATTATAAAAGAAGAAATCCAAGCTGAAATGAAAAAAAACATAGCTTATTCTGGTGTTGTTCTTGACGATAAAAGCGTAGAAAAATTAAAGGCAGCAGCTAAAGCCATAGGTGTGCCTGAAGGTTTTGTTTTTAAAACAAATGCTGGGGCTCCTTTACCCCACCACATGACAATTGTGGCTTTTAAACCAATTGTTTACTCAAAAGGAAATAAATCGCATGATTTTAGTGAACATTATCCTGTTGGTGGAGAAGTAACGCTAACAGTAACACACATTGGATTTGATAATGAAGCAATGGCTGCCAAAGTTGATCCGCCTGGCCCAATATCTACTAAAAGAATTAACTTTCCTCACATCACAATAGCTATCCGCGAAGGGGGGAAGCCTTCTAATTCGAATGATATACTCGATAAAAATTTCCAAAAAGTCGAAGAGTTTGAAGTTACGGGCACAGTACAAGAGGTTCCACAAGGATAGAAGTAAAAAGGCCAATTGGAGGAGAAAAAATGAAAATTACTAAATCAAAACTAAAACAACTTATAAAAGAAGAGCTAGAGCAAGTGGTTGAAGAGGGGGAACTGGACGAAGGGTTCCTTGACCGCTTGATGGGCAGGAGCATGAAGAAAGGCGGAGACATGGTTAAGCCAAAAGTTTATGCTCCCGACAACAGAGGGACAATCAGAGACCTCCAGATGGACAAGGACGAAATGGGTGACGCTATCGAAGAGTTCAATTTGTCTCTTAAAGACCTAGACGACAGAATGAAAAGTGAACTGTCCAAAGTGAGGGACATGGTGCTCGATCTGCAAGATAAAGTTCCTAGCGGCGAAGCTTTTAATAAGATAATTAAGAACTTAGACGACAGAATTAAGGCACTAGAGGGGGGACGATAAGTGTCCACAGTATTAGAAATTATAAATGGTATCGCACAAGCAGCAGCAAACGCATATGATGGTGCTCACGATGAAAACGGCGAACCAATTAAAGTTGGTCTTAAGCGTGAAGAAGGTCACCCAATTCACGATAAGCGCGTAATGGACGGCTTTTCTGTTAAGTTTCAAGGGCCGTATCTCTGCATCTGCTACCACTCAGAGATCAACCTTAAGGACGTTCAGGGCGATAAATTAGAAAAAGAAATCGAGCAGATGATTGCCAAGGTCGCAACCTTTTTAAAAAAAGAATACAAGCGAGTCACTGGTAACACCTTGACCTTGACAAAAGATGGAGATGTCCAAGCAAGAATGGAATACATGAACCGTATTCGCTGCTGGGTCACTGCACAATGTGATTACAAGATCGGCGGCTTAGACTCCGAAGCTAGAAAGCAGCCCTCCGAAGACAGGCTAGAAAAAAACTTCAAAGACTTCTTGGCCTTAAGCGACGACAAAAGGCCGAAGAACGATAAAAGAAAAAAAGATAGCGACCCCACATTCACTCCTTGGAACATGCTAAAGAAATGAGTTTATTAGAGCAAATAATCAGAGAACAAATAAAACAAAGACTCAACGAGGCAGGCGAAGCAAGGATGAGCGTCCATCCGTTTGCAAACCACTTAGCCAATCAGAGAGATACAACACCTCAAGAAAACCTGTACGATGATATCGTCAATGCAACTTTGATTAAAATGGTTTCTGCTCACACAGACGAGCAAGTAAGAGGTATTATTCGTGAACTGGCTGATAGCTATTCAACTGGACCTGCTGGCGTTGGTGGCAGGTTCTCTGATGCCCAAGTAGAAGAAATCCAAGATCTTGTGTACGATAAGATAGAGCAAAAATTAGATGTAAATTTGCGCTCCCACCTACCTCAAGACAGAGAACACCCTCTTTTTGTAAGCGAGGAGTAATCCAATGCTAACAAAAAAAGAAATACTTAAAGAATGTATAAAAGCCGGTAAAGATCCGGCTTATTTTATTAACAACTACGTTAAAATATCTCACCCAATGGAAGGTCTAATCCCCTTCAAAACCTACGATTTTCAGAAGCAACTGCTTCACGATTTTAAAGATTATAGATTTAACGTTATCCTAAAGGCAAGGCAGTTGGGCATTTCAACAATAACTGCTGCATATGCCGCTTGGCTTCTTCTGTTTTATCGAGAAAAAAACATTGTTGTTATGGCAACAAAGTTTGGCACAGCGGGTAACTTAGTTAAAAAAGTTAAATCAATAATCAAGAATCTGCCACCTTGGATTAGAGTTGCAGATATAACAATCGATAACAGATCCAGCTTTAAGCTTTCAAACGAATCTGAAATCAAAGCTATTTCTACTTCTGGAGATGCTGGTCGTTCCGAAGCTCTTTCTTTGTTGATTATTGATGAGGCCGCTCACGTCGATGGAATGCAAGAACTTTGGACTGGCTTGTACCCAACACTATCAACTGGTGGTCGATGCATTGCCCTATCTACTCCCAATGGTGTTGGAAACTGGTTTCATAAAACATATATTGATGCTGAATCTGGCGTCAATGATTTCTTTCCAACCAACCTACCTTGGGATGTTCACCCCGATAGAGACAAAGAATGGTTTGATAAAGAAACAAGAAACATGTCTCGCAGGCAAATTGCTCAAGAGCTTGAATGCAATTTCAACACAAGTGGAGAGACAGTATTCCATTCAGACGATATACAAAGAATAAATGAAACTGTATGCGATCCCAAGTATAGAACTGGTGTTGATAGAAATCTATGGATCTGGGAAGAATACAAACCAACCAACACCTATATGATCTCAGCAGATGTTGCAAGGGGTGACGGGGCAGATTTTTCGGCTTTTCTTGTTTTCAAGTTGGAAACGATGGAAGTTGTGGCTGAGTATCATGGAAAGGTAACATTGGACTTTTTTAGCGACCTACTCAACAATACTGGCAGGGAATACGGCAACTGTCTAATGGTGGTGGAGAACAACTCAGTAGGCTTCTCAGCACTAGAAAAACTAAAAGAGAAGGGCTACCCAAATATTTACTATTCTATTAAATCAACACACGAGTATATCGACTCAACACAGGCCCAGTACAACAGCAATGCTGTTGCTGGCTTCTCAACAACAAACAAAACACGCCCTCTTATAATAGCAAAGCTAGAAGAGTTCGTAAGAAATAAACTAGTTACTACATACTCTAGAAGAATGATGTCTGAAATGACAACGTTTATCTGGAAGAACGGAAGACCCCAAGCTCAGCGAAGCTATCATGACGATTTAATTATGTCAATGGCTATCGGATGTTGGGTGCGGGATACCGCTTTGGTTGTGAATAAACAAGAAATTGAATATTCAAAGGCTAGTTTGTCGTCTGTTTTCAAAAAGTCAACGACTTTGAACACAAGTATCCCTGGCCAAAGAGGTTTTAAATCTGTCGAAAAAACTGATAGTATAAAGGAACAAAAGCAATTTCTTTGGCTTTATAAAGGATAACAATGGCTAGACGAACTATAAGAGCAAGAAGAAACCAACACAACCCTAGAAACCCCACATCTGAACTTTTTAAAAGACTGACAAGGCTGCTATCTGGGCCTATTGTTAGTTATCGCAATCAAGCAGAGCGTCAATTGTCTCGTCGCAAGATGGACAAATATAGGTTTAGATCTGCGAGTGGGCAACAATTTAAAAAAACAACACACAATCCACTGGATTATTTGCACTCTCACATCCTTGCAAACCAAGGCAGAAGCGAGCGGTACGCAGACTTTAATCAGATGGAGTATACGCCTGAGATTGCCTCGGCTCTTGATATTTATGCAGACGAGATGTCAACAAGCTCGGATCTCAGACAACTTTTAAAGATTGAGTGTCCTAATGAAGAGATCAAAAGTATTCTTCACAGCCTCTATTACAATGTCCTGAATATCGAACACAACATGTTCGGATGGTGCAGGACAATGTGTAAGTTTGGGGACTTTATTCTTTATCTCGACATTGATGAAAATCACGGTGTCAAGAACGTTATTGGCCTTCCATCGCATGAAGTTGAGAGAATTGAGGGTGAAGATCCCACAAACCCAAACTATATTCAATTTCAATGGAACTCAGGAGGTATGACTTTTGAAAATTGGCAGGTTGCACATTTCCGTATTCTTGGAAATGATAAGTTCGCTCCCTATGGAACTTCTGTCCTTGACCCTGCTCGTCGCATTTGGAGACAGTTGACTCTCCTTGAGGACGCAGTAATGGCTTATCGTATTGTTCGATCTCCTGAGAGGAGGGTTTTCTATATTGATGTAGGTGCAATTCCCCCCAATGAGATCGAGCAGTATATGCAAAAGATTGTAACTCAAATGAAGCGCAATCAGATTGTCGATACTGACACTGGTAGAGTTGACTTGAGATATAATCCTCTTTCAATTGAGGAAGACTATTATATTCCAGTTAGAGGCGGCAATTCTTCAAAGATCGAAACACTTGCAGGCGGCTCTTATACTGGCGATATTGATGATATTAAGTATCTGAGAGATAAATTATTGTCGGCCTTAAAAGTGCCTGGCCCCTATTTGATGAACAATACTGAAGCCGCTGATGATAAAACAACCCTAGCACAAAAAGATATTAGATTTGCTAGAACAATCCAAAGGCTACAAAGATCTGTTATCTCTGAATTGGAGAAGATCGGAATTATTCATCTTTATGTTATGGGGTACAGAACAAAAGATCTTATCTCTTTTAAGTTAAAGCTCAACAACCCATCACAGTTGGCAGAGATGCAAGAGCTAGAGCATTGGAAATTAAAGTTTGATATTGCTTCCTCCGCAACCGAAGGATACTTCAGCAGACAGTGGGTCGCAAAGAACATCTTTAACTTGAGTGATGAAGAGTTTATTCGCAACCAGAGAGAAATGTATTACGACCGCAAGTTTGATGCTGACCTTGAGTCTGCTGCTTCTGCTGCAACCGAGGTAACTCAACGAGAATATCAAGGCATGCAGGACTTTGCAGGCAAAGGCGACCAAGCAGGATTTGGTGAAGATAAAGGAGGTGATCTCGGCCTAGGAGATGAAGGCGGCGGTCTTGATTTAGGAGGTGATCTCGGCGGCGAAACACCAGCAGGAGAGGAAGGTGACACCAAAACACCAGCAGAAGGCGGAGATGAAGGCGGCTCTCCTCCGGGCGATGACCTTTTATTAGCCAAACCAAGCAAGCGAGATGATGATGTCAAAGTCAAGACAGACGCCTATGGCAAGGTGATAGCTAGAAAAGCAAAAAGATCAAAAGGCTGGTACAAGCCGGTTCATTACGATCAGAGAGAAAGTTCAGGCGCGAGATATAAAAATAAAAAATCAAAATATGCTGGCGATATGGGATTGACTTCCAAGACAATAACACCTGGCAGATACCAATTGGGCAGAATTTCTAAGGGCATAACTGAGGGCCAAGATACTAGTTATAGGGAAGAAGAATTGCTTTTTGAAGCTAGTAGTGAAATTAGAGATTTGATCTCACAGATGGAGAAGCGCGATGAAACTAAAACATAATAAAAAGAGGAATACAGCATTTTTATATGAAGTTCTTGTTAGGCACCTAACAAAGAGTGTTATCAACAATGATCAAGAAAAGAAATCTGTTGTAACAAAAATTATAAAAGAACATTTCAATAAAAACACAATGCTCTATAAAGAACTTGAGATCTATCGCGCCATCACAGATCAAAAGAGCTTGGACTATCACCTTGCAGAGAAGTTGATCTTTGAAGCAAAGAGAACATACGCCAAGTTAGACAAAGAGTCCATATTTAGAGAGCAAAGTAATTTGATTAAAAATATAAACAAGAATCTCTCTAAAGCTGCATATCAGGTATTTGTTCCAAACTATAAAGATCTAGCTTCAATCTATCAAATCTTGCAAGACCAATTGCCCCTTAAATCTAAAATGATTTTAGAAGAAGGGTTTGTTAGAAGCATAGCAACCAACAAGACTGAAAAAGCCGAGGGGATGAAACCGATAACAAATATTGTTTACAAGACTTTTGTAAAAAATTTCAATAAGCAGTATGGAGAGTCCTTGTTGCAGGAGCAGATCCTATTGCTTAACAAATATATTACGTCCTTTTCAGATGGCGGCGTTGATTTTAAGGTATACATGAATGAAGAAATAGCAAGACTTGAATCAATGGTTTCGCTTATGCTGGAAAGGCAAGACGTACAGCAAGATGATTCTATAAAGTACAAGATCGAAAGAATCTTAGAAACAATAAGAGGTTTCAATAATAAAGAAGTTGACAACTTGATGCTGGAGCAAGTGCTCAAAATTCAGAAGTTGGTTAAGGAATTTTAAAAATGGCAGTAACTGTAAAAGTTGGAAACCAAGAAGAGATCGAGGCTGAAGGAGAAAACAAAGAAGGTGCCATCAAAATTAAAGTTGGCCCATCTGACGAACCGAAAGATATTGTAGTAAAGGTTCTCGGTGATAAAGAAGAAGGCCACAAGCCAGTATCAATCAAGTTAAATGTTAGAAAAAGCCTAGACGGTAATATCATTATTTCAGATCACCCTGATATCGATATCGTCATTATGCCACCTCAATCAAAGATTGTTGCTTTTCCAAAGGAAAAGAGAACAGATAAAGTTTATGATGTGCAAGATAGATTTTTTAATTTTTTAAATAAAAAAGGCATTGTAAACAAAAGCAAGATCCAGAGTGGCGCGGCATTTGGTTCAATGGAGGCAATGTACCCTGTTGTAGATCAAGAAAAGTTCAGTGCCGTGCAGGTGATTCTTTTGACTATTTCTAAGTTTATTGATGAAGAATCAGAATATTTCAATATCGATGATGAATTCGAAAAAGAATTTGAAGACTCGCTTACGGACCCCGATGAAGAAGAGTCAACAGAACTGGGCGAAGTACCCCACGCAGACCAAAAAGGATCAATTAGACCAGGCTATATTTATAGCCCTTACGGCATCTCTTCAATCTACAGATACGAATAACGGAGGATAAGTTGGATTTAATTTATTTTGTCTTAACGGCATATGGACTAACAAGCATTCTTGTTTACGGAAAGATATTTAACTCGATCAGACCACCAAGACAATACTTCAACGGATTTTTTCACTGCCCTCAGTGCGTTGGATTTCATGTTGGGTGGTTTTTGTTTTTAATTAACGGTGGAACAGAACTATTTAGCTTTGAATATAACTTAGTTAATTTTTTTGTTTTAGCATGGTTATCGTCTGGGACATCTTATTTGCTGAGTATGTTCGTTGCAGATTTCGGACTTAGACTAGAGGTAAAGAACAATGAATAACAGATGGAAGCTACAGCCAGTTCGTCGTTGTCGTAATGGCTGCATAATCGCGCTGGGGTGAGCCCAGCCAATCGGAGAATTAAAATGTCAGATATAAACAAATATTTAATTCGAGAGTTCTATGAACTTTGCGATGGTGGTAAATGCGAAGACTTTTTAACGGAGTCTGAAAAAAGAAGAGTCAGGGAGGGAAAGGTTACTATTCTTTCTGGGAAACTTCAAGAGGCGGAGTGTCTTAACGGCAACAAGCGTATTTACCCCATGAACATATTAAAGCGAGAAGTTGAAAACTATCGTAAATTTGTCGAACAACGCAGGGCAATGGGCGAGCTAGATCACCCCGATTCAAGCGTTGTCAACCTTCAAAATGTTTCACACATTGTTACAGATATCTGGTGGGACGGAAAGAAAGTAATGGGCAAGATTGAAGTCCTGAACACACCAAGCGGCAATATCCTTAAGAATCTTGTTGAGGCTGGTATCAAGATGGGCATCTCCTCTAGAGCACTCGGCAGCGTTACCCAGAGAAATGGCAAGACATATGTTGAGGATGATCTACAACTAATTTGTTTCGATATGGTCAGCGAACCTTCGACACCAGATGCCTTTATGTTAAAAGAACATAGAATGAGAAATTCTAATTACGAACCCACAAACATTCACAACTTATTGGACAGCATACTTAAATGAAACGAAATGAATTAAAAAAAGTTTTAAAACCTCTTATTAAAGAGTGCATTAAAGAGGTTATTTTTGAAGAGGGAGTTTTATCTGGCTTGATATCAGAAGTTCTAAAAGGAACGTCCAGCGCACAACTGGTTAGTGAAGCCCCGCAAAAGAAAGTTCAAAAACCAAGGGCAAAGTCAATAGAAAAGCGGCCAGCCAGACAAGATAAGTTAAATGAAATGAGAAGATCACTCACCGAAGCTATCGGCAAAGATGCTTACGGTGGCGTGGATATCTTCGAAGGCGTTCAGCCTATTTCAAAAGCAGGTACACCAGGACCAGCGGCACCATCAAGTCCGCTGCAAGCCTACGCACCAAACGATGCGGGTGTTGATATCAGTGCGATATTCAACCCAAATTGGAAAAATTTAGTATAAGGAAAAGAGATGTCAAGAGTAAACGCCGAGGTAAAGGTAAGAAGAGGAGAATCTGTCGAGAAAGCAATGCGAAAGCTCAAAAAGATCTTAAAGAAAACAGGTTTTCTTGATGAGCTAAGAGAGCGCCGATATTACGAAAAACCTTCTGTTACAAGAAGAAAAAATAAAGCAAAGCGCCAGAGGCTTATAGATAAACAAAACAAGCTTAGAAAACTTGAGGAAGAAAGATTATATAAGCCGAAGAAAAGGCGAAACAAGAGGAGAGATAAATAATGTCAACTTTTAATTATAAAGCGGGGATGTCTAGCGTTGGGCAGTATCAGATGAGTGCAATTCCATATGCTACTGCTTCTGTTAATGTTCCAGCCCTAGGAAATGACCCAGTGAGAATTGACTTTCCTAGAGTATCAAAATTTGTGACAATCAGGAATGTTATATCAACAGACGATGCTGATGCAACTCTTAGAGTTGGCTTCTCCTCTATTGGCACCTCTGGATCTGTCTCAGGCCAAGACAACTATTTTACTCTTGCAAATGGTGAAAGCTATACTGGAGAGTGGAGAGTGAAAAGTGTTTACCTGCTGAGCGACTCGGCTTCCGAATCGTCTGCTTCAATTATTGCTGGTCTAACAACCGTGTCTACTAGCTCTATTGGTTTTGACAATTGGTCCGGCTCTCTGGGCGTCGGCTAATAAAATTCGCTTTTCAGATTTAAAATCACTATTTAGTTTGACTATCTTGTTGCAACAGGAGAGATACAGATGAGTTCAATGCTAGAACAGGCTATTGTTGATGCTGCCGCACTTAAAGAAGCAGCATTGAAAAATGCCGAACAACAAGTTTTAGAAAGATATTCCAAAGATATAAAAGAAGCAGTGAATGCTTTATTGGAGCAGGACGAGCTGGAAGACGCGCCGCCCATGATGATGGAGCCAGAGCCCGTTATGGACGAAATCCCCCCTGCTCCTGCCGCAGGCGAGAAGCTTTGTCCTTGCCCCGATGACGAAGAAGTTGTTGAATTAGATTTAGATAATCTAATGATGCAGGTCGATGATGAAGAGCCAGATCCAGAAGATGCAATGGATCGAGAAGGTGTAGCTCAAGAGTTGGGCGATCAAGATGATCTTCTTGGTGGGGACTTAGGTGGCTTAGAAACAGGCGACGAGGAAGAAGAAGGTCTTCAACTTGAAGAGAACATTGATATTGATGAATCAGATTTAATTGATCTTGTTGAGGAGCTTGTTTTCGATCACATGTCGCAGCCTAGCGGAAACCCAACGGGCCTGCCTGTTGAGGATCTTCATAGAGAACAAGAGCTTGAGGAGCTAGCAAAGCAGATTCAACAAGCAAATGAAAAAAAGAAAGATCTTCAAGAATCACTTAAGGATTCAAGATCGGAGAACAATAAACTTAGAAGAACAGTTTTAAAACTAAAAGAAAAACTAGACGAAGCATTGGTTTCCAATGCAAGACTAATTTATACAAACCGTGTGCTGGGGAACGACTCCCTGAATGAGCGACAAAAAGATAAAATTGTCGAAAAGATCTCCGAAGCACGAACAATTGAAGAAGCCAAAATGATCCATGAGGCACTTCAAAGTGCAGTGGCGGGCACTTCCAAAAAGGAAGGTCCAAAATCACTGAACGAAGCAGTTTCACGTCAATCAACACAGGTTTTTTCACGTCGTCAACGATCCGAGACCAATCAGGTCAACGATCAATTTTTTAAGAAGATGCAGCGTTTAGCTGGCATCAAAAAGAATTAAGGAGATTAAAAAAACAATGAGCGTTTTACAAAAGTTAACCGAAGGCATTGTTAATCGTAACATCCAGAAAGAGGGCGAAGCTCTTCTCCAGAAGTGGGAGCAGACTGGTCTTCTTGAGGGTATGGATAACGAAAATGCCCGTTCAAACATGGCTGTTCTCTTGGAGAACCAGGCCAAAGAGCTTCTCCGAGAGGCTTCTTCTATGGCGGCTGGTGATGTCGAAGGCTTTGCCAGCGTGGCATTCCCCATCGTCCGCCGAGTCTTTGGTGGTCTTATCGCCAACCAATTGGTCTCAGTCCAACCTATGAGCTTGCCTGCTGGCTTGATTTTCTTCCTTGACTTTACTTATACCGATAGCCGCGCTGGTCAAACTGCCGGTGAGTCGGTATATGGTGGTAATGTTGTTGGTAAGGGTCTTGTCGATGGTGTGGACCTGTCTCCGACTGGAGATACGCAAGCGGGTGGTTTTTATGACCTTAGCACTGGCTATAGTTCTCCAACTGGCTCTGTTTCTGTTACCACAGCAGCACCAGACGGCTCTACTGGTGATTTGCCAACTGTGCTAACTGATGTTGCAGTTAGTGCTCTATCGGAAGCACAAAAAAAGGCCCTCCAGTACGACCCGGATATCCTAGCAGATGCAAGCTTGAAAGTCACAGTTCACAAGTCGCCTAACGCTGCTACTTCCGATTTCCCAAACTTGAATCTAAATGCCCTGACTGCAATTGAGGCATCTGGTATTGATGGTGTTCTAGTGCGAAGGCTAACTAGAATTGATAAAAACGATAGCAACAAATTAGTTTTTGTAGTTATTAGGGACGCTGCGACACCAGAGGCGCACGGAGCTATCACCTTTAACTATCCGATGACAGACAAGTATGAAGCTAGTACCGCCATTGGTTCTGTTGTTGGTAACGTTCCATTTGGCCTTGAGGGTGCAGATGATGTGTCTGGCGGTGATTTTGACGGTTCAACCCGCGATAGAATCCCAGAGATTGATATCAAGGTCGATTCTGTCAGCGTGACCGCTGTCACCAAGAAGTTGAAGGCCAAGTGGACCCCTGAGTTGTCTCAGGATCTTAATGCTTTCCACAACATGGACGCAGAAGTAGAGCTTACATCGATCCTTTCCGAGCAGATTGCTCTTGAAATCGATCAGGAAATCTTGAATGATCTTGTTAAGGATGCTACTGCTGGCACATACTATTGGAGCCGTCGCCCCGGTCGCTTTGTTGATCGCGGCACTGGCGATGATATCAGCGGCCTTTCTAACGAATCTCTCTTGGGTGCAGATTTCACTGGCACAGTCAGTGAATGGTACGAGACCCTTATTGAGACAATCAACGATGTCTCTGCGCAGATCCACCGCAAGACTCTGCGCGGCGGAGCTAACTTCTTGGTCTGTGGTCCTGAGACCGCAAATGTCCTAGAGTTCACCGCTGGTTTCCGCGCTAGCGTTACCCACGATGCAGATACTGGCCAAGCCGGTACTGTTAAGATCGGTGCGATCTCCAAGAAGTTCGACGTTTACGTCGATCCTTACTTCCCAAGAAACGTGGTTCTAGTTGGCCGCAAGGGCTCCAGCTTCCTTGAAAGTGGCTACGTCTACGCACCTTATGTGCCTCTACAGGTCACGCCGACTATCTTCGGTGTTGAGGACTTTGTGCCTCGTAAGGGCGTTATGACGCGCTACGCCAAGAAGATGGTGAGGCCCGACATGTACGGCTTGGTTGTTATCAAGGACTTCCTTGGCTGATAACTGATTCCGAACTAGTCTAGGCTAGCAAAAAGCCCCTGCTTCCATGTGAGGTAGGGGCTTTTCCTTTTGAAAAACTATTTACACTACTAGGAGGGCTTTATGAATGTCTGTACCAACTTTAACACCAGCAAGCCAGACAAGTGCAATCATATTGCCTGTCACGGGCACCCACAGTAATGTAAATTCTGCAACCAATCCGCTTCCATTTGGAGTATACACAACAGATGATTTTATCTCTGGTGCTGTTGATCAAGTGGCTTTTACTTATAAAAGTTTGGGTGGTGATGTACTTGATATTGAATTAACAGAATATAATGTTTATGCTGCTTATGAATGGGCAGTTTTGGAATATTCTTATATTGTCAACATCCATCAATCAAAAAATATTATATCTGATGTGCTTGGAGCGGCCACTGGCACGTTTGACCACGATGGTGAAATTAAGACTGGTCCTTCTGGTGTTGCCCTGAAGTTTCCAAGAATGTCTTTCAACTATACAAAGAAAGTTGGAGAAGGAGTTGGAGCGGAAATTGGTGTCGGAGGAACACAAAATATATATTCAGCATCCTTCAACATCACTGCCAGTGTTCAGGACTATGATCTCCAACAGATTGTAAGTTCGTCTGCAACTGATTCAAGCATGCCCTTCTTCAACAAGGTTGGAGATAAAAGAGTCGATATAAGAAAAGTTTATTATAAATCTCCTTATGTTATGTGGAGGTTCTTTGGATATTATGGCGGGCTATCAGTTGTTGGGAACCTGCATAACTATGGCCAATGGTCTGATGATTCAACTTTTGAATTAATCCCAACATGGCAAAACAAGTTGCAAGCTATGGCTTTTGAAGATTCAGTCTATACAAGAATCTCTCATTATTCATACGAGATCAGAAATAATAAATTAAGACTATTCCCAACGCCAAGCCTTCACGCCTCAGAAAAGATATGGTTTGAGTTCTCGGTTAAAGAAGATCCTTGGGATGAAGATTCTGATAGAGCATCTGGTGTCGATGGTGTAAACAACATGAACACCATTCCTCTTGCAAACATACCCTACGCGAACATTAATAGCATTGGGAAGCATTGGATAAGAAGATTTGCTCTGGCGGTTAGCAAAGGCATGTTAGGCAAGGTTCGTGGAAAATTTAGCACTGTACCTATACCTGGTGAGTCTGTGACTCTGAATTATTCGGAGCTTTCATCTGAGGCAAAAGAAGAAACAGACAAGCTTAAAGAAGAATTAAAAACAATTCTAGATGAAATGACTTATGCAAAACTGGCGGAACAAGATGCTGCTAAGCTTGAGAACGCAACAAAAGCACAGCAAAATATTCCAGTTACTATCTTTGTAGGATAAATAAATGAGCGATGATAATCAATGGTCACAGCCACCCCAGCCCCCGCCACCCCTTTTCTTAGGGGAAAAGGAACGAGATCTTGTAAAACAAGTCAACGATGAGCTTATTGAACGAGTTATCGGGCAACAAGTGGTTTATTATCCTATAAGCGTGGAACACACAAACTACCATCCAATTTATGGAGAGGCAATAGAAAAAACATTCCTACCACCAGTTAGAGTGTATGCACTTGTTGAGTGGAACAGTTTTGAGTCTAGCGCAGACACAAGCTTTGGTATAGATAGAAAATCAGAGATAACTGTTCACTTTCATAAGCGCAGACTAACAGAAGATCAAGATCTTTTTGTAAGAGAAGGCGATTTTGTTTTATATGGCGACATACATTATGAGATAGTTACTCTAAGCGAGCCAAAGCAATTGTTTGGCCAAGTCGATCATAGAATAGAAATTTCAGCCAAGTGCGTAAGAGCAAGAAAGGGGTTGTTTGATGGCAGATGAATATTTAAAAGAAGAAACTTTTTCACCATCATCAATTGAAACAATTGATGGATCTTTACTTAAATTGTTTAAAGAAGATTTGAAAATCTTTTGTACAACACCAGATGGCTGGAAGCGAGTGCCTGTAATCTGGACATCTGCCGAAAGAAATTTTCAGATAAAAGAAAATAAAGATCTTAGAGATTCAAACGGCACGCTTATAAAGCCAGTAATAACAGTTGAAAGAGCATCGGTAAATAAGGATATTTCAAAAAGAGGTTTTATTCACGGAAATATACCAGACATTAATGATGCAAAAGGCGGAACAATAACTGTTGCAAGAAAAATAAACCAAGATAAAACTGCGAATTTTGCTAATGCTGATTCAAAAAAGATATACGGTAAAGATAATTTTAGAACCAGAAACCCAAGTGGCAAGACCGTATACGAAACAGTTACTATACCTTTACCCAATTATATTGAAATTCAATATAGGGTAACTTTATATTCTGAATATCAACAGCAGATAAATGAAATGCTTTCACCTATAATGCTTGCTGGTGGGTCGGTCAATTATTTATTGATCAAGTCAGAAGATGGCCAGCATTCTTATGAAACCTTTATTGAAGGCAACTTCTCAGACCAAAACAATGCTAGCAACTTGGGCTCTGAAGAAAGAAATTTTCAAACAGAAGTAAACATAAGAGTTCTTGGATATATTATTGGAGCAGGGCCAAACCAAGAAAGACCTAGAATAGTAAGAAGACAAAACTTTGTTGACGTTAAGATACCCAGAGAAAGAGTGATAACCGAAGATATCAATGAATTTATAAAGAAGGGATTTTATATAGAGTAATTTTCTTTTGTTAAGTAGCTTAACTATTTACTAGGAATAAACACCTGTTAAAAGGAGATATTAGATAATGTCTGTTAAAAAGTTTAAATTTGTCTCTCCCGGCGTATCTGTCGCAGAGATTGATAAAAGTAGATTGGCAACTCAAATTTTTAGAAGAGGGCCTATTCTTTTTGGTCGTGCAGAGCGCGGCCCTTCGATGAGGCCAGTGAGGGTTGCTTCTTTCTCTGAGTTCGTTGAAACATTTGGGGAGCCGATCCCCGGCGGTAGAGGAGGGGATGTCTGGAGGGATGGTAACTATACTTCCACCACCTATGCCTCCTATGCTGCTCAGGCTTATTTAAGAAATAATGCTCCTGTTACATTTGTTCGATTGCTGGGGAGTAAGCATGGTGACGTAGATGAAGGTCAAGGCGAAGAGACTCCTGGGTGGGATTCTGGCGCTCATACTGCCACGGGTGGCGGTGCTTACGGTCTTTTTCTTTTTGATTCTGGCACCATTGGAGAAAGAGTTCCCGGTACTCTAGCCGCTGTCTGGTATACAAACGATGCTAACACCATTATCACCCTAACTGGTAACTTCGCACATGACAGCGCTAACGCGACTTCTTCTATTGGAGCTTTGGTCCCCTCTGTTGGAGACTCAAGGGAGTTTAAGGCGGAAATTAGAAACGGAGCAACAGTATCTGAAAAAATAACTTTTAACTTTGACAGAGCTTCTGACAAGTTTATTAGAAAAGTTTTTAACACAAACCCAACACTAACCAACGGTGCAATGATCGCCTCCAATCAACTTAAAAAATATTGGCTAGGCGAAACCTTTGAGGGTGCATTAGATAAAGTTGGGACTGGCGCTGGTGGTGTTCTAACCGCCGCCAGCTCTTCTGAGGGCGATACTCACGGTGCTATTCTTGTTTTGAGCAATAACGACACTACCAAGAAGAGATTTGGAAATCTTAAGCAAGATACAAGTGATTCTAAGAGTGGGTGGGTTATCTGTCAAGATCTAGGAGCACCAGAAAATTATATTGCAGAGAACTCACAAAAATTATTTAGGTTTATCACAAGAAATTCTGGTGAGTGGGATTCTTCAAACCTAAAAGTTTCCATTCAAGATATCAAGCCTTCGAACAGTGAATTCAACCCTTATGGTAGCTTTACTGTGGTGGTTAGAAGCACATCAGATAACGACTATTCGCCTCTAGTTAGAGAAAGATTTGAGAACGTGAATTTAAATCCAAGTTCTAATAGATATATTTCTAGAGTTATTGGTGATAAGTATGTGCTCTGGGATGAAACAGAAAGAAGGCTAAGAGAATATGGAACTTATGATAATATCTCTAGCTTTGTTAGAGTGGAAGTGTCAACAGAAGTAGAGGCAGGAGGTGATCCAAGATGGCTTCCTGCTGGCTTCTTTGGCCCACCTAGGTTTAAAAAATTCACAGTATGCACTGGTTCTGCGCCAATAACATTTGGGGCTTCTTTAACATCGTCTGTAGATCCCAATGCAATGGGGCTCCCAGCCAGCCAGTTAACAGCGCATGCTCACCTATCATCATCAGCAACAGGGTTCCACCTTGTTCTTTCTAAGAAGCCAAGCGCCTTGGCTGTTGACAACTTCCTTGGAGATATTACTTTTCCCAAGTTTAATCTTAGAAATTCTAGCGTGGACTCAACTTTAAGAGGCCCCACTACAGCGTATTTTGGAGTTGATACTCGCAGAGGTGCAAATAGCAGGCTCTTTGATGAAACTTCGATTGATTTGGCGAGACCAAAGCCTCAAGGCGTAGCAAGCCACGACACTGATAGCAATACAGAAAATAGTTTTATCTTTACGCTAGATGATCTAAGCGGAAGTAGCGATTTTGGAGACAATACTACAATTATTGATCTAGTTTATGTATCAGGCTCCAGAGCAAGCAACACCTCAGTGACTGCTGTGGGTCTAAACGGTTCAAAAGCAAGTATCAATGCTTCTTTTACAAGCTTATTGGAGTATGGTTATAACAGATTTACACTACCACTATTTGGTGGCTTTGACGGTTTCGATGTAACAGAAAGAGAACCCTTAAGAAACTCTTTAATTCAAGATGACGACTCAGACACAACAAACTATGTTGTCAATACCTATAGGCGAGCAATCGACATGATCCAAGACGTGGAGAATGTTGATGTTAACTTGGCTGCTGTGCCTGGCTTAACAAATGCAACACTAACATCAAGGCTAATTGATAACTGCGAGCAGCGCGGGGATGCAATGGCTGTTATTGATGTTGAGGGTGATTATACTCCAATCTATGAAGCTAAATCTGACACCCAAGAAAGAGATAGACTTGGGTCTGTAAGCACAGCAGTAAGCTCTTTGAAGGCCAGAAACCTCAACACCTCGTATGGTGCGGCGTATTACCCTTGGGTGCTTGTCAGGGATTCTGTTAGCACTGGCCAGATTATATGGATGCCACCTAGTGTTGTTGCTCTGGGAGTTATCGGAAATAGCGCAAATAGAAGTGAATTATGGTTCGCGCCAGCAGGGTTCAACAGAGGTGGGCTTACAAACGGAGACTCTGGCTTAACAGTTGTTGGTGTAAGACAAAAACTCTCTGCAAGAGACAGAGACAATCTCTATGAACAACACATCAACCCAATCGCTAGCTTCCCTGCGGAGGGCATTGTTATCTTTGGGCAAAAAACCCTTCAAGTAACGCAGTCTGCTCTTGACAGGATCAATGTTAGAAGGTTGATGATTTTCCTTAAAAAGGAAATCTCATTCGCAGCCAGCCAGATTCTCTTCGACCAAAACGTCAGAGAAACTTGGTCTAGGTTCACTGGTCAAGTCAAGCCTTTCCTTGAGAGTGTTAAATCTAGATTTGGTTTGGTTGACTTTAGGCTGGTTTTGGACGAAACCACCACTACCCCCGACCTGATTGATAGAAATACTGTTTATGCAAAGGTGTTTATCAAGCCAGCAAGGGCAATTGAATATATTGCACTAGACTTTGTTCTTACGGCAACTGGTGCTTCTTTTGACGAATAAAATATATTTCAACTATTTATTAAGAATGAAATATATCGGAGGATTTTAAGGTGGCTTTTTTTACAGAAAAAACACTCAACCCAAAAAGAAAATTTAGATGGGTTGTCGATATCGGTACTGGTAATGATACTAATAGTATTTTAAGAGTGGCTGCAAAGTCTGTTCAGAAACCAAACTATACACTAGAGACGACACAGCATAAATTTTTAAATCATCAATTTAATTACCCGAACAGGGTTATCTGGCAGCCTATTGATATCACATTTGTTGATCACCTAGGTCGAGGAGGAACCAGTGTCTCGTCGAGACTTTACGCCTTGTTACTATCTTCAGGATATCAAATCCCTGCAAACCCCTTCAACTGTGAGCTATCGCCAACTAAAAACAGAGCAGTTGGGGCGCTAGGCAGTGTAAAGATCGTTCAACTATCAGGTGATGCAGGACGCGCACGATTTACAGTTGATGAAATAGACGGCAGAGCGCCGGGTGCCCCCCAACGGTCTGATGTAATTGAAACATGGACCCTAGGTAACGCCTTTATTTCCAAAGTTACTTTTGGAGATTTGTCATATGATGATGATGGATTGGTGGAGATCCAATGCACCTTTACTTATGACTATGCTGAATTTCAAGGCAAATGACGCTAGAAACACTTAATATAAGAGGAGAAAATGTCTAGAAACAATCAAGATCGCTTGAGTGTGCAGGCACCAAGCGACGATTCAACACCCCAACCTGCAACAAACAATCAATTACAATTTGTAGTACCAACAGAATTTGTAGAGTTACCTTCTAAAGGTTTATTTTACCCTCCCGATCATCCTTTAAATTGCAAAGAGGAGATAGAGATAAGGTACATGACCGCAAAAGAAGAAGATATCTTGACAGATAAGGTTCTTTTAAAGAAGGGAATTGCTATCGATAGAATGATGGCGAATATAATTGTCGATAAGACAATTAAGCCACACACTCTTCTTTCTGGCGATAGAACGGCAATTATGATCGCTGCAAGAAAGTCGGCATATGGTCCTGAGTATGATACAAAGGTTGCATGCCCATCTTGTTTTTCTCAAGGAAGACACACCTTTAATCTTGAGAACGCACAAAATAAGTTTAATCTAGGCGAAGATGTTGCCCATATAAATAGCAATCTAAATATCACCATAACAACCCCCAGAACAAAGGCGGAGCTTGAGCTTAGACTGATGACTGGTGCAGATGAAAAAAGAATTATTGATGACCAGAACAATAATAAAAAACACAATCTACCAGAAAACAATCTTATAAACCAATTAAGGGCAATTATTGTTTCAGTTAATGGAAACAAAGACAGACAATATATAAATTCTTTTATTGAAGTTGTTCCTGCTTTTGATTCCAAGTATATCAGAGAAGTATATAAGAAAAACTCACCCAACGCTGTGCTAAAGGAGGAATATGTCTGTGGCGAATGTGGCGCATCTAATACACTTGATGTCCCATTTACCACAGACTTTTTTTGGCCTAAGTGAAAAATATCAAGCAAATGTTTATGAAGAGTTTTTTCTTCTTAAACATCATGGAGGTTGGAGCTTTATTGAAGCTTACAACCTGCCAGTAAGCTTGAGAAGGTGGTTTCTTGAAAGATTAACCAGACAGTTCGAAGAAGAACGAGAACAAATCCAGCAAGCAAAAAACTCTAGTAGCTAGAATTAAATATTGTTTTAAACTAGTTAGTTCAGAACAAACAAGAGAGGTTTATGTTTTGGAAAAGCTAAATGAAGACAAATTGCAGCCAGTTATTATTGATCTGACCAAAGCAGATAAATTAAATGAAAGTTGGTATAGAATGTTTGGAGCCTGGATTAAAATGTTTCTGGGACACACCTTTGATTTAAATGATTATAATTTTAAAGTTAGAGGAACAAAAAGGCAACTAGATAGCTTGGCAAAAGCCCTAGGGGCTGAGAAGAAATATTTAAAAGCGTTTACAAGATCCGGCCTCAACAGCCCCAGCACCCTTAAAAGTAAATCCAAACTTCAAAAAGCAATCTCTATGTTTGAAAAGGCAACCGGTATAAAGTGGCCTTTAAAGTAAAATAAAGAGGTTTCTGTTAAATGAGTGATCCTTTTAGCCAAGATGAATTAGATAGAATTAATGAAGCAGTTCAACAAAAGATTGAACTCATAAAGCAGACCAATATCTATAAAGAGCAATTAAAAAACGTCAACAATCAACATGAAAAACAAATCCTCAATTTAAATGTTGAAAAACAAGCTTTTCAAGAGATACTCCAAATGGAGATTGATAGAGTAAAAGCAAGTGCTCAGGGCGGCAGACTCAATCAACAGCAAATAGAAACCATACAGCATCTAAAAAGAGAACAGTCTCGCCTTAATGGTGTTTTAAACCAAACAGTAGAACTTGAAAGACAGCGGTTGGAGGCTCTAAAAGAGTCAGAAGCAGCGGCAGAGCAAGTTGTTAAACAAATAGCTGTTGCAACGCTTGGTATGAAAAAGTTCGAAGATACCTTTTTAGGTACTTTATCCAAGGCGGATTTTGCTTCTTTATCAAAAAAAATGGGAGAGTATTTTACTCTTCAAAACATTGGATATACAGCAATTGAAAAGGTTGCGTTTGAAACCTTCAATCTTGCAAGAGAGCAGGAGTCAGCCATAACTGCTTTTAAAATAGCAACAGCCGCAGGGGATAAATATAATGATCTGCTTATAAGTTCTCAAATGCAATTAAGAACATTTGGTGTTTCAATGGAGGACACCGCAGATGCCGTTGCAGATTTATATGAAAACACATCTCTATTCACAGAGATGTCAGAAAGATCTAAAAAAGTTTTAGTAGAAAATGTGGCTTTATTGGATAAGTTTGGTGTAGATGGCGCTAAAGATATTGAATTTTTAACAAAAGCTCTAGGAATGAATGCCGATCAGGCTGCAATGGTCACAAGGGATCTAGTCGGTATGTCCAGGGCGATAGGCTTGCCAGCGAAAACTGTCATGAGGGAATTTGGGCCAGCAATGTCAAAGCTTGCTGCTCATGGTGAAGATTCAATAAAAATTTTCAAAGGCATGGCAGCAGCAGCAAAAGCAACCGGTGTTGAAATAAACACCCTTATAGGTTTGGCCGGTCAGTTTGATACATTTGAAGATGCAGCGCAAAGCGTAGGAAAATTAAACGCAATCCTTGGTGGGCCTTATCTAAACTCAATTGAAATGATAAAGGCCAGCGAAGAAGACAGAATAAGAATGCTAATTGAATCAATAAATCTGTCAGGCAGATCTTTTGAGGATTTGAGCAGATACGAGAGAAAGGCGGTTGCTTCTGCGGCAGGCATAACTAACATGGCCGAAGCAAACAAAATATTCAATACAAGCTTAGAGGCATATGATATAGCACAGTTTAAAGCTCAACAGGCAAAAATGTCTCAAGAAGAATTTAAAGAAGCAACAAGAGGGCTGATGAGTCTTTTTGAAAAGTTAAAGCAAATTGCCGCTAATTTTGCAGTTTCCATGAGACCAGTTATTGATGTCTTTATACAAGCAGCAGACGCAATTTTGGAATTTCAAGAAAACATGGGCGAGTCTTTTGGAATGACTGTCTTGATCGGAGGGGCAATTTTAATGCTTGTTGGCAGTTTTACTGCTATTATTGGTTCTGTTTTGGCATTCGGTCTTGCCTTAGCAGGCACTTTAGTTACCATGTTTACCTTTGGGTTATTTGCTCCCAAAATAGGCAAAGGACTTTCTGCTATTTCCACCGGAATGCTCAAGGTATCAGCATCAGCGATTGGCCTTGGAGCAGCAACGCTTTTGTTTGGTGCCGGTATAGGTTTGGCCGCAACCGGCTTGGCTGCCTTTGTAAGCTCTTTTTCTTTGCTTGACAAAGATCAACTAATTGCTGTAAAAGAAATTTTATATGACTTTGCAATCGCTGTTGGTGTATTGACTGTTGGTATGGTTGCGGCAGTTGCAGTTATCGCTATGTTTAGTGGTCTTGCGCCGAAGCTTGCAATAGGTGTTGCTATAGTGTTTGGACTGGCGCTTGCATTTGCTGCTGTCGCTACAAGTGTTGGAATAGCAGCAGCAGGAATATCCTTGATAGGGTTTAGCGTTGCCTCCTTGGTAAAGGAGTTGAATAAAGAAAAAGCAATAGAAAATTTAAATCAACTTGGAGCTACCTTGGGCACAATGGCCCTCAAATCCCTCTATATAGTTCCTGGTATTATAGCCATAACTGCCGCCGTTGCCAGACTAGGCGTTGCCCTTAAAAAGATGGTAGACGATGTTGGTTTAGATGAAATGAAAACACTAGTAGATCTATTAGAAAATATTGATAAATTTAGTGGAGGCTCCGTTTCAGTAGCTTCTCCAAAGGGAGGCGCAACACCATCATCACCATTCACCAACATGGCAAGCGCAGTGTCAGGACTAACAAAAGAAAAGGTCGATCAAGCGGAAAGGCTTGTTGGAGTTGCGAAAACATTTAATATTTCAAATAACAACTTTAGTGCGACCCAATCAGACAATTTTAAAAATAGTTTAGGCCCTCTTGCCACAGCAAAAGAAGTTTCTTTAGAAATAGACGGAGATCAATTTGCTAGGATTGTGGCTCCGTATATTGGAAAAAGATTAAATATTAAAGCAAGAATGAAATAGTGGGAGTTTAAAAGCAAATGCCAAGTTATAGAGATCCAGGCGATTTTTCTTTTCTAAAAAAATGTGATTTAAAAATAAGGTTTACCCACCTTTCATCGGGCAGGCACGCTCATTTTTTGGGAGCCGTAACGGACCTTAAAGATCAATATACATCAATTTGGAACGAAGAGCCGGTATACGGAAGAATGGATCCCATAGCAACATTCCAGAGAACTGGAAGAAAAATAAGTTTAAGCTGGCAAATATTAAATGAAAACAAAAGAGTTGGCGAGCAAAACATGATCGAGATTCAAAGACTTATAAGCTTTCTTTATCCCAATTATTATAATTCTAGCAATAATGCAAGTACAATTGCTGGTGGGCCTCTCTTAGCTTTAAAATACACAAACTTGGTTAGTCAAGCAGCGAATCCCGGCGGCCTTATAGGCTATCTTGATGGTTTTACATTTGATCCTCAAATGGATTCTGGTTTCGCAAACACAGAAGGTGAAAATCTTATTCCAACAGTTATAAACGCTAGTATAAACTTTACTGTGCTTCATACACACAAGCTTGGCTGGAGGGGGGCCAAAAGAAGAGTGGCGCAGTTCCCTTATGGTATAGCGAGCCAAATAGATAAAAAGGCAGATGATGATGCACAAGCGGCAGAAAACTTGGCCCAGAAGGCCGCAGAAGACGCGGCGAAGGCAGCGAAGGCAGCGGCTGAGCTTGCAGAAAAAGCAAGACAGGCAAACTTGGCAGCGAAGCAGGGAGAAAATGCTCTTAATGAACAAACTATAAATGGCGAAGACCCCGCCCAAAGTGCAGCAGGGGCACAATCAGAAGGATTAAGATTTACGGATGGCGAAGGCGCTCTTGCCGCACTTCACGAGGAGATGATGCGGACCGACATGGATTATTTCTTGAAGCAGTCAGGTATTGACGGCTTGAGCGATGAAGAGGCCATGGCCGCCATCGGGGAGGGCGGCTTCTTGGCCGAAGCCGCCGATGCTCAAATAGCAAAAATTAAGCGACAGCAGGCGATGGCCAAGGCGGCGGCGGCCAGAGCAGAACAAGAAAGAAAACAAGCGGAAGAAAGAGCCAGAGAAGAGCGCGCTAAAGAATTCTATGAAGGCAAAGACCCATTCGGCAGAGACCCAGTCGTGTCAGACGAAGAACTCCAGGAAGCAAGAGGAGACGCTCTTGGTCAAATTTATGATGAAACAATTACGCCCCTTGTTCAACCCGTTGTTGGGGCACTCGAAGGACAAAAAAAAGAAGAAGAATACCAAGATTGGGAAAACGAATACAACAGCGCTCGAAGAGACGGGGCTTCAGTTGAAGAATCCATCAAAATTGCTGGTGAGCGTGTCGTCGGGTACGTTGACGATGAGGATGATGCATCATCCTCGTCCCCAAGTGGCACTAATTATTACCCATCAGACCCTCAGTCTAAAGTCATATTCTATGACGACGGGACCGGCGGGCAGAGTCGTATAGATGATCAGGATTAGAGAAAATTATTACCCTAAGCACCCCGAAGACGAGTAGAGTGAATTATAATGAGATATGATAACAAATTAACATTAATAAATAACAATATTAGGTATAGAAATAAGTTTCTCAAAAAAGGAGTTAACTTTATCGAATATCAACAAGTGCCAGATATAAGATTGCCTCCCGCAGCAGACCTAGATATCATAACCCATACCTGGGTATCTGGCGATAGGCTTTACAAGCTAGCAAGCAAATACTACGGCGATCCTGAACTCTGGTGGGTTATTGCGTTTTATAATGCCAAGCCAACTGAATCTTATTATTCTTATGGATCTATTGTTGAAATACCACTACCCTTAGATAGGGTCTTAGAACAGATGGGGTACTGATATGTCTGATCCTCCAAGTTCAAAACCAACAAAAGACGAAAGAGAAAAAGAAAAACAAGAAGGCGGTGGCAAAAAAAAAGACCCTTTTGTAGAAAAAGATCAGACCGCAGAAGACGCACAATTAAGGGTCAACAAGCAATGCTTTCTTGTTAGAAATATAGAAGCTCTTATTGGGGCGCAAGCAGCAGCAAGAGCCGAAGGATACAAGCATTTTTCTTGTGTTACAGGCCCACCAATGGAAATAACAAATGAGCTTGTTTCCGTTAAAGGGCTAGACAAAATGTTCGGCCTTACAACAGCCCAGCACGCAGTCTTGCAACCTAGAATACGTTTATATTTAATAAAAAATGGAACAATCATAGAACTGCCATTTGACGCAAGTTTATCACCCGGAGTGCATACACAAAGGGCAATTTCTGATATGGTCAAATCTTCTAATTTTAGAGGTTATGGAGCAGGAATAAAAAGCTTTTCTTATGAACTAGCAGGCATTGACCCGGACACAGCAGATAGACTAATAAATGCAAAATTAACTCTATACTTTAAAACTATTGCAGACTTGTTCCACCCTAGAAATAGCGGCGGAATGTCCAAGAGCAGACCTTTTCAATACGCAGATTTAATAAACATGAATAAAGCCTCTCTTGCGCCAAAACGGGGAAGAAAAGGCGAGAAAACAATAGCCGATGATGAAGATAGATATGAATTAAAAGCAGTTGTTGGATGGGGCGATCCCCCTGTTGGGCACCCTTTATTTCCAAAAGCAATAAGAAAATCAATACAAGGTGCAAAAGCAACATTTTCACTTCAACTTATAGACCATACGATCAAGTATAATCAGGACGGCACTCTTGAGCTAGACATTGATTATATGGCTTCTATTGATTATATTCTTTCAACTTCTGATTTAGATATTTTCTGGTTACCAGAAACAAACAAAGCAACAGATTTGCAAACAAAAATACAAACAAAAAGAGATGAGCTTTTGCAGTCTGATCAAGAGCTTGAAAGGCTTATGAATGTGAAGAGAGACGGTGCAATACCAGCGGGTGCGTCTACACCTACTGCCGCTGGTAATCAGCCGGATACACAGCAGGATGTAATAGCAAGGCATGAAGATAGAAAAAAACAATTAATAGAAGAAGCAGAAGGTTTAGTGGAACAGCTAGATCAATTAGTAAGATTAAGAAAAACAATTGCTTACAGTAGAATAACCGATGGTCTTTTGGAAACAGAGGGCATTCTTAAATGTATAGAAGTGTTTCCATCACAATTGGGAGTTGTTGGTGGTAGAGTGCTAAGGACAGAAAGCATTGTAAAGGGAAACAAGAAAAAGCCGATAGCACAACAAGACAAAGAAGAAAAAGCTAATGCAAAAAAAATACAAGAAACCGCGCAGCCAGCATCAGAAGAAGAAAGAAAAGAAATGAAAGAAAGAATGGACGGTGTAAATAAAGACGCTGCTGATGATGGAAAGCTAACGGCTAGTAAATTAAAAGGCAACCAAAAAAAACACGTTCAATCTTCTAAGAAGCCAAGCAAAAAACCAAATGGAAAAATAAAAATATTTTATTTCTTTCTAGGGGACTTAATTGATATTGTTTTAAGAATTTTAAAATCAGAAGTTGATGGGCAAAAAAATAAAGCAGCAATAGAAACTTTAGAGAGGGTTATTGTTATGATGGGGCCTGCCGTGCTGAAAGACTCCAGAAGAAGTTCTGGCCTTTTAAAAGTAGGAAACTTAGCAGATATACCTATATCCTATGACTTGTTTGAAAATTGGTTTATTTATAATGTTATTAGGCCGCAAAAAGAAACCTATTACTTTAAAAAGTTTGTTATTGATATAATGGATAATTTAATTTCCCCTGTTCTTGGTAGTGGGTGTTATTCTGGTGAAAGACAAAAAGGAAGAGTTGCATCTATACCCTTAACAGTGCCTAAATTGTCTGGTGGGGGGCCAAGAGTGCCAGTAAGATCAAGGTGTAGCATTGCAGGCTTAAAAAACAAGAAAATGTCAAAAACTGGTTTGGGATCTGAGATTGGAACAAGCAGTATAAGAGAATCTAACGATTATTTGTATTTTTATATGCGCGATAACAATGTAAAGCGCAGGCAAGCAGATTATAAAAAAGACATTAAAAAGGGAATATACCATCTTAGAATCGGTCAAGAAAATGGATTAGTCAAATCTGTAGAATTTGAAAAAACAGATATACCTTTCCTGAAGGAACACAGAGTAACTGCTGATGGTGAACATCCAAATGGTTTTTTAAGAGAGAAATATGATGCAAAAATTAAAATGGTTGGAAACTCTTTTTTTATTCCTGGTCAATATGTCTATATAGCCCCCACAGTGCCAGGATATGATGTAAATAAAAAAATTGGTAAAATAAAACAACCAACAAAACAACTTTTGCAAAATTTAGGATTTGGGGGATACTATCTTGTGACCAAGGTTTTTCATAATATATCCCCAGAATCTTATGTAACAGAACTTGTTTGCCGATGGGAGTCTTTCGGGGAATCCACAGCAAAAGATATTCAGTCTTATTATGAGAGAATTGAAGATATCAATAATTGCAAAGCGGGCGCGGCAGAAGCCGCAAGCTCATTTGATTATTCAGAAGTCTTGGACGAGCAATTGCAAAATCTTAATGATGCAGCAGGGAGAACTATATATCAAAACGTAGGAGAAGCTGTCAAGGATGCGGCGGGCGTGGTGACGCAGGGCGCCGCCTCAGTCGTTGCAGGTTATATACCACCAGGAGCTGCTAGAACCATTGTATTAGGTATCCTAGGTGCAGGCCAAAGCGTTGTCAATCAGGGTGTAGATGATGCCGTTGACGCTGCACCAGGAGTAATGGACGCAGTTTCGGAACTTGGAGACGATATTACTGGGGCGGCTGTGGAGGCCGGTCGGGAGTTTTTTAACCAATTTTTTGACCCAGAAGGAGACGATCAATGAGTGATATGCCAAAAGGTGAAAATGGTTTATCTTCAAGAAGTATGCATATACAAAGAAGAAAGTTTGTTAGGAAAGCATATCCTTTGCTAGATAAAAGAAATGGAATTGATTTATGGTATGGTCCAAAATCTTTATATGGTAAGGTTAACACCAGAAACGTACCTCAATTATTATCAGAAACAAATTTAAAAAGTATTCTTTCTTCTCCTGAGTTGTTTGCTGTGGATTTTGTTGTCGATGCTTTTGAAGATTTAAGAAGATTTATTTCAAGAGCTTCTCGCAGACGTGTTATTTTTGCACAAGATAGTTTTATGGGGCTCATGAATGCCAAGTTAGCTTGGCGCAGCGCCAGAGAAGAATATGATCAGCATATAAGAGATATACACGAAGTTTTTGTTAGCAGTTACTTGATTCATAAAAATAGAAGTTATAAAATTTTAACTATTGAAGATTTTCTTGATTTATATATTGATCATGCTAGAACAATAGGTAGAATGAGCCCTATAACTTTTGGAGGATATATAAAATCTAAATATGTAAATCATGCTATTTCTGGCTTAATAATAGAATTAAATACATTTTCATATGACAATGATAGTTTAAAATTTAAAAGATTTTATGAAAGCGATCATTTTAATTTTTATCAAAATGCAGCAAGAAAACATGGGTTTAGAGTTGATTACAATAGTCCTTGGAGATTGGTTGCTGATATAACAAGCCCAGAGATGCAAAAATATATGAGCAATTACAGAGTAAACAATCCAGAAGAATTATTCTTTGATTATTATTATGATGCTTATAGGCTTGAAGTTTATATGATTAAAAAATACCTAGTACAATTTTATAATGATTATGCCAGTGGCAATCCTATTGTTAAGAGAGTTGTATCTGGCAGGTTTGACAGGCCAGAGATTAAAGCTAAAATAAAGTATAGACAACAAATAAAAGAAAGTGAGGTTGATGAAAAATATAGTAACTTATTTTGGCTTAAGTTTTATCTTGATCTTAGAGAGGCAGAACTTTCTAAACCCATGACAAGACAATCTAAAAATAAGAAAATCATGGAAATGGCGCACATCATGAAAACGCTTGACTTCACCAGAGCTTTGGACTATATTAACCGAGAGTTGATGATTCTAGAGCGAGGTTAAACGTGCTTTTCCAAACACTCGATGACAAGAAAGAATGCGTTGGCATCTACGCAAACAACGAGATCCAAAACACAATTCCAACAGGCATAACAAAAACCTGGTCATATGCTGGATATCTGGAAGATCTCCAGATTGAGTATGCCAGTCTATACTGCGACGGTAAACCCATAAGCCAAGTTGTGCCAGAACACTTGCAGCAAGAATGGGCCGAGATCAGCGCCAAGATGAAAGCTTTTTTTAAAGCATTTACAACAGCAAAAATCGACTTAAAACTGGTTTGCTTCTATGACATGGTGCCACGAGACGTTCTGCTTGAATGGTGCGATTTAAAGTCGAAAATCTGCGACTACATCTTTGAAAATTATGAAAGACCAGCCAACTATGAGTTCTTGGTCGAGCTAACCAAGCTAACTGAAAAGATTAAATACCAACAAGTCAATATTGACTTATCAGCAATAAGCTCTCCGCTTGAGTCTTATCGCTCTAGGTCTTTTATCAACAAGATGAAAAAGGTAAATCCCTTTATCGAGTACAATATCTTTGGAAGCGTTACTGGCAGGCTAAGCACAAAGCCAAATAGCTTTCCTATCATGACGATGGATAAGAAGTATAGAAAAATAGTTAAGCCTCACAATGATTGGTTTGTGGAACTGGACTTTAATGCTGCTGAGTTGCGAACTTTTATTGCTCTTAACAAAAGAGATCAGCCTCAAGAGGATTTGCACGAGTGGAACATAAAAAATATCTTTAGGGGTTTCGGCACTCGTGAGGAAGCCAAGACAAGATTGTTTGCTTGGCTCTATAATCCCAAGTCAGAGGACTATCTGCTCAACAGAGAGTATGATCGAGATGCGATTATTAATGAATATTTCGATGGAACCCATGTAAGCACGCCTTATGAGAGAAAAATCAGGGCAATACCAAAAAATGCCCTGAATTACTTGATTCAAAGCACTTCAAGCGACTTATTCTTGAGGCAAGTTATAAAAATAAACAAGCTTCTGCAAGATAGGGCTAGCTTTATAAGTTGGACCCTTCATGATTCTGTTATGATCGACTTAAAAGATGAAGATAAGCCCATTTTAAAAGAAATCATAGCTCAGTTTGGTGATACTGACTTTGGAAAATACTTGGTTAACGTGTCTGCTGGCAAAAACTTTGGAGATTTAAAGAAAATCAAATGAATATCGTAGGATTAGGCAACACAGGCTGCAATGTAGCCAAAATATTTGAAAACTACCCTCAATATAAGGTCTTCCAGATCGATACAGAAGAGCGCGAGGGCAAAAATACATTTTTATTCCCTCAATTCGACCACCCAGAGGACTATGAAAGGGGGTGCCCTGATTTAAGCGGGTTTCTTGATATTCAAGGCGATACTTTTTTTATTTTGGGAGGACCAGGTAGCATTACGGGTGCATCCTTAAGAATATTAGAACAAATTAAGCACTGCAATATTAGCATTATTTATTTTAAGTCTGATCAGAGCCTCTTATCGAACATAGGGCAACTTCATCAAAGGGCTACCTTTCATATTCTACAAGAGTACACCAGATCAGGCGTGTTCAAAGAGATTTTTTTGCTTGACAACCAAGTGATCTCTGGTATTATTGGCGATGTTCCGATTGTTGAGTACTACAGCAGGATCAACAACTTGGTTGTGCCGATAATTCACTTTATTAATGTGTTTAACAATACAAAACCAGTTATGAGTACCTTTTCAAATTTGGCCGAGACTTCAAAAATAAAAACTCTTTCCATTCTCAACATGGAAGACGGAACAGAGAAGGCGTTTTTTTCTCTTGACAGCCCAGTTGAATCAAGGTACTATTACGGCATTGGTTCTGAGTCGCTTAAAAACGACTCGACTCTAAACAACAAAATCAGGAATCAAATGAAGATTAGTGAGGTTAAAACTGGTTTTGGTATCTATGAAACAAGCTACAACTATAACTTTTGTTATGGTGTTCTTTGTAGCCGAGAGATCGCAACTTTTTGATTTTTTGCTTGACAGGCTGTTTTTGTTCTGTCATACTGTTCGCAGATGGTTGAACGCCATCAACTATAGACCCATTAACACATAGGAGGAAAAAATGGGACTTAACATGGATAAGATTCGCGCTAAGTACAATGCTCTCAAGAACGGTGGTGCCAAGGGTGAAACCAAGAACAACTTCTGGAAGCCTCAAGAAGGTGAGCAGACAATTCGTATTGTGCCTACGCCCGATGGTGATCCGTTCCGAGACTATTGGTTCCACTACAACGTGGGCAAGGCAATGGGCTTCTTGAGCCCAAAAAAGAACTTTGGCGAGGAAGATCCCTTGAATGACTTTGTTCGTTCTCTCTGGTCCGACTACAACCAAACTCAAGACGAGGAAACCAAAAAGCTGGCAAAAGACCTGAGCGCCAAGCAACGTTTCTTTGCTCCTGTGCTTGTGCGAGGAGAGGAAGATCAGGGTGTTCGCATCTGGGGCTTCTCCAAGACTGTCTACGAGGATATTCTGGGCATGATCTTGGACCCTGACTATGGTGATATCACCGACATTGATCGAGGGTTTGACTTGAAGGTCACATACGGTAAGCCTGCTGGAGCGCAGTATCCAAAGACCACAATCAAGGCTCGTCGTAACCCTACGCCCCTGAGCGAGGATAGAAACCAGGTGTCTGCTTGGCTGGACAACATTCCAGACTACAACACCCTGTTCCCTCGCAAGACCCCTCAAGAAGTCCAAGTTATTTTGGACGAGTTCCTGATGGCGGGTTCCAACCCTGAAGAGGTCTCCTCCGAGACCACCCGCTACTCAAACGGTGCAACCGACGTTGACAAGGCTTTCGACGACCTTCTCTGATCCTTTTTAACCTAACCCAAGGGGGCCATCGTGCCCCCGCTTTTCAAGGAGACAAAATGGTTGACATTGAAGCAATGCGCAAATTGCTTAACAAAAAGGCAGGTATGCCCGTTGCGCACAATCTTAAACAACAAAACCCAACAGAGGTAAAAGATTGGATTCCAACTGGCTCTCGCTGGTTGGACTCAATTATTTGTCGTGGCAAGTTGGCCGGTATTCCTGTTGGAAAGGTGGTTGAGATTGCAGGGCTGGAAGCAACTGGCAAGAGCTATATGGCCGCCAAGATCGCAAGCAACGCCCAGCGTCTAGGTCATACTGTAGTTTATTTTGACTCAGAGTCAGCGATTGACCCAAGCTTTCTTGCAAATGCTGGGTGCGATGTCGAGACCCTTATCTATGTTCAGGCCCAGACTGTTGAGTTTGTGTTGGAGTCCATTGAGGAGTTCTTGAAGACCGGAGAACAGTTTTTATTTATTTGGGATTCTCTTGCTCTGACGCCTGCTATTTCCGATGTTGAGGGCGACTTTAATCCCCTATCATCTATGGCTGTCAAAGCAAGAATCTTGGCAAAGGCAATGTCAAAGATTACGATCCCAATTGCCAATTCTCAATCAACCTTATTGGTCCTCAACCAGTTAAAGACGAACATCACTAGGAACCCCAACATGGCCCTCGTTGAGCCCTACGTTACTCCTGGTGGCAAGGCGATGGCTTATACTTACAGCCTTCGCATCTGGCTAACTGGTCGTAAATCAAAGGCGTCCTATATCAACGACGACAACGGATTCAGAATCGGCTCAGAAGTAAAGGCTACGTTGAAGAAATCTCGCTTTGGAACGGCAGGAAGGCAAGCAACGTTTAAGATCCTATGGGGCGATGAGGTGAGGATCTTAGACGAAGAAAGTTGGCTGGAGGCTATTAAAAAAAGCAAGAACATCACGATCAAGGGCTCGTGGTATTACATGAATATGGGCAACGGAGAGGAAATGAAGTTCCAGCCCGGACGTTGGATGGATATGATGGAGAATCCAGAGTTCAAAGCTCGCGTACTAGAGATCATGGAAGAAGAGGTTATCCTCAACTTCAAGAACCGCGAAGGAGATTCTCAAGGCTTTTATGATATTGACGGTGATGAAGATGAATAAAAACTTTATCTTCATATTGTTCGCAGTCGCCTTCTTGTCTTGTCAAGAGGGTGGCAGGTCCGTTGAAACCCCCTGTGAGAAGGGGGATATTATGTTGTGTGATGGTGAGACAGTTGGCAACTGCGAGCCTGGATATCGTGTGTGTTTTGAGAATGTTTTGGACAATCCAGTAACAACCTATTGGAGCGAATGTATAGACCGCAAAGACCCCGAAGAAGAACGCTGCAACTATAGTGATGACGATTGTGATGGTGAGATAGATGAGGGTGTTGCAAACCTTTGTGGCAAGTGTGGTCTTGAGCCACAAGAACTTTGCAATAAAAATGATGACGATTGCGATGGTGAGATAGATGAAGGTTTCGCTGGGCAAAGAGAGCTTTGCAATGGTATTGATGAAGACTGTGACGGGGTAATTGATGAGGGTCTAAGCAAGCGTCAAGCTTGCGAGCCACCAAATGTTCAAGCAGGAATAATTTATAATGATGACCCCGGCTCAAGGTCTTCTTGTTTAAGGGGCTGGACAGAGTGCAGAGAAGGCAGTTGGACACCTTGTGCAGAGTGGCAAGGACCAACGCCTGAAATCTGTGATGGCATCGACAACAATTGTAATGGCGACACAGATGAAATTGACGCACTTAGAAGGCCATGTGGATTTTCTAATATAGGGCAGTGCGAATTTGGTATTGAGATCTGCTTTGACAACGATATTATCTGTGTTGATAGTGTTGGACCGCAAAATGAAATTTGCGATGGAATCGACAATGACTGCGACTGGTATATTGATGAAGAATTAGCTCGTGAGTGTTCAACCATTTGCGGCGAAGGAGTGGAGAGGTGCCAAGAAGGCACTTGGATTGACTGCACTGCCCCACAGCCAGTTGCTGAAGTTTGTAATGGTGTTGATGATGACTGCGATGGCCTAGTGGATGAAGATATTTTTTGTGAGTGTCAAGCAGGTGCAATGCAGCCTTGTATTGCAGAGCCTTGTGGCTGGGGCACTCAAGTTTGTTTAGAGGAGGGAGTTTGGGATGTTTGTGTTGGCGGAGTTGTTCAAGCTGAGCTTTGCAATAATCACGATGACAATTGCAACCAACAGGTTGATGAGAACCTTTCAAGACCGTGTTATGAAGGGCCTGAGAACACTCAGGGTGTTGGAGTATGCGTTGGAGGCATAGCAGAGTGCAGAGAGGGGGAGTGGCAAGATTGTGTCGGCCAAGTTGTTCCCAATCAAGAATTATGCGACGGCATCGATAACGACTGTGATGGAAACATTGATAACCTTGAAAGATTTTTTGAAAAGGTCGATATGGTCTTCGTTGTTGATGTATCCGGTTCGATGAATAGTTTTATTGATTCTATAGCGACTGGTATCACAAGATATGTGAGCAGTATTCGAGGGCAAAATCATAAATTTGGTTTGATTTTGTATGGATCAAACTTCTATACTGATTATGGAGAATCTATTTTATTTTTACAACTCTCTGAAATAAGCGATCTCCTGCTTGCTTTGGCTAATATAATTCTTAGTGGACAAGATGAGCCTTCGATTGATGCGATTTTCTTTGCATCCAACCCATCGAATGAGTTACAATTGGCCTGGAGATCAGACGCAACTCCAATTATTATTTTGCTTAGCGATGAGGAACCACAAACTAGGCTGTTTTTAACTCAACAAGATTTACAGGGCTTAACAAGAACTTGTTTGCTGCCTGGTTGCAATTCGCAAACAAACGATAATTGGACAGACGGAGACCCACTTGAACTTTTTGCTTTTGTTGAGTCATCATCGATTATCTTTTGGGAAAGTGCAATATTCGCAGAAGGCAACAGAGTATTCAACATTCAGAGATTGCTCTTTGACGACATGCTTGAGGCAGATTTAGAACTAATTTTCAGGGAGGTGTGCAGAGAAACAGAATGAAGAAAAATAAAGAATGGGTCAACAGTCCAGACCACTACAATCAATCTAAAAAAGAGTTGTGGGATATTTTCCTTGACTTGGGTTGCGCAGAAGGGTATTGTGTTTCAAGTATCTACAAGTATGTCTATAGACACAAAGAAAAGAACGGAGTCCAAGACTTAAAGAAAGCGAGAGCATGCTTGGACTTTTTAATCGAACACTATGACGAAATATTTGAGGAGTGAAAATGGTAACACAAAAAGACGTAAAACATTTAAAGTCTCTTTACAAGTTGCCTAAGCATCAAATCAAAAAACACCCTGAGTTTAAGGCATTTGAGCTGGTTCCGAAGATCCCCAAGCGAGGGACAAATATCGACGTTATTCTTATGGAGGAGGACAAAGAAAAAACAATTCGCTTTCTCTTCAGCAAGAACAATGAATCCTTTGTTAGCGTAGACATGAACACTAGCGAGGATAAGACCTGGGAAGAGTTTATCGTTGAGAACAAAAGCTTTTTTGATTATCTAAGGAGGACAAAGAAATGAATTACGGAGAGATTAAGCTAGAAACGGATAGCGTTAGCGCACTAACAGATAGTAGTGGAAACGAACTAGAAGGGTTATATCTTCTCAGGCTCGCCAAGTGGGTCCATCTTCTTGATGAGGACAAGTGGGTCAAACTTGATGCGCCTCTTGTTGAGGGAGGGGTGGTTAGGGAAGTCGAGCCACACACCGAAGGTGCAATGAGAATTATATTGCATGATACAAGTGAAGAATTCTTTAACCCCCACCATCACTGGTTTGTTCCACTTGAGGGAGGACAAAAAAATGAGTGAAAAAGAGATTATGATTGGCATTTGGGACTGCGACTTGCCGCCGGATGAGTTAGGTAGAAGATTTATTGCTATGCCTGACACTTTCTTTAAAGAATATACAGAGGTATATATCGACACAATAAATAAACCATCCATGCTTGTACATGGCCCCAATGACGATGGATTTAGAAGAAACTATAGGGGAATACGCCAGGTTGGCCCACCCGATAATGGTTTCGATCAGTATTTTCATAGCTTGGGCTATAAGGAGGGAGATCAGTTCCCGATAACTGTAGAGTGTTGTGACAACCAGTTCTGGCTTGTGAACCCAGGAGAGTTAGGCCGAGAATGAAGGATTTTTACAAAATATGCGAAATATGAAAGTTAGAGGGGACTTTTGCCCTAGTTGCAAGAAAATAACAGAGTGGCACCCCATTCCTGATTCGCTAGCTTCTTTCTGTGAGTGCGGCTTTGTTCGGTGCGGATGGGGCAAGAAGGATGAAAGCGGGACAAGAATTTATGATGCGGGCGTCACAATACAAGAGTGGCTGGAGTGGCTACATAAGAGATCTGAGGAGGAAGAGGAATGAGCGATGAATTTGCAGATAAGAAAGGGATTCGTTGGAATCCCAAAGAAATGCTCAATGACCTGTGGCAGCGTCTCGAAACTGCAAAAGCATTTCACAAGGTTGCCGTAGAAGAAAGAGACTATGAAAGAGCCCTCTGTGACCGATACAAAAAAGAACTGTACGAACTTCGCTCACTTTATGAGGGTGTTCTTTCTCGCATCAACAAGTTGGAAGACGACACAAGAGCAGCAATAGAGTTTAATGAAGATGTGTTGCATGATGATACTGCTACCCTGATGATCTTAGAGTTTTGCGAGGACATTACAAAGTTGGTTGGAGAATAAAATGAGCGCAGACATTGAACTTTTTAGAGACACTCATTATGGCTTAGAAACTTCTTTATCTATGGAAATAAAGGCGCAAGGCTGGGTTTCTTTATGTATTGAAAACGATCATGTAAAAGCCCCCGGCGATTCTCAAATCTCTGAGGTGTGGCTAAACTTGCAAGAAGAAGAACATAGAAATGTCGCCAAAAACCTTATCAAACATCTACAACACCAACTAAACATTTGGGATGAGAAATGAGTGAAAACAACAACTACACAACAAAGGACAAAGAAATGAGTGAAAACAACAACTACACAACAAAAGAAAAATGGGAAAAGACCGGCCTACTTGATTCTCTTTCTGACGAGAAAGCAAGCAAAATTGCACATCTATTCGAGAACCAGGCCCGATACCTAATGAGCACTTTTAGTGATCGAGACATTCCTAGCGAGTTTGGATTTTTAAATAGATCCTTTGCGATAATTCGGGATGTCTTTGAAGGGGATGACTTGTCTTTTACATTTGAAGCAACCAACCTCCCTGCCTTTATTTACGCAAAAGAAGGACAAACTGATGAAGAGGGGGCGGCCATGACAACCACGCCCCATCAGTTCGACACCCAGCCCACGAGTGAAGACGACGCCACTATTGCTGAAATTGTGAGAAAAGAACTTAATAGTAGGTACGCTGGCAAACATTTGATCTTTGGTGCGCCGCTTGTGGATGTTAACGGTTTTGGCTGTGTCTGCGCGGCTGTTGACGGCGGCTCAAGATTGGTTTTTGGAGGATATGAGAAATGAGTAGTAGCGTCGAAATAAAAGATGATGGTTGTAAATCTCTTTCTCTCGACATAAGAACATCTGGTGTCGGACTTGAGGTTTGGAGAGAGGACGCCGAAGGGACGGAACTTATTACGATCTGGTTTGGTCTAAGGCGTAAGGAAGACAGAGAAGAATTACAAAAACTTATTTTTCATCTCCAACATCAATTGGAGATTCATGAGAGGTTAGGTTGGGAATGAACGAGGCAAAGAGAATAAAAAAGTTCCTGCGAAACAAAGACAATAAAGTTATTGTAAAAATTGTTGAGACAGACCCTTGGGGTGGAGATGTGGTCTTGACCACTACATTGACTTATGATGATCTGGTAAAAGAAACCTTGCTATGGGAACAAAAGTTCAAGCAGGACTACGGATGCTTACCGGGAATTGTTATGGATGCCCCCTGGCTTATCTACTTTGTCACAATAGAGAATAAAGAAGGCGAGGAGCTTTATAAAAAAACTTTCTGGAAGAAGGAAGAAACAAGAGAATTCCTTAATGACGAGGGATGATGATGAATAGGTTTTACCAGAGACTTGTGGACATTACGTCTAATGAGCGGTATTTTTACAGTGATTTCGATATCACTTTCGGAAAGCAGAAAGGGCCAAACCCAGATCCCATCGAGGTTCGTTGTAGTTTTCAAGATTTGGTAAAGCTTTGTGATGACATTGAATCTGAAGGGTTCACGGGAATCATTGAGTTGGACCCTAGAAGGCTTTTGTTTGGAGTTCGCTTCGTGACCCATGTCGGAGATCCCGATGAGATTGTAAAGGTTTTTTGTGACGTGAGGGGTATCCACCTCATCATCCAAAGCCTTAAATTGAGTTATCCCGATGTAGTCGAAGAATTTAACACTCTTTTTTCATCTGAAGGTGAGCCTTTCTTTTCCAAGTTGGCTTTGAGGTGGAGGTGATAAAATGAAACCAGGTAATTTGGTAAAGCCTAAACACAAATACTCCTACAACGAAGCGGGGATTGGGGTATTGCTTGAAATAGAAAAAGGCTTTTATAGACATAATGATTATTTCCAAGATCGTTTGACAATATATTGGCTCCACGGGGAGGTAACTAGAGAACCTGATTCTTATGTGGAGGTGATAAAATGAATTGTGAAGATTGTGAAAAAGAAGTAAGGGCGGCAACTGCTCCTATGTGGGTGACAATTGAACACCAAGCATTACAACTACGACAGATCTCTCAACTATGCTGGGAGATCGTAAATGAGTTGCAAGAAGCAGACAACCTCCTAGTTGGTGAATACCCAGACGAGTTTTCAAAAGTCTTTGATATTGCAGGTGAAATCGAGGATTGGTTAGTGAGGACAAAGAAAAAATAACTATTTATATTCACCACAGGAGGGTAAGAAGTTGAAGATAATAAAGTCAAAACTAATACAAATAATTAAAGAAGAGCTTGATAAAGAGGCGGTGAGGTCAGAAAAGGAGGCGGCTGTCGATTCCTTGCTGGGCAGTAGGCCACTTACCATTCCTCAACTAGAGCTTCTTTTTCCAAATTCTGAAGCTGAAGATATAAAAAATATAGAAACAGAACTTAAAAAGTTTGAAGAATTTGACCGCGAAGGGTACAGAGAAGCCTTGCTTGACCTTCTTTATCAACAGAAACCTATTGACCCCGAAGGAAACCCCTTGGAATTCTCCTCTTGACATCCCACCCCTAATCGTCTATAATCCTCCTTACCTCAAGCAACTAAGGAGGAGCAATGAGTAGAATTTTAATTGTAGACGCACAAAACATGCTTGTAAGAAATTGGGTCGTTGACCCTAGCCTAGCCCTTAATGGGGCTCCGATTGGAGGACTAAAGGGTTTTCTCAAGAGTTTGCAAAAAGTCTCCAGAGAGACCAATCCAGATAAGATCGTTATTTGCTGGGATGGAGAGGGAGGGTCAAAAAGGAGAAAAACGCAAAACAAAAATTACAAGAAAGGTCGAAAACCAATAAGATTGAATAGATCTTCTAATAATTTAAATCAAGCAGAGATAGACCAGAACAGAATCTGGCAGCAGTTGCGGCTTGTTGAGTACCTTAATGAGATGCCAGTATATCAACTTATGCTAAAGCATGTTGAGGCTGACGACTTGATTGCCTTTACAACACAATTTCAAGACTTTAAAGATGATCAAAAAGTTATTGTGTCCTCGGACAAAGACTTCTTTCAACTTTGCAACAAAAACACCATCTTGATAAGACCAATTCAAAAGGTCATCTTAAATGAAAGCAAGATAGTTGAGGAATACAACATCCACCCAAACAACTTTGCTCTTGCTCGTGCTATTTGCGGCGACAAATCAGATAACATTGAGGGCATCCAGGGTGCGGGCTTGCCAACGGTTGCAAAGCGTTTTCCTTTTTTGAAAGAAGAGAAGTCTTATACCGTGTCTGATATCGTGAATCACTGCGAAGAACAAGAAAAAAAGCTTGTTGTCCATGAAAGAATCCTCAAGGGCAAGGATAAAGTGCTTGACAACTATAAGCTTATGCAACTATACTCTCCAACAATGTCGCCACAGGGCGCAGGACTTCTCAGAGAAGAGTTAAGAAATAAAAAGTTAATTTTCAACAAAACCAAACTCACAACAATGATGTTTAAGGATGGAATCGGTGAATACAACTGGACAGATCTCTGGAATTGCTACAACAACATCGTCTGGGGCTGAAGTGGAATTGAAAACCTGCTCAAATTGCAAAACAGAAAAGCCCCTAACAGAATTTTCTAAAGATAGAAGCAAAAAAGACGGCACCAGAAATTATTGCAAGTGCTGCGCAAAAGCCAGAAACAAAGCTTACTACGAGGCCAACCGAGAAAAGGAAAAGGCCAGAAAAAAAGCTTGGCGCGAGGCCAATCCAGAAAAGATAAAAGCTTGGCGCGAGGCCAACCGAGAAAAGATAAGAGCCAGAGAAAAAGCTTGGCAGGAGGCCAACCGAGAAAAGGAAAAGGCCAGAAAAAAAGCTTACTACGAGGCCAACCGAGAAAAGGTAAAGGACAGAGTAAAAGCTTACCGCGAGGCCAACCGAGAAAAGGTAAAGGCATATGGAAAAGCTTACCGCGAGGCCAACCGAGAAAAGCTTAAAGCCAAGCTCAAAGCTCTGCGCAAGACACCTCGTGGCAAATTTTTTAGAGTCAGGGACTCCGCAAAGCAGAGGGGAATAGAGTTTCTATTGACAGAGGGGCAGGCCGCTGAAATGATAAAAAAGCCCTGCACATATTGTGGAAAGCCGGGACTATCAGGGATTGATAGGATCGACTCCAATGGTGTCTATACTATAGAAAACTGCGAGCCATGCTGTTATTCTTGCAACACTCGAAAGGGAACTAAATCAAAAGAAGTTTTCTTGCAAGAAATAAAGGAAGGAAAATGGAATTGAAAACTTGTAGGAAGTGTAAAACAGAAAAACCCCTAGCAGAGTTTCATAAAGATAGGGGCAAAAAAGATGGCATCAGAAATTATTGCAAGTGCTGCGCAAAATCCTATAAAAAAGCTTACCGCGAGGCCAACATAGAAAAGGAAAAGGCTTGGGGTAGGGTTTACCGCAAAACACCTCGCGCCAGGCTTCTTAAAATGAGGGAGAACGCAAAGAAAAGAGGAATAGAGTTTCTTTTAACAGACGATCAGGCTTTTGAAGCAATGAAGAAACCTTGCACATACTGTGGAAAGCCGGGACTATCAGGGATTGATAGAAAAGACAGTACCCGCGATTATACTCTTGACAACTCAGTTCCATGCTGTTATTCTTGCAACACTCGAAAGGGCGCAACGAAATCCCCAGAAGCTTATATCTTAGAACTAAAGCAGGAGAAAGGCATGATTGAAAGTTTTCCTTTTATCGATGAACAAACCAAAGAAAGCTTGGAGAAATGGCTCAACAAACAAAAAGCAGAAGAGCTTTCACAAGCTTATAAGTACGAGTCCTGCGGCAACTTGGACATGGCACAGCGTTGCAGGTATAAAGCTTCCACCTTTGAGAACATTTTAATTCACATCAAATATCACATGGAAAAACAAGTAGATACAGCACAGAGCAACTAGACAATGGAAATTTTTGAAATTTTTGGAAACTGTTGTCTTCTTTCACTCATAGTTAGTGGCACGATTATATTCATTGCCTCTAACCTAAACTACGGAGGCGAACAATGAGTATCGCATCGTATTCCATTAACTACAACGGAACATCACAACCCGTGAATACTTTAAGTTTTTCAAAACAAGAGGACTTTTCTCGCTTTGGCAAGTCCTTTCAAGAGAGTCTTTGTCGCTTGATCCTGCTTGATCGTCCCTTTGCGGACCAGATTGGCGAGGTCTTAGATGTAAACTTTTTTGAACTTAAATACCTGCAAGTGTTCTGCAAAAAGATCTACGACTACAAGAATAAATACAAGACTCATCCCACCCCTGAGATCATGACTTCTATTTTGAGATCTGAACTGGGCTCTGATGATTCTGATCCCCTTGCTGGTCAAGTTAGAAACTATTTTGCAAGAATCTTGGCAAAGTCGGGACAAGATGCCTCCGATTACATAAAAGAAACAAGCTTGGACTTTTGCAAAAAGCAAAAGTTTAAAGAAGCTATTATCAAAAGCGCAAAACTCCTTCAGAACAGCAGTTTTGATGAAATAAAAGGGGTGATCGACCAGGCTCTCAAGCTTGGCGCAGACAACAACTTTGGCCACGATTATATTAAAGATTTCGAAGCCAGATTTGTTCCAAAGTTTCGTTTTCCTGTTTCTACTGGCTGGAAGCAGATGGATAATATAAGCGGTGGTGGTCTTGGCAAGGGGGAGTTGGGTGTTGTTATTGCTCCCACAGGAGCCGGTAAATCTATGGTACTGGCACATCTGGGCGCTCAAGCAATCGAAGTTGGTAAGTGTGTTGTCCACTATACTCTTGAACTTCAGGATACCGTAACAGCAAATCGTTATGATAGTTGCCTTACCGGCATCGAGATTAAGAATTTGCTGAAACACAAAGAAGAAGTTCTTGAAAAGATTAGTGGCATCGAAGGCAGGCTGATTGTAAAAGAATACCCAACTAAGACCGCTACAACGCAAACGATTATGAACCATCTTGAAAAGCTAGTCTGTAGAGGCATTGACATTGGTATGGTTATTGTAGATTATGCCGATCTACTAAGACCAGTTCGCCAGAGGAACGAGAAGAGGACCGAACTAGAATCTATTTATGAGGAACTAAGAGCGGTGGCACAAACATATGAATGTCCCGTGTGGACCGCCTCTCAGACAAATAGATCAGGACTCAACGCCGAAGTAGTAACAATGGAGTCCATCTCAGAAGCATTTAATAAATGTTTTGTTGCAGATTTCATCTTTTCCTTATCGAGAACAGTTGAAGACAAAAACACCAACACAGGCCGAGTTTATATTGCAAAAAATAGAAATGGTCCTGATGGCTTAGTTTTCCCTATCTTTATGGACCCATCTCGTGTTAAGATTGAGGTTCTGGAGAGCGATGAAAGCTCACAGCAGTCTGCTTATAAAAATAAAAAAGATGCTCTTGAAGACCTGAAAGAAAAGTACAAGAAATTTAGAAAGAAAGGAAAAGAAGATGACCAACCAAACTGACGCAAAGCAGATACTCTCAGATATTACCGTACATATGAAGTACGCCAAGTATAGGCCAGAACTCGAAAGACGAGAAACATTTAATGAGATTGTTGATCGTAACAAGGCTATGCATATCAAGAAGTTCCCCAGTCTCAAAGAAGAGATTGAGGCAACCTATCAATACGTTTACGATAAAAAAGTTCTACCTTCCATGCGCTCTATGCAATTTGGTGGTAAGCCAATTGAAGTTGCCCCTAATAGGGTTTTTAACTGCGCCTACATGCCAATTGACGATGTTCGCGCCTTTTCAGAGACAATGTTCTTGCTCCTAGGTGGCACTGGTGTGGGCTTCTCTGTTCAGAACCACCACGTCGAAAAGCTACCAGAAATCAAGCGCCCCAATTCAAAGAGAACACGTCGTTTTCTTGTTGGGGATAGTATCGAGGGGTGGGCTGATGCTGTTAAAGCCCTTGTTCACTCCTACTTCAACGGCTCATCAAGAATAAGATTTGATTTTTCTGATGTCCGGCCAAAGGGCTCAAGGCTTGTTACCTCTGGGGGGAAAGCTCCTGGCCCTCAACCCCTCAAGGAGTGTCTTATCAAGGTTGAGGGCATCCTTGATTCAAAGGAAAATGGAGAAAAGTTGAGCCCAATTGAGGTTCACGATATGGTTTGCCATATTGCTGATGCTGTCTTGGCAGGTGGAATCCGCAGAGCAGCACTTATTTCTCTTTTTAGTGCTGATGACGACGAGATGCTGGGAGCTAAGTCGGGCAACTGGTGGGAAATCAACCCACAGCGCGGCAGAGCAAACAACTCTGTCGTTCTTATGCGCCACAAGGTTACAAAAGAGTTTTTTAAGAACCTTTGGGAGCGCGTTAAGGCGTCTGGAGCAGGTGAGCCTGGCTTTTATTTCACCTTCGACAAGGACTGGGGCACTAATCCTTGCTGCGAGATCGCTCTAAGGCCATTCCAGTTCTGTAACCTGACAGAAGTCAATGTCAGCAACGTCCAGAACCAAGAAGACTACGAGGCTCGCGTTCGAGCTGCCGCGTTTATTGGCACGCTTCAGGCTAGTTACACCGACTTCCACTATCTCCGCCCCGTGTGGCAGAGAAACACAGAAAAAGATTCTCTTATTGGCGTCTCAATGACCGGAATTGCATCCGGTGCTGTTCTCGGCCTAGACATGAGCGCAGGTGCGAGAGTCGTGAGAGAAGAAAATAAAAGAGTTGCTGCACTGATCGGCATCAAACCAGCAGCAAGAACCACTTGTGTTAAGCCAGCAGGAACAACTTCATTGACTTTGGGAACAAGTTCGGGTATTCATGCTTGGCACAACGACTATTACATCAGGCGTATCAGGGTAGGCAAGAACGAGCCGATCTACTCCTACTTGAGCATCATGCACCCTGAGTTGATTGAGGACGAGTTCTTTAGGCCACACGATACAGCAGTAATCTCAGTACCTCAGAAGGCTCCTGAAGGCGCAATCACCCGCGTAGAGAGTGCTTTAGAGATGTTAGAGCGCGTCAAGAGGGTAAGCCAAGAATGGATTAAGCCTGGTCACAGCAAGGGCCAAAACTCCCATAATGTCTCTGCTACCGTTACCCTAAAAGAGGACGAGTGGGAATCTGTTGGAGAATGGATGTGGGAAAACCGACAGCACTATAATGGTCTTTCCGTTCTGCCTCATTCTGACCACACCTACAAGCAAGCCCCTTTTGAGGACTGCACTGAAGAAGTTTATAATGAGCTTATGAAAAGCTTGTCGAGCGTTGACTTGACCAAGGTCGTCGAACTCGACGACAACACCGATCTCAAGGGCGAGGTTGCGTGTTCTGGTGGAAGTTGCACTGTTGAGAGTTTTTGATCTTTCCCCTTGACACCCCGCCCCACCCGTGCTATTGTTGCCTCCTAACTTGCTGACTAAGGAGGCAACAAACATGAAACTAATTTTTGAAGGCAGAAATGACAACCAAACTGGTTCTGGCTGGAAATACCCACTGGAAACAGATCCAGTGGAGTTCGAAACTCTACAAGAGTTTGTTGAGTGGGCACATAAAGTAGAACTGGGCAGATTTGAGTTCATCCCGCCGAACACAGGATGGCGCGATAGATTAGCCACTACCAATCATACACCCTACTGGATGGTCTATACCCAAAACGGTTACGACTGAAAAGCCTTGACATCGCACTTAACCTGTGGTAATCTTCTCTCTCAAGTGGTTGATTGCCACCCCAACTAATAGGAGAAAAAATGTTTCGACCTGTCAATGGATACGTTTGGGTTGAACGACCCATTCAAGAAAAAGAAGAGATGTTGGTTTATGTCCCCTCGGACTATTCACCAAAGGGCGAGCAGTACATCAAACTAGAAGTCTTAAGCCTGCGAGAAGACAACCCACTTAATATTAAGTGCGGAGACTTCATAATTACACGAGAGGCTGTCATTGAGGACGTGCAGTTAGGCGATAGAATCTATAGTCTTGTAAGCAAAAACCATATCTTTGGAGTGCTAAATGAGGAGAATTGAGTTATACGACGATGGCATCGGCCACGTTGAGTTGGTCGAATCTATGGGGTCGGATCTTACTGTTGTGAACAGCGCACGAGTAAGCTTTGGTGTTCACAAGGATAAGTTGGATGAGAGAGATAGAAAACTTATTAAGTATCTTGTCGAGCACCGACACACCTCAACACTTGAGCACTGCGTGATGACCTTTCGCTTTAAAGTTCCGCTTTATGTGAGGAGCCAACATCACAGGCATCGCACCTGGAGTTACAACGAGATCTCAAGGAGATACACAGACTCAAATATAGAGTTTTATGAGCCGACAGCGTTCAGGACACAACACAAGAGCAACCGCCAAGCCAGCAATGAAAACGAGTTGATCAACCCTCACGTCAATTTTCAGTGGGACGAGTCAACTGGAGGCTACAGTGCAGTTCAGGCAATGAAAGAGATGCATGAAGGCGCATTGTATTTGTACGAAAGTATGATCGAAGCAGGCGTTTGCAGGGAGCAGGCACGCGGTGTGTTGCCTCAAAACATGTATACTGAGTATTATGGAACAGTAAACTTGAATAATCTTTTAAAGTTTATTGATCTCCGCACACATGAAGGCGCGCAATGGGAAATCCAAAGGGTTGCTGAAGCCTGCCTAGAGCTTGCTCACGAGACTTGGCCCGTTGCTGTTGGAGCGTGGCTTGAGTGCCACGGTTTCCAAGAGATAAAGAAGCTAACTTAAGGAGGAATAAGTGAAAGAAGCATTGACCTATAACGACGTGCTATTGGTGCCACAATATTCAAATATTAGAAGCAGGTCCGAAGTCTCACTCAGAAACAATTTGGGCTTTCTATGGCTTGATCTACCCATTATCTCGGCTCCAATGGATACCGTGACTGAGGAGAACATGGCCTATGCTATCGCAGAAGAAGGTGGTTTGGGGATCATTCACAGATATAATTCTATTTGTGAGCAAGTATCCATCGCTAGAAACGTGCTTAAAACATCTGATGGCCAAGTTGGAGCCGCCGTTGGCGTGACCGGCGATTACCTTCAGCGTGCCATTGAACTTGTCGATGAAGGAGTCAAAGTTATTTGCGTGGACGTGGCTCATGGGCATCACATTTCAGCAAAGGAAGCTATTATCGCCCTGAGAAAGGCTGTTGGCCACGATGTTCACATCATGGCGGGGAATGTAGCTACTAAGGCTGGCTTTGATTACTTGGCAGAAGCTGGTGCAGACAGCATCAGGGTCGGTATCGGCGGAGGTTCGATCTGCTCGACTAGAATTAAAACTGGTCATGGTCTGCCCAATATTTATTCTATTACGGAGTGCGCTAGTTCTGAGTGGGCTGGCGATGTCAACATCATTGCTGATGGCGGCATCAGGACATCGGGCGATATCGTTAAGGCTCTTGCAGCAGGTGCCGACTTTGTTATGTTAGGTTCCATCCTGGCCGGAACAAGTCAGGCTCCTGGGGAGATCCTGAATATCAAAGATGGAAAATTTAAATCATACAGGGGCATGGCCTCGAAAGACGCCCAGATGGATTGGCGCGGTAGGGCTTCTTCTCTTGAGGGAGTCGCAACAACAATTAAATATAAAGGAGATGTGCTCCCAATTCTCAATGATCTGCGAGGGGGCATTGCATCCGGCCTATCTTACTCAGGAGCTAGGACAATCGCTGAATTGCAAAACCGAGCAAAGTTTGTGCGGCAAACACAAAGCGGCCAGATGGAGAGCGATACGCATATTCTCTACACATGAACTTATTTGACTTAGAAAAACTAATTACCTTTGCAGTGGTGCTATTCTTGTTGTTCCCTTGGACCTTTTTTATCACCACTGTCTTGCTGCTTATAAGGTCTAAGATGAAATGAAAAAATGTCTTGTTCTAAATTGTAGCTATGAGCCTCTCTCGATAATCGGATGGCGCAAAGCCTTTGTTCTTTGCAATTTTAGTGTTGACGATAAACCATCTGCGAGGGTAGAAAAAGAATATGATGAAACTTTCAACACGATTAGTGATACTTTTAAGAAGCCGTCAGTTATCGTGTTGAGAAAACAAATACCAATAAGACCTAGAAGGGTAAGGCTATCAAGCGAGGCAGTATTTAAAAGAGACAATAACTTTTGCCAATATTGCGGGGTAAAGTGTAATTCTAAGAATATCTCAGTTGATCACATCATACCTAAAAGCAAAGGAGGCAAAAACACTTGGAGTAATCTGGTTACTGCTTGTTTTTCTTGCAACAACAAGAAAGGCAGCAAAACCTTAGACGAGTGCGGAATGGAATTAAATAGACTACCATTTACACCTGTTTGGCCAAATGACCCAGATACTCCAGAGGAATGGGAAGACTATTTATTCTGAGGTATCAATATGTCAAACTTTAATTATAAATCAGGTATAGGCCACACAGCGCCATACCAAGTATCAGGAAAGCCATTTGCATCGGGCAATATAACAGCACCAGCAGTCACAGGAGACCCAGTAAAAGTTGAGTTTCCTTCTGTGACTCGCTGGGTCAAAGTGATCCCGATAACAGGTTCCGCAGCAACCCACCTGCGCATTGGTTTCTCAGAAAATGGGGTCAAGGGATCTAATTTTTTTAGATATCTTGCAGGAAACAACTTTAACCATGAGCAAGCAGGACCAGAGCCACTTGAATTAAAAGTTAAAGAGCTTTGGTTTATCGGTGACAACGGAGAAACAGTAAATTTTGATGTTGTTGCTGGACTTACCACCATACCTTCTGGTACAATACCGACTAACTGGTCTGGCTCAATGGGAGTCGGATAAACTATAAGGAGGCTAAATGCCAATCGAAGTACAAGTTCTATGTCTCGCGTTTTTTTCTTTGTGGCCCACCAAGTGGGATAGGCCGGTTGAGGCTTGCCACACAATCAACCACACACACCAGGTTCTTCAACAGGAAAAGTCCGATTATGATATTGAGTTGCTGGTGGCTCTTTTTAAAAAGGAAAGCAATTTCAAACACGATATCGGACCAAACAAGGCAGGAGCATGCGGATTGGGACAACAGATCCCAAAATATACGCATTTTTACACAGACAAGACTTATACCTGCCAAGAGATCAAAGCAGATCCCAAAGTGTCTATTGCCCTTACAATTAAGGCTCTAGACTATCTAAAAAAGGAAAGTGCGCGCCAGTGGGAAGACCACCCACCAGCAAAGCCACTAACAGAAAACGGACTTTATCATGTCCTGTGTATGTACAACCAAGGCACCCGCTCAACATGCAAGGAGTGGCGAGGTTCTTTCTATGGAACAAGCTATACAAGGTCGATTATCTCAACAAGAAACAAGTTGAGAGAAAAGAAAGAAGAAATTTATGCTTGTCTTGCACAAGGCGACTTCTGCGAGCTTGAAGTAGACTTCCCAGATGAAATTGAAATCAATGTAATCAATGAGTGGCCACCCGTAGCTGAATGAAGTTTTATGACTACGCTTTTGAGTATGAAAGGGTTGTTATAGGATCTAGCCTAAAAGCTCTTTTGTACTCATACTGCAACGACCTACCTATATTATTTCCCACCATTCAGAAGCCCTGTTATTTTGAATTTATAAATCCAGAGGTTGATTTGGCGAAGTTTGGGATTCAAAATGAATCCTTTACTTTGCCCACAGCCGATAAAGAAAAAAAGTTTGGCCACTTTCAAAGGGATTTATGGAGAGACTTGGCAGGCATGATTGGTCTTCGCGGGAATATGCCAATGCTTGATAAAACTCTAGCACTAAGACTAGAGGACGAAAAAACCCTAAAAGCCACGACGAACAATTCAAGGTTCGCTAGGTTTAAGTTTGAGGAACTAATCGTTTTTGACGATAATATCTCAGGACTAGACTGCGAATTAATCAAACCTGCACCTGATCTCTTTAGGGTTGTTGACTGGATCGAGATCAAATCAGGCAAGTCACAAAAAATAAACTACTTTCAAACCAACGATGATTTGGTAAGAGAGATATTTCTCTACCCTTCGGACAAAGTAGATGGGCTCAATCAAGACAACCTTGATGCCGCGTCTATATCCTACCTCAACAGAGAACAATTATCACAATTTGAATACTCAGATACCTACGCTAAGTTTAAAGTGTTTAAGATCTTTAAGGAAGCGGGGTTTAAAGGCACTTCAAATGGCTGGTCTAAAGAGAACCCTCTTCTTAAGAAGTATTATGCTTTAAAGATAGAAACAACAAAGAGAGAGGTAAGACAAGAAGGTAGAAGTATTTACAAGGATACTGATAACATAAAGTTTAACTATCAAACTTTAGAAGAACTTTTAAGCATGGAGATTATCCCGAACAATGAAACGGATAGGCTGCGTGCTTTTTTTATTAAGGAGTAGTATGAAACACGAAGGTGGTGCCTTTCACTTGGCAGGTATCGTTCCTGTCGCAGGACAACAATTAGATTTTAATTTTCCTTGGCATGACTCACTTCAGCCTATTGCCAGGGACTATCTTGCAGTAGAAAGGGCTGTTATTGACTGCCTTTATGCTGGGTGTAAAACAATCTGGGTTATCTGCAATGATGACATGCAACCCCTAATAAGACATCGCTTGGGTGACTGGGGTGTTGATCCTCTTTCTATTTATAGAGCAACATTTTCTAAATTTCCTTCTAACTATCACAGAAGAGTACCCATCCAATATGTCCCCATTCATCCAAACGATAGAGATAAAAGAGATTGCTTAGCTTGGTCTGTTATCCACGGTGCTTTTATTGCAGACTGGGTGTCCAGATCACTCAGCAGGTGGATAACTCCTGCTAAGTTCTTTGTTTCTTGGCCATATGGCGTAAATCATACTATGGATATAGAGAAGCGTAGAAAAATAGTTAACTCAAAAGGTAGAGCCGTATTCAAATATAAAGGAAAGACTGTTTGCGATGGCGAGTACTTACCTTTTACCTTTACTTTAGAAGAAATGAAGAAGTTTAAGAATATTATTCGTAAGAAAGGAACAGGTAAATATGAAATAGATGAAGATGCTGTTACTAATAATCCTTGGCATTTAAAATTAAGGCCAATAGAAGAAAGATTCTCAGCTAGATTCTTTAATTTAGAAGACGTTTTTTATTTTGAAGACCTGAAAGAAGAGGAACTATTTGAAATGGATTGGTATTATAATATATCTTCTTGGGATGGCCTATGCGAATACTTAGGCTCAGAAGAAAGAAAGATAATGAAGAAGCCGCCCAAGTCTATATTAAGCTACCATGAGTTTTCTCCTATCGGTGTCGATATAAACGAAGAAACCTCTTGACCTTGCCTGCCTTTTGATATAGTATCGGTGACGGATTTTGATGGGAGAACAAATGACAACAACACATTCAAAAATTCCTTTTGTTGGACTTCACGCACATGACGGCTTTTCGATTGGTGATGGCCTCGGCTTCCCCTCAGAGCACTATGACTTTGCTTTTGAGAATGGCCTCCAAGCACATGCCATCACCAACCACGGTAACATGAACAGCGTTCCCCATGTTGTCCAGCATGTAAAGAAGATGCGGGACGGCGGCAAGAACATTAAGCCTATCTTTGGTGTTGAGGCTTACTTTATTCCTTCACTTCAGGAGTGGAAGGAAGAATACGAGAAGGCCAAAGAGAACAAGAAAAATAAAAGCGCAATCAAGGACGACCGTTCTGCAACAGTTATCGAAGATGAAAACCGCAAGATCAAGAACATTCTCAACCGTCGTCGCCACTTGGTCCTACTTGCTCAGAACCAACAGGGCTTGAACGATCTCTTTGAACTTATCTCTGAGAGTTATGGAGAAGGTAATTTTTATCGTTACCCTCGCGTGGATTATGACGCCCTCAGAAAGTATGGCTCCAACTTGATTGCCACTAGTGCTTGTCTTGGCGGAGTCTACGCAGGGAATTATTGGGAAAACAGGGAAGAAGGCGATGAAGCCGTGCTCCAAGCCATGAGAGAAACATCACGCACGATGTTGTCTATTTTTGGTGATCGTTGGTATGGCGAAGTCCAGTGGAACAATATTCCTGAGCAGCACGAGCTTAACCAGTACGTTATTAAAGTTTGTGAAGAGTTCGGCATTGAACTGGTCTCAACTGCTGATAGCCATTACCCTCGCCCTGACTCTTGGAAGGACCGTGAGCTTTACAAGAGGATGGCTTGGCTTGGTAAGAAAGCTCCTGATTGGATGTCCAATGAGCTTCCAGGCTCTGTTGAAGAAATTGGGTACGAGCTTTACCCAAAGAACGGAGATCAGATGTGGGAGGCATATAAAAAATATTCTCAACAGCAAGGTCAAGAGTATGATGATCAGTTGATCCTTGACTCCATCAAGCGCACTCATCACATCGCAATGAACAGGATTGAAAGTTACTTGCCTGACTCTACTGTTCGATTGCCTAAGTTTGTTTTGCCTGAAGGTTTCAGCACTGCCGACTCAGCACTCAAAGAGCTTTGCGTCTCCGCTTTGCATGACGCAGGACTTTACGATAACAAAGAGTATTTTAATCGTCTTATGAAAGAATTGGAGGTTATCAGTGAGCGTGGTTTCTCTGAATATTTCTTGACAATGAAGGCTATTGCAGATGAAGCTGTCCAGCTCTCTCTTGTTGGTCCTGCTCGCGGATCTGCTGCTGGCTCTTTGATTGCTTATTTGCTTGGCATCACTCAGGTTGACCCTATGAAGTATGGTCTGCTATTTGAGAGGTTCTTGACAAGAAAGGGCAAGGGGTATCCTGATATTGACTATGACGTAGCAAACCCGATGCGTTTAAAAGAGCATTTGATTGAGAAATGGGGTCGCAACACGGTTGTTCCTATTTCCAACTTTAACACTTTAAAATTGAGATCCTTGATTAAGGATATCTCAAAGTTTTATGATATTCCTTTTACTGAGGTGAACGCAGTCACAAGCAAGATGCTCCAAGAAGCTACACCTGCTGCAAAGCAAAAGCACGGCATCAAAGCCGGTGTTTACACTCCGACATTTGAAGAGGTGATGGAGTTCAGCGAGAGTCTTCAAAAGTTTTTGAAAAAGTATCCTCATGTAAAGACTCACGTTGTTGCCTTGCATGGCCAAAACAGGTCGGTGTCTAGGCACGCTGGTGGTGTTGTGATCGGTGAGAACCTGAATCGTTATATGCCTTTGATTAACTCTGGTGGCGTCACTCAGACTCCTTGGACGGAGGGCATGAATGCAAGACACTTGGAGCCGATGGGTTTCATTAAATTTGACTTGCTTGGTCTCTCAACAGTAGAGATGATTGAGGCAGCAATAATAAACATCTTGAAGAACAAAAAGGGAATATTTAATCCACAACACAAGGATGTGCGGGCTTTCTATGATGAATATCTGCACCCTGATGTAATAGATTTTGAAGATCAAAAGGTCTGGAAAAATATTTTTCATAACGGTAGGTTTGCTGGTATTTTTCAGTTTACCCAGCAAGGGGCACAGGACTTTTGTGTGAGAGCAAAGCCAACAAACCCTGTTGGCCTTTCAGTAATCACTTCTATCTATAGACCTGGGCCTCTATCTGCAAACGTCGATAAAGATTATGTGGACGCAAAGCAGCAGCCACAATACATTAAATATATCCACCCCATCGTAAGAAAATACACAGAAGACACATATGGGTTCTTGATCTTTCAGGAGCAAATTGCTATACTAGCGCACAAGCTTGGAAAGGATATCTCTCTTGATGAGGGTAACATGCTTCGCAAGCTCCTGACCAAGAAGGGAACAGATAAGGGCGTGGAAGAAAAACTAAAAATTGAAAGCAAGTTTATTGAGGGTTGTGTCGAGAAGGGTATTGACAAACTTAAAGCCCAAAAGCTCTGGAACACGTTTGAATATTTCTCAAGCTACGGGTTCAATAAAAGTCACGCTATATCTTATAGCATGATCTCGTTCCAGTGTGCTTGGCTGTTTCACTATTATCCGGCAGAGTGGATGGCTGCTTTCTTGGATAAGGAACCAGAGAAGCGTAAGGAGCTTGCAGTCAATATTGCCAAAAGCTTTGGGTTTAAGATCGAGCCTATGAATATTAATACTTCTGGTACGTCTTGGACCGCCTTGGCTGACGGCAAAACCCTTGTTCAGCCCCTTACTTCGATCAAAGGCTTGGGTGAAAAGGCTGTCGAGCAGATTATGAACAACAGGCCATTTCAAACAATTGATGATTTTTTATTTGATGAGAATGTTGTTTACAGTAAGTTGAATAAAAAAGCAATTGATGTCCTGGTTAGGAGTCAGGCCCTCAATTGTTTGATGGACGAGCGGTTTTCTGGACTCAAACACTACTGGTCTGCTGTTGCGCTAGACCGCCCAAGAACGCTCAAAAAGTTCTTGGAGAATGTTGAACTATACGAACCCGAAGGAGACTTTACGGAGGAGGAAAAGATTGAATTTTTGACTGACTTGACTGGAGTTTTTCCAATTAGAATGGTGGCTGATGAAAAGCTCTTAAAGAAGTTTGAAGAAAAGTATATTCCCCCTCTTGGGGAGTATGATCCTGACTTGGGCGTCTCTTGGTTTATCCCAAGGCATGTGGAAGTCAAGAAAACAAAAAAAGGTAAAGAGTATTGGATAGTGGACGTGATCGACATCACAAGCAAGATCACCAAGATTAAGTGTTGGGGAATCAGAAAAGAAGACAAAATATTTATCAACAGGCCATACATGGCAAGACTCGACTATGATGAGCAGTGGGGCTTCTCAACCCGCTCAGTAAGAAAAAACTTTAGACTTGTAGGATAGGAGAAAAGAAGAATGATTTTAGAGTATTACAAGACACACGGTAATGTTTTTTCGCCCTTTAGGGCAAATCCAAGCGATGCTGGACTAGATATATGCTACAGCCCAGAGGTGGCAAAAAACATTGAGATACCACCTAACAGCAGTGCAGTGATTCCAACTGGCTTAAAGTTCGGCGTTCCACATGGTTACATGCTGGAAGTTAAGAACAGGTCTGGGGTTGCTGCCAAGCGAGGGCTCTTGGTAGGAGCATGCGTGGTGGATTCAGGATATGATGGTGAAGTATTTATTAATTTGCATAATGTTGGGACTAATAATCAAACTATTAGTCCAGGAGATAGAATCGCGCAAGTAGTCTTGATACCAGTCGTACACTTCAGGGCTATCGAAACAGCAGAAGACGATCTATACGGATGGTATCCAATTACCATCAGTGACCGAGGTGAAGGCAAGCTGGGGAGCACAGATGAAAAGACTAACGACTGAGAACTTTAAGGATGAGATTCTAGACTCCATTGAACCTTGTTTGGTTCTTTTTAAGAATAAGCACTGTGGCCTTTGCGATGGCATGATTTCTGTTATGTTTAGAATCAAAGCAAGGTATGGAAGTAAAATTAAGTTTGGCTATGTGGAAACCACTCAAGAGGAAGACTTGTCTGATATGTTTGAAATAGAAGGCGTGCCAACTCTTTTCTTTTTTAGAGACGGAGATGGTGTGGAGTTGCAGTATCCCGCAAGGCCAGATATCTACTCTGGATATTCCGAGGAGCATATCAGGGAACACCTAGATAAACTGTTATGAACAATAAAAAGAAAATAACTTATTATGAACACCCCAAGGTTCATGCTGATCTTAAGATTCGTTGGCAATATGATAGCTTGGGGCAATCTGAGTTCTTTAGGGTTCTTTGTACTGCCTACCTCAACAAAGATCAAAGGATTCTGGACATACTCAGCGAGTACAAAAAAGAAAACAAGATCCAGAACCAGACCAAAAGAAATAAAACTCAAAAGCTATACGAAGAGGGCAGAGAAGTAGAATCTAAATTTTCACTAAAAGAAGATGAGATAGAAAGCATCTTCGACTTACTAGAAAAGGAACATCCAGACTTATGAAGTGTTATGATATGTGCAAAGTTACAAACCGCAAGTGCTCCAAGGAAGAGTGCAGAATGTGGATGGACTTTAAAGAAGATTTAAATTGTTCAATTATAGCCTCAAATAAAAACCCAGACGGCATGAGCTTAAGGGAAATAGGCGAAAGATTAAAGCTTACATGCACCAGAGTAAAGCAAATTCAAGACAAGGCATTAGAAAAACTAAGCGAATCAGTGCGAATCATTAACTGATCTGGTTATTTCGAGCAAAAACTACTATTTATTACACAAAGACACTTTAAAGGAGACTTTTAAAATGAGTAAGAAACTTCTCAAAGAAGGAACAGTTCGCAAGTTTATGAAGTTGGCTAACCTCTCTAGCTTTTCTAACAACTTTGTTAACGAAAAATACGACAAGGAAGAGATGGGAGATCTTGAAGAAGCTGGTTTCAACGCAGGAGTTGGCCTGAATTTTAAGAGGGATGAAGAGTTAGAAGAGGGCGGCATGGCATACAAGAGAGACGACCTTTACGAAGAAGAAGACGACGAAGAGGGCATGGATCTTGGCGATGAAGACGATGAGCCAATGGGCGATAAAGAAGAACTCTTTAAGCGCATTGTTGAGGCCGTTGCTGACGTGCTCGGCGTTGAAGTTGATCTTGAAGATGCAACTGGCGGCGACGAAGACATGGACATGGGCGACGAAGACATGGACATGGGCGACGAAGACATGGACATGGGCGACGAAGACATGGACATGGGCGACGAAGGTGACGAAGAGGGTGGTGAAGAGGAAGCCCTTAACGAAGCTATTCTAAACCTTCTTAACCGCTCCAACATTCAAGTTGTTGATGACAGTGTGATGACCGAGGCGCTAGTCAAAAGAGTTGCTGCTCGCGTTGCACGCAGGTTACTAAAAGAGTCTCTATGAAATATTGGCATCAGCACAAAGATTATGAAAAGGCTGGTGTCAGGAAAATCTTAGAAGAGTACGTTGAAGAGAAGATCCCTGGCTTCGCTGTTCATCAAAAGTCTAGCAGCCGAGTGATGCGTTTCCTTGGAAGCGTACTCTTTTTTGTTCCTACCTTTATGACCAGTTTTGTTACGACGCTTTACCCTAAGATTTATGTCCCAGACTTAAGTCGCTGGAAAAGTAACCACACTGGTACACTTAAAACTCTTTCACACGAGTATGTTCACTTATCCGATAGAAAAAGATTAGGATTCTTGTTTAATTTAATTTACTTGTCTCCTCAAGTCTTTGCCTTGCTGGCCTTGTTGTCCTTTTATAACCTTTGGTTTTTGTTCGCTCTTTTTCTCTTGCTTCCCCTGCCCAGCATAGGGCGAACCTGGGCAGAGGTCCGAGGTTATAGAATGACAATGGCAGTTCACTTCTGGCTTACTTCAAAGAAATATAATATTGAACACTTAACATATCATTTTATCGGATCAAATTATTATTGGATGTGGCCTTTCAAAAGCCATATCAAGAATATACTAGAGAAAGAATATAAAAAAATACAAAACAACGATCTCGCCCCAGAGCTAGCAGAAGTAAGGGAAGTCTTGACAAAGGCAGGAGTCATATGCTATGATGCTTCTAGGAGGTGAGATATGTTATCTGCATTATTATGGGCCTTTACAGGCGCTCTAGTCTACAAAGTGCTGGCAACCATGATGGCTGTCGGCCATGCTTCTATTTTCACAAAAAAAGTTATCAAACAAACCCTGTTCTTGCTTAACAGTGCTGCAAGCGATGTTGCTTTTATAAAACAACTCAAAAACAAAGTGGCACATGAAGCCCTGTCCCCTGAGCAAGCAGAGTGGATCAAAAAGGTTGATGATAAACTTTTTGATGATTGGAAGTCAAATTCTATTCGCATGTTCCACAATACTTTTACAGGAAATACGTCTTCTCTTGTCGAGTTTAAGGATTGGCAGGAAGCTATGGCCTATTTAGATAAAGAAACCAAGGAGAACAAATGACGGAAGAAAAGCAGCAAGAAGTACAAGAAATCGAGATTGATGAGCCTGGTATCCGAATTATGAGCCTCTATGGCCCGGTTGATGAAGAGTTGGTCGAGAAAACAATTTCTTCACTGCTTGCAGTGTCCTACATGGACGCAGATCCAATTCAGTTGATTATTTCAACTGGTGGTGGCTTGGCCACTGAAATGTTTGCTCTTTATGATGTAATGCGAAATATCAGAGAAGATATTGAAATTTTAACACTTGGCTTGGGCAAGGTTATGTCAGCAGGCGTTTTGCTTTTGGCTGCTGGCACCAAAGGAAAAAGAAAGATTGGAAAGCATACAAGGGTGATGATTCACGGTATGAAGACCGATTTGGGTGGATATCTCAACGATATCAAAAATGATTATGATGAATTAAAGCAAATTGAAAAGATTTATATTGATGCCCTGTCAAAAGAAACCAATTTGACAAAAACAAAACTAAGGGAAATGTTTGCAGAACGCAGGGATATCTTTCTCTCAGCAGAAGAGGCTGTTGAATATGGGATTGCAGACGAGGTAATCTAAAATGAGTAAAAAATTAGTTGAAGAAATTATCTGGGAGCAACTTGCTCCCATACTGGAAGAGCTTGCGCCCATTGATGCCGAGCTTTTGGTTGAGGGCGAAGGGCTTGCGAGCGCAGACCCCAAAAAACTTCTTAAATCGATTCAAGCATTGAAAATAAGCCCAGATAACTGGGGTAAGTCCTTGGAAGAAGGTATTACAAACAAAGACAGAGAAATCTTTCGAATGCACGCGCAAAGAATACCTGGAAGCTCTGTAGAAGGCAAGCTAAAGAGCCTCGGAGCTTTTATGGAGCAAAGTGAAGAGATCAGAACAAACTGGGGCATGCAAGCAGACCCTTTAAGCAACTTAAACAACATTGGTCAACTTATTTCCAATGTTGTATTGGTTAAAACAATATCAAAAATCCTAAACCAGTTTGAAGATACTTCTGCTGGATTTATTATGGAATCTTTTTTTGCTGCTTTGGGGGGAGGTGTGAGAGAGGGCGGCAAGGGTACTATAGTGGATTTTCAAATAGGCAATGCACTTTATAGTTCCAAACTCTATAGTCCCTCCCAGAGGTATATAACAGGTTCTTTCGATTATTTAAAAGAGGCGCTACTAGCTGGTAAGACAATCACTTATTTTATTGCCTTAAAAAGACCAATCGGGGGCCAAATTTCTTTACAGTTTTTTAAACAAGAGATTAAAATAGATAATTTATTTAAATGGATGAAGGATGGTCGTCAAAAACCTATAAAATTTCTTTATAAAAAAGAACTAAAGACCACAAATTCAGATGCCACCACAAATTCAGATGCCACCACAAAATCAGACGCCACCGCCGACCCCCTAGGGGATGCTGCGGATAATTTGTTGAATTTTTTATATTCGACAGATTCTGCCTACAAGAAAAAATTAGGGAAAAGGGGTATGGAAGCTAAAGGTGTTAGTTCCCCGGTCATAAGAACAATATTATTATACATTGTTACCTCTATCTATAAAAAAGATCTTGGAGGAATACATAAAATTCTTGAAGGAGAGATAAACAGCGTTCTCGAAGCAGAGGATGTTTCTAAAGATGAATTTAAAAACATTCTTGGTAACGATAGTCTGTTAAGAGCAATAGGCGAGAACTTATTTAAGCTTGAAAATAAAAATTTTCAACCAGAGAAAATTAAAACAGGAGATGGGAAGCGGGAGGAACGTTCACCCCTAGAAGGCATAGGAAAATCCCCTAAAAATATGACCCACCTAAAGACGTTAGCGGATAACATTATCAGCATATTTCAATCGAATGAAGGCCAAGACCACGAATCTAACAGAGGCAGAGCTGTGTTTCATTTAAACAATTTGTTTACAGTAAAGGGTGCTGGAAGAGGATTTCAAGAAAATGTTGAAAAATTTTTGTCGAATGTCCTTCTCGGAGAGCGTCTCGCAGGAAAACTTAATGCTGGTAGTACAGCCAATCTTAGGGACTCTCTACGGGATCTTGAAAACACTGAAGAAGATAAGGAATTTCTAGCTCTTATTTTACTTAATTACCTCAACTCAACCAATAAAACCTCCTTATTTACCAAGGTAGCTAAGGCGTTGCTAAGCCTTAGTAGATCTAGAAGGGATATCAAGGACGATAAACTTGTCAAATTTCTGCCTGCGCTAGAAGAGGCAAACAAAAATTTTACCCCTATAATTGAGAATGTTTCGTTTGAAGACATCAAAACCATGATCGATCAGCAATTTCAAGATGGAGAAGTTGGAAAAGATGGAGAAGATGGAGAAGTGAAATATAACATAGACAAGGTGGAAAACCTGTACGATGAAATAAAGATGGACGCTAGAGCTGTTAAGTATCTATTTTCAAATTTAAAATTTGATTCCACGGAATTAGCTAAAATAAACCTATCGGCAAAAGACATGGACGCTGTTGCATCAATAAACATTGGAGAAAATTATTTACTTGCAACTGTGCAAAAAGCCTTAGAAGCGAAGAAAGACGTATTAGAAGAAAACATCAAGTTGATTCAGGAATTGCAAACTCAATTATCCAATATTACAGTAAATCTAAATAAGTTTTACGAAGACTACGACACTCAATCAGCCTCAGATGCAAAGGGTAATGCAGATAATATCTCTAATGCACTCAAGGGAATACTCCCAGAGTCCTCCAAGCAAACAACGCCACCAGAATAAAACTAAACTTTCCCCTTGACAAACCCCGCCAAAGCGACTATATTGTACCTCAACCCAAGAGGAGAATATGTCAAAACAATACCTTTCAAAACAATCACTTCAAGAAAAGCTTACATCAGGAGTAAACAAACTCACTGACAACGTGGCTGCAACCTATGGACCAAGAGGAAGAAATGTTATCTTGCACAAAGCAGGCAAGAACCCGGTCATCACCAAGGATGGTGTCACGGTCGCGGAGTTCGTTGACCTGGAAGACCCGTTCGAGAACACTGCCGCCCAAATCATTAAGCAAGCCTCTGCGAAAACCGCTCAAGATGCAGGCGACGGCACAACAACATCGACAATCCTTGCACGCTCAATATACGAGAACGCTCAAAAGTATATTGCCTCTGGCGTACCACCAACAGAAATTAAAAGGGGCGTCGATAAAGCAGTTGAAGCTGTTGTTAAAAACCTTGCCGAGATTGCAACAAAAATTAAAAGCAAGGATGATATCCAGAACATTGCTACGATCTCTGCTAACGGTGATCGCGTAATTGGCGAGCTTATTGCCAAGGCAGTTGACCTTGTTGGAAAGGACGGTGCCATTACAATTCAAGAGGCCCGCTCAGTTGAAACAAGCCTTGATCTGGTTGAAGGCTTCCGCTTCGATTCAGGCTATTTATCTTCAAAGTTTATCACAGATGAACGACGCAATGTTGTAAAGTATGAAGACCCCTTGGTCCTCGTCACAGACAACAACATTGAGCACGTCGAAGATATGCTGCCTGTTCTTGAGATGGTGGCAAGAGACGGCAGGCCCCTTCTTATCGTTGCAGAAAACGTGGAAGGCCAAGCACTTGCAGCCTTAATTATGAACTCGATCCGAGGCTCACTTAAGGTGGCAGCAGTCAAGGCTCCAAAGTACGGAGAAGAAAGAAGAAATGTTTTAAAAGATCTCTCCATTGCAATCGGCGCAACTTTTGTTAGCAGAGAATCAGGACTAACCCTTAAAACAACAAAACTCGAACACTTGGGCACTGTTAAAACAGCAGAAGTCACCAAGTATTGGACAACACTGGTAGGTGGAAATGGAAACCTCGACGAAATCAATAATCGAATTAGTAATCTTAAGGCGGAAATTGAGCAGACTGATAGCCTGCACGAATGTGAACGCATACAAGAAAGAATCACTCGCCTTGCTAGTGGCGTGGCTATCATTAGAGTTGGAGGTACGACAGAAATTGAAGCGATTGAAAAACGTCATCGCATCGAAGATGCACTTGAGGCTGTAAAGTCGGCACAGCAAGAAGGTATTGTCCCAGGCGGAGGCACAGCCCTGCTCCTGGCCAGCAAGAAATTAAAAGTTAATGTTGAGAATGCAGATCAAAAAATTGGAATAAAAATCGTTCAAGAGTCCTGCGAGGCTCCCATTAGGCAAATGGCAGAGAACGCTGGCAAATCTCCAGATTTGATCACCGACTCTGTGAAAAAAACAAAGAAAGCAGGCTATGGATACGATTTCAAAAATGACTGCTTGACAAACCTCATGGACAAAGGTATAGTTGATCCTGTCAAAGTAACACGCTGCGCGTTACAAAACGCGGCAAGTGTTGCCACGACCCTGTTTACAACCAACCATGCAATTGTGGAGGAAACATGATCGTTGGAATTAATTACCAAGTCGAGTTCGATGAGATTCCTGAGTTGATTGAACGACTAAACGATGAAGCATTTGATATTGCTCAGGATGAACTGGTTGAAGAAATCCACATGGCGACCAAGATGCTTCAAGAAGAAAACTTTGTTAAGTCTTTGGAGTTTCTTGCAAGAGTCCAAGAGGTTCTTGTTAGAATCAACATGAAGGTATCCAACTCAACAGATATCCTCAAGGCTTATACAAAGCAACTGGTTGACCCACAAGAGCCAGAGCAGGATCATGCTCAAATGGGAGCACCACCAGACTTTGCAGAAATGCAAGAAAAGCTAGCGCAGATTAAAGAAAACCTAAAGGAGACAGCAGTTGGAGAACAAGGATAATTTTATTGCTTGGCTCCCACAAGGCTCTTGGCTCTGGCACGCCAGCTCAGGATCACACCAGATGTTAGAATCACCTGGTATCTGTCTTGTTCTGGGCAAAAGCCAGAGCGACTTATATGAAGTTCTTTATGAAGATAGAGTCTGGAGCGTAAGACAAAAATACGTTAAACCTTATAACAAAATGGGAGATGAAAATGATAGTAAAACTAGTTGAAGTATTCTTAACAAATCAACCCTCGCAGGAAAGCAAGACGGGCTACAGCCTAAAGGAAGTATTTATAAACCCAAAGCACGTTACCTTTCTAAGAGAAGACGACCTTTATCAGGCAAAGCTAAGCGCAGGGCTGCTTCCTGAGAATCTGGATAAGCGACAGAGATTTACAAGGATTCACCTTGAGCGAGGCGAAATTGTTGTTGTCGGAGATCCAAGCACGATTAAAGAAAAGCTCAACATTGACAACCGAACACTACTAAAGGGGTGAAACATGATTGATAATCACTATGTCTTGATCACGCAGGGCTCCTGCCCATTCTGTCAGGATGCAATTAAGTTGCTCAAGGAGAAAAACTTAAAGTTTATCTATACAGACATGGAAGGAGCACCAGAGGTCTTGGAACTAACCAAGATGACATCAGGACACAAAACCGTTCCTATTATCTATGAAGTTGTTATCGGGAAAGATATGCAACAGCCAGCACAAAACAATTTTATTGGAGGCTTCGATGAGCTAAAGAAACACTTGGGGGTTGAGGGTGGCGCGTCGTAAGCAAAACGCAATAAGTGCCAATTCTTTGTCGAGCACAAGAAAAGATAAGCAACAATATCTCAATGTTGCTTACAAGATCCTTGTCGAGCAGTGCAAGAAAGAAGAACCAGAAGAAGTGGCAGTTATAACTCTTTGTAGTTATATAAACACTCTCAGGGTCTTAATCAGCATTATCGACAATCTTTTGGAAAAAGAAACTGGCGGCGCAGTTGTCGTGAAAAACACAGAAGTCGCACTTATAAAGTCCTACCTAGACATGCTTGCATTCTACAAAGAAGAAATCAGTACAAAATTTGGCTTAAGTGTCGAACTTCACTGAAAGTTTTACTACTTAATACAAAGGCTAAAACCTACCAATGAAACTTAAAATAAACCATAAAAGGATTATGAAAGAAAATCAAGATCCAATAGGCGAGTTTGAGATTGGCCCAGCACAAAATTGGCCTCCAAAGGTTGCTGTTTTGTTTGATGGCGCTGGCTATGCGCGCTTGGGTCTGGAGGCTGCTGGTTTTGATTGTTATGGCTTTGAACTAAACCCTCTAGCCCACTGGCTTTCAAGCCATCTAGGCAACAAAAACAGATCTATCCTTGCAGATGTAAGAAACGTAGATCTCAGCGGCTTTGATGCTGTCTGGGCCAGCCCTCCCTGCCAGAGATTTTCAGCAGCAACTCAGGGCTCAGGAAACCAGGTTACAGGTAAATATAAAGATGATCTTCTTGAGTGGTCCCTGACTATTCCAGAGAGATATCCAAACATCAGGGTGATTTGGGTTGAGAATGTCTTAACAAGAAAAAAAGAACTTGATACATGGGGCATCAAGTATAATGCCGCACAGTTCTCGGACCAACCTCTTCAGCAGCGCCAGAGAATGATTGGCGGTCAATACCCTCTTCCTAAGACATACAGAGATTATAAGCCTCACTATGTTGAATTAACAGATGTCTCTTGTCCTGCTATCACAGCATCAGAATGGAAGTGGAGCAAGAACGATAAAAGAAGAGCATCACGCTGGTGGTATAAGAAATACGGCAGAAGACCAACTTGGCAGGAGCTTGTAAATTATATGGGCCTGCCAACAGAGTCGATACCTAAAGAATGGTACAGAGGCTTTCAAATCTTCGACATTAAAGACGAAGAAGAAAAGAAAGCCGCTCGCTTAGCTTTTGAAAAAGAAATAGGTTGGGAAGTTGATAACCCTGGTAAGAGATTAACGCCGACACGCTGGAGAAATACTCTTATGCGTGCTGCTGGTAATGGTGTTGTGGTTTCGATGGCTAAGGGTTTGGGTGAGGCTGCTATGAGAGAATTTGAAGCAGCAAAACAAAAACAAGAAGAACTTGATCAAGAGGTAGAATTACCTAATCAAGTCTACAGAAACGGAAGGTGGACAACCGAGCCACCAGAACAAAATAACAATCTACAAGAAACAATGTTCAGACAAGTTGGAAAAGGACTATTCAGAACAAACAAATAGGATAAAAAATGGAAACGCTAGTTATCGTAGCTCTTATTCTGGGATGTTTGGGGTCTTCAATTGGTCTTGGCGTTGCCCTCAGACAATTAGGGGATTAGGAGAAACAAAATGATAACTACACTCAGTGCGCTTGCGTTGATTTCGATTGGACTTATTTACTGCAACGGACTTGAGTGGGTTATACATAAAAAACTTCTCCATGAATGGGGCAAAGCCAAGAACAGCAAATTTAGATTTCATTGGGAACATCACAACTTAACAAAGAAGCATAACGGAATAGATCCAGATTATGAAACACACAGCATAACCAGAGAATCTTATTTTGTCTTGCTTCTTGTCCTGCTTCACTCTCCTATCTTTCTCATTTCCCCCCTATTTTATCTTACAATGGTTGCACATGGTGCATACTATTTATATGTGCATAGAAAATTCCATATGGATTTGCATTGGGCGAAAGTCAGCACCCCCTGGCATTGGGATCATCACATGGGTCCACGAGAATGCGTCGAAGCTAACTGGTGCGTGACTTTTCCTCTTTTCGATTACATTATGGGAACTAGAAAGCCATATTATAATACAAACAGATACTTTATGGATATGGCAAAGAAATCCGTGAGGGCTATAAATGAAAAAGATAATTGAAAGTTGGAATGATTATCTAAATGAAGATAGGATTAACGAAGATAGAATTAGAATATTCTCCACACAATGTAAGTTTGTTCTCAAGAAACCAGAAGGAGCAGCAGCAGTTATTGATGATACCCTGGCTCTTATCAGAGCTATTCCTGATGTCACAGTTGTTAACTCCCTGACTGATAAATTAAGAACCACAGAAAGAAGAGCTTATATTGATTTGGAGTTTAAGTTTGTTCCAAGATCAACTTCAATTAAGAACGATCTTAAAAACATGAGAGAAGAGATCCTCGGCGTCTCCAACCTTGTTCTCTCAGTGAGCCCTACAAGGTTCTTTTTAAAGACTTTAAGGAGAGTTCAGTGAACAAGTGCAGAGCAGGGATTTTGCTTTACAAACAAGAGAATGACGGAATAAAAGTGCTTCTAGGCTTTCCTGGTGGACCAAAATATAAAGACAACGGCTTCTGGCATATCCCAAAAGGCAAAGTCGAAGAAGGCGAAGATTTATTTTCTGCTGCAAAGAGAGAGTTTAATGAAGAAACTGGAATTACCCCAGCAGGCGAGTTTACAGAATTAGGAAGTTGCCCTTACAAAGGCGATACTTGTTATATCTGGGGGATGAAGGGTGATTGGAATCCAGAAGACGGTTTCACAAGCAATACTGTTGTAATGCAGTGGCCTCCCGGCACGGGTAAAATGCATGAGTTTGGAGAATTGTCTGATTTAAGATTCTTTAACATTGAAGATGCAAAGAAGATTATCATGCCAAGACAGAAAGTATTTCTTTCCAATTTGGAAAATAAGCTGAGCCCAGCCAGGCTTAACGAAGTCGAGCCGTTCCAGAGAGCCGTAAAAAAAAAGCATAGAAAAATGAAGTTTAGACTTATTGGCATGGGCGGAAACAAGAAAAGAGAGCGTGGACATAAAAAACCTTCCTTTAAGAGATCTAAGAGTGCCCCACCAGGCTTCGGCGGCTCCTGACTTCACCCCTTTGACAAGCCAATCCAGAAAATTATTCAACTTTTTTCACCTCACCAAACAAAACCTCCTTGACTATTAAAAGGGCGTGAATAATTTTTCTTTATAAGGCAATAGCCTATAAGCATAAGGAGGAATTAATAATGCTTTACAAAAGATTTAACAACCAAACAGTATTTGATGAGTTATTTGGAACTGGTTTTAACAAGAAGACTAGTGTTAGAGAGTTAAAAGATAGATTCCAAATAAAAGTAGTTGCACCTGGGCTAAGAAAGAAAGACTTTAAGATTGATTTTGAAGATGGTCTGATCAAGATTGAATTTAAAAGAGACGCAGATAGAGAAGGTCTGTTTACAAAAGAAAAGTTCTTTAAGTCTTGGATATTGCCAGAAGGAACCGAGCCTGAGCATATCTCAGCATCATATGATGCAGGTGTTCTTTCAATTTCTATTGACAAAACAGAAGCACACAAGCCCAAGACACAAAATATCCCAATCCAGTGAATAAACCCTGGCCCTGCTCTGTCTAAGGGACGTAGGAGGGCAACAAGATGTTCAGCAAAGGTCAGCTCGTCAAGTATCGTGTAGATAGAAAATGGAGCTTCCCAACATTCCATACTAAAAAGAATGAAGCCTGGAAGTTTGAATGCATTGGCGTTCTCTTAGGTGAAAAGCTTCTTACAAACAAAAACCTCAATTCTTATTCAGTCTGCACAGTTTACTGGAGCGACATGAAAATAAGAAAACACTTCTTAATTGAACTGGACCCTATCAATGAATAAGCGTGAATTTGAAAAAGGCGACCTTGTAAGGATACCTCGTCATATTGCGCAGAATGTTTACCTCACTCGTGATGAAGACACAAAATATTTCCAATTTGGTGTTGTTATTAGAACTATCCCCTCTCCCGTCTCTATGACCGCCGAGGTATTTTGGCCACAATTGAAGAAATCTAGTTTTTACTTCTTTCAGCATCTCGTGAGGATTAAATGAGAAAGCATAAATTTAAAAAAGGTGATCTTGTAAGAGTCGGCCAGTTGTACGGAGGGGCTATTTTTAAACAACCCCTCGAAAGTGATGTTGGGATCGTGGTTAATACCGCTCCCCATCCACGCTGGCCACATCTGATATCTGTATACTGGTCTATTTTGCAAAAAGAAGTAGAACTTCAGAGAGTGTATCTGGAGCCCATCAATGAAAAAGCATAGTTTTAAAGAGGGTGATCTTGTAGGAATCCATCCTTCGCATAGGGATTCTATTTTTATAGGACTCCAAGATGATATTGGGGTTGTAGTTGATTCTGAGCCTTGGGGAGGGAGAAATCGTACTTTGTTGCGTATACACTGGGTTGTGCGACAAACAGAGACGCTTATGTCTGGCAACTATTTATGCCCTCTTGCAAAGGAAGAAGGTCATGCATCTTAAAAAAGGAACCTTAGTAAGAATAAGTGAGTATGGCAAGTCAAGACTGACCAAGTACGGGACTCTAAAAAATGTGTTAGAAAAGCCTGATCAAATCGGCGTTGTTATGTCCACAAAAAAGAATGGCTTTTGGCATAGAGTCTTTTGGGTAGAAACACAAAAAGAAGAGAACATGTATAACGGATTTATAGAGAGGGTTGAAACATGAAATATATTATATATCAACAAAGGGGTGAAGAAAAGGTTGCCCTAACCTTCCCAGGCACCAAGGTACAAGCAGAAAATACATTTAATAGAATGTCAAGACTTGGGATTCAGGACATAATTCTTGAAAAGCAGAATAAAGAAAAAACAAAGAAACAAAAAGAAGTAGAGACTTTAAGAAAGAAAGCAAAGAGGGACTTCCAACGCTACCTCAACGAAAAAAGTGTGAATAACCTTGACGACTAGCCTGTCTAAGGGTTGAACGAGGCAAACAACGGAGGAGACGATGACTTTCTATATTATTCAAGATAGAATCAGCGGAGATTATTTAACTGACCCTTCCAAAGGAGAATGGCAGTTCTTTGAATGGGAAGGTTATAATCTTGTGACTTGTGAGATTGAAGAATGCTCTGGACTCTTTTTGACAATCGAAGATGCAATTGAGGAGCTTGAAAATCTTCAAGAGCAAAAAGAATTAAGGATAGATTCCCAGCAAGAAGATCTAAGAGTTCTCAGAATAGAGCCTGAGACAAACTACCGATGGTTTAAGGAGGATATCAATGAAGATTGAAAATGGGGACGAGTTGGACTTGGAAGGCAAATATTGCTGGATTACTGTTGACAGTATATCAATCTTGATTTCCAAGAAGGATGAAGGTGTCTCAGTTTCTCTCTACCCGCTTGATGGTGAGAGTGAAGAAAGTCTGGCAGAGACTTGGCTAACATATGCGGAGGCAGAGTGCAATGAGCGATTATGGCCTGAAGAAGTTTAAAACATTTGCAAAAGCAAACAGGCTGCGACTTGAGAGGTCTGAGGATGGCTTACCTATTGTCGCTGCCCGTGGCAAAAAGTTCCAGGGTTGGCACCTATATGAAGGTTTTGGGGATGATTTCGTCGCTCTGTATATAACCAGGGATACACCCGCGAAACTAAAACACTCAGTTCGTTTTGTTAAAAAACTGGGCCTTACCCTCATACAAGAGGGAGATCTGGAGGCGGTGTTCAAAGTTCCATATAATCAACTCTGGAGAGTAGCAAAGGAACTTAAAATGGTCAAGAAGTCGCCATCAAATCAAAACTTGTCTGGCTTAGCTCAGTACAGGGAAGCCAATATATAGAGTAAAGTTAAGAGGTTGGGTTTATTATTGCGACTCATTGTCTATAATGAGCGTTCCTTCCATATAGGGTATCATACTTTATTATTTTACATGATACCTGGAGGGAGATTAAAAGTAGGCTAGCATGGGACTCACTGCGAAAACTAGTCCTACCCAATCTCACTTTCCCTGAATAAAACCGGAAGCTAGACTGTCTAAGGAACACAACGGGAGGCTGACATGACAACAAGACAAGAGGCAAGCAAGATGGCTCACATCCACAACCTGTCGAGAGATAAAAAAATTAATGGCAAGTCTTTGATCCACGCCCTGAACCAGGCTTTCAAGCGTCACGGTATCATGTGGCAGGAACCCAACAGCGTATTCAAGGGAGATATTGTTGAAGAACTCTTTTCAAGCATGGACTTTTCTTCAAGAGAAAACCCAACGCTTTCTATCGAAGAGTTTTTCGATATTGTAGCAGAAGACCTGCAAGACTATGTGGAGTGAGAAAATGAAAGTTCTTATTGCTTGTGAGGAAAGCCAAGAAGTCACAAAAGCTTTCCGAAGCTTGGGAATAGAGGCATACTCATGTGATGTCCAGCCTTGTTCGGGTGGACACCCTGAGTGGCATATCCAGGGCTGTGCCCTGGAGCAAGCCTATAGTGGCGAGTATAGCCTGATGATTGGGCACCCGCCTTGTACCTTCCTTTCTAAAGCTGGTGCTCGTTGGATGTTTCCAAAGGGCGAGCTTAGTACAGAGAGGTATGAGAAGGCCAAGAAAGCAAAAGAATTTTTTATGAAACTGATGGAAGCTCCAATCGACCACATCGCACTAGAGAACCCAGTGCCTCTAAAGGTTGTGGAGTTGCCCCAGTTCACACAGGCAATTCAGCCTTACCAGTTCGGGCACCCTTTCTCGAAAAAGACCTTGCTCTGGTTGAAGGGGTTGCCGCCCCTGGAGCCGACCAACATTGTAGAGAGACAAGGAACTTATCTTCCTTCTAACACAGGCGGAGCCAAGAGGGGTTTATCAAGCGATCAAGGGGTTAGAAAAGCCCAAGGGTCTAAACTAAAACAACATAGAAGTAAAACATTTTCTGGTATTGCTGAAGCGATGGCAGATCAGTGGTCGAGATTTTTGCTGAATAAACCAGCAGCCTCAACTGTCTAAGGGGTGAGGGCAACAATGGAGGGCAAAATGGGAATCGAGGTTACACTAGACATCACAGATAGTTTGCAGGTTCAAGAATTAATGGAGATCTTGGATGAAAAACAACTCCTTAAAAATATTTGTTTCAATCAGATGACCTTTGAAAGATGTTCTTTCTCCAATGCTACTTTTGAAGAGTCGGACTTTGACTGCGCTTCCTTTAAAGGTGCAATTTTTGAGTTTGCTTATATTGAGGCTCCCGACTTCGGCAACGCCCTATTCAAGGGTGGGGCCTGGGATTCAGCACACTTTATGGATGTTGAGTTTCAAGACTGCCATTTCACAGATACCGACCCGCCCAATAAAAAAGTTGTTATTGACTTGACAAGGGCGAAGGATGACGAGACTTACATCGACTTGACAAAAAGTGAATAAACCAGTTACCTCAACTGTCTAAGGTGTGAGGACAGCAACGGAGGACAATATGAAGATCGAAGAAGAAAAGACTTGGACAATCACTTTTTCTAAGGCTGATATCAACGGCGTGTTGGCGTTCTTCATTAAAGAGGGGCTCCTTCGCGGCGCAGACCTCAGTGGAGCCGACCTTCAAGGAGCCAATTTGGAGGACGCCGACCTCACTGGCGCCAACTTCTCAAGCGCCAACCTCACTGGCGCGAGCTTGGAGCACGCCAACTTGGAGAACGCAGACTTCACAGGGGCGCTACTCGATGGAAGCAAGTTTTGATTGATGATTTATGAGACATGATTCCGAAAATACTCCTTAAAAAATAAACACCATTATTTTTCACCTTCGGAATCACCCTGACCACTTGGGATAAAGTGGCTTTGCACCCATAGCTCAATCGGATAGAGCACCGGCCTTCTAAGCCGTAGGTTCCAGGTTCGAGTCCTGGTGGGTGTGCTGGTTGTGAGACAACAACGGAGGATGAGATGAAAGTCGAAGAAAAAAGAATGTGGACAATTACATTTACCACTGACGAAGTGCAGGAGGTTATCAATCTCCTTGTTGAGGAGAACCTCTTCAGAGGCGTAGACCTAAGTCGCGCAAATCTCTTTGAGGCAAACCTTCATGGCGCAAACCTCAGTTGCGCAATTCTCAGTTGCGCAAACCTCACTGGCGCAGGTCTAAGCGCCGCAGACCTCACCAGCGCAGACCTCCGTGAGGCAAACCTCACCAACGCAAAGCTCACAGACGCCGATATAGAAGAATCGGCTCTGCGACAAGCAAACATTTGTGAATGCGATCCAAGCGATGTCTAGGAACACAATAGGAGACGCCATGAAACTAGGCTATGCCTGCATCAATACAGAGTTGACAGAAAGAGGTGTCTCTTCAAACAGAGGCATGATCAAGCGAACCTTTCAGGCCAAGGGCGTTAACTACGCATCAGAGATCGCCCTTGCAAACGTGAGGGCACTGAAGGAAATTATTCAGTGGAATGCAGATAACGACATTCATGTATACAGAATGTCAAGCCTTTTGTTTCCTTGGATGTCCGAGTATGAGATTCAAGACCTCCCAGATATTGATCTCATCAAGACTACCCTGCTGGCCTGCGGCAAACTTGCCAGACAACACGCCCAGCGCCTCAGTTTTCACCCAGGACCGTACAACGTCCTGTGCAGTCCCAAAGATAATGTCGTAGATAAAACAATAAAAGAACTAAATCAACACAGCGAGATCATGGACTTGATGGGCCTGCCACGCTCGCCATATGCCAAGATAAATATTCACTTGGGTGGCGCATACGGCGACCACGCAGGTTCAATGGCGCGGTTCTGCACCAATTTCCAGCGCCTTGACGAAGGCACCAGGGCTCGCCTCACCGTTGAGAATGACGACAAGCCCTCTATGTATTCCACTAAGATGCTGTATGAAGGTGTCCATAAGGTAATTGGAACACCAATTGTCTTCGACTCGCACCATTTCAGTCTCGGCCCACAAGACCAGACATACGAAGAAGCTTTCTATCTTGCTCGCAAGACTTGGGAAGGCACTGGAGTCAAGCAGATTTGCCATCATTCTAACTCTAGGCGCAAATATGACGACCCAAAGGCCAAGCCTGTCGCACATAGCGACCTTATTCACGAGAGATTCGAGAACTTCGGAGAAGATATTGATCTTGTCTTGGAGGCAAAGAAAAAAGAATTAGCGATCAAACACTATCCAAAAAGCTGAATAAATCGGCAGCCTGCCCTGTCTAAGGTACGAGGCAGCAACAACGGAGGAAACAATGCGACTCAAACTTGGTGATCTCGTAGAACTCAACTACGCAGGGAAAGGTACTCAATGGCTTTATCAAGCAAAAGGAAAGATTGGGGTTTTAACAGAGATGTGTGACAGGCAGCTTTATAAAGAAGGCGCTGCTTATATTTCTTGGATTGATGTTCCCCCTCCTGAATATTGGGGATACCTCAATCTCAACAAAGTGGCTATTCCACTCTACTGCCTCAAGAAAGTAAGGAGAAAGAAGAAATGAAAGTAAAGAATCTAAAGCCTGGGCAGATGTTTTTGCGTGGCCAACAACTATTTCTTAAACTAGATATTGAAGATCCCAGGTTTAGAGATTATTTAACCCTAAACTATGAGATGTGCGAGCCCACGTTTGATATCTCAACTGGGGTGTTCCACCCCTTCTTTTCAGAAGAAGAAGTAATTCCTGTGTCCACGGGTATTGAGATCACAAGGATGGGAGCATGATTTTTTGAGAAAGTGTGAATAAACCTCTCGGCTGAACTGTCTAAGAGGTGATGCTAGCGTAGCTCAACGGTAGAGCAACTGCCTTGTAAGCAGTAGGTTATGGGTTCAAATCCCTTCGCTAGCTTATCAGGGGAATTAGCTCAGTTGGTAGAGCACCGCCTTTGCACGGCGGGTGTCATCGGTTCGAGTCCGATATTCTCCATTCTTGGCCAAGATTCGTTTTTTGTGAATAAACACACCACCTCACCTGTCTAAGGAGTGAGGGCAACACAACAGAGGAGTTAGAAATGTCTGAAAAAACTCTTAACCTTATTCGTGAAAACCAAGTTGTTAACTTTGTTGCAAGCAGGCGAGGACGCAAGGGCGGTAAGATTCAGGCCAATACCTTTGAAGAAGTTGCTGCCCAGGCAGCAGCAAAAGGCTGGACTGGAGATCTCGTGGTATCAAAGATTTTTGTTTCTAATACAAAGTCCACGCCCACGATTTCCAGTGAAGAATCTGGGGTCGCAGTTGCAGAAATGTGAATAAGCACACTTCCACCCCCGTTAGGGCGTGAAACAACAAAGGAAGATAACATGAAACAAAAGCTTTATCTAGTTACTGCTAGTTGTTGGGGCCACCCGTTCCCTGGGGACGGGGACTGGATTGAGTGTTTTGAGACTCGTGAAGAGGCTCAAGACTTCATTGACAGGGCGAAAACCGATGCAGAGGAGTCCAATGAGTATAATTGGGCCAAATACTATTTCAAAGATTTTGGCCACCCGAAGGATGTGGCGTACATCATAGACCTTAAACAATGGATTGAAGGAATAAACCCCCAGCCTCAATCGTTATATTAGCGAACGAGGGGCTGGCAAGCAAAAGAAAATGGTGAATAAAACACCAGCCTCTCCTGTCTAAGGGATGAGGCTGGCAGAGCATCAGTGGCGGAAACGGTAGACGCGCTGGGTTTAGGTTCCAGTGCCCATTTGGGCATGGGGGTTCGAGTCCCCCCTGATGCATGACGCGCCCCCTGACAAGGGCTAGTAGGGGTGGTCCCTCTATGATTGAACTGGACTAGTCATCCAGAATAAAAACTCCTCCTCGGATGAGGCGGGTCGTCAACAGCCCGTTAGTAACGACAAGCGAAGGTAGTAAGAGAGGTTGGGGGTAGGCCCCTGGCCGACAACGGGAAACCCGAAAGGGAGTCTCCTTCGCCAAAACACTTAAATATAAGTGTGCCGTGCAGCGTTACTGTTGACCGTTCGCATCCATAGCTCAGTTGGTCAGAGCCACCCGCTCATAACGGGTTGGTCCTCGGTTCGAGTCCGAGAGGGTCCATAGACTTTAAATAATAGTATGCCGTGGTGGTGGAATCGGTAGACACAGGAGACTTAAAATCTCCCGTCCGTATGGACGTGCGGGTTCGACTCCCGCTCGCGGTATTATCTCATTGCCTATAATGAGCTTTAATGAAAGTAGGCTAGTACCAGTCTTGTATTAAAAGAGGCGACGGCCCATTCAAGGCCCACCCGTGCTCATAGACTTTCTGCTTGTAGCTCAACCAGGTTAGAGCACTGGCCTTATAAGCCAGAGGTTGTGGGTTCGATCCCCACCAGGCAGATTTCTTGAATAAACCAACGACTTGTGCTGTCCAAGGTACGAGACGGCAACAACGGAGGACAAAGTGAAGAAGATTGGGTTCAAGATGAGCGATGAGCGAGAGCAAAACAAAGATGAGCAACAGCAACTTGATCAAGAAATTGGAGAGCTTTATGAAAACTTTCTAAAAGCATTCTATGGAGCTTCCCCTGACTGGCTTGTTGCTTATGATAAAAGCATTCTATGGGCAACTATGTTTGGCACGCAACACAAAAAGCACGAAGCTTGAGAGGTTGAGAATGAGTGACATCCAACAAAGACTTGAAACATTCATTAAACACGACAGACTTACTGATTGGCAGAGAAGTTTTGGCACTAGCCTGCTCGACCAATTCAACCGTAGAGGCTCGCTCTCCCAGCGCCAAATTCAAGTCT